CCCAACAACAGCGCCTGGAGCGATTCAGGCGCATAGGATTTGATTATGAAATTACTGCAAGGCGTTCCCGATTACTGGGAATACATTGATCGTGGTAAACGTGCGCTGGAAGATTCTAAAGACCTCTGGAACGGCGGAAACCCTCTTGCTGGACATTCAGAAGACGGAAAACAAACTTATTTCAAAAAACCTTACGGATATATCGCAGTAGCACTTGCATTTAACATAGCATATGCTATGCTGGTACTCGGAACGGTTAATCGCTGGGTTGAAAAATCTCTTGTATGGCTGGGTACGTTATCCATACGTTTGATACGTCTGTTTTTTGGTGTTGTGATCCTGCTGGTATCATCACCAATTGTCCTGGTTATGCTGACCGTTAATGCAAAAACTGGTGTGAACACCAAATTCGGAAATAAACTGGTAAAAGAAAATGACGAAAAGAATTCTGACAAGGCTTGACATCCACAAATATGCTGTTAAGATAGGTGACATGAAACGCGGTGAGTTCACCAAGTTCGAAGGGGTTGACCTGAAAGAACACGGTTTCTACCTGGTAGTTGATGATAAAACGGGCAAAGTAGTATTTCGTTTCTACGTAGCACCGAATCAACGCCGCAAGACTGGCGCTAACCGTACTCTGTTACGTATCAAACGCCGCGAACACGAACCATCAGCGATGGTTGCCTTGCTGGATAGTGCTTCTCTGTACTTCGTTGCACACGATAAGATTAAAAACCTCTTTGGTTTCTCAAATCTTACTGGTACAATAGCGGAAAGCGCGATTCAGATGCGATTCGGGGATGGTGAGAACTATACTGAATACAACCGTGCTTTAAATGATCTGTTTGACTTTGAATTCCAACCATACTAATTGAGACTATGAATATGAAACTGAATCCTTTTTCTTCTAAAATCCGCTCTGTTGATGAAATCGTTGCAACGTTCGACAAAACTCTGACCGAACTGGAAGCGCGTATTCAACACGACAACGATCAGGTTGCACAGGTTGCAGCAGACCGCAAAGCAGCGGAAGAAGAACATCAGCGCCGCCTGGCTGAACTGGCTACCAAAGAAAGCGACCACACCGAAAGCGCAACCCGTGCCGGACGCATTGCAGACAAGATCCGCAAACTGCTGGATTAACTAAAACTGGGGGCTGAAAAGCCCCATTAAGGAAATTTATGTTTATCATTTCTTCGTACTATGATTCACGTCAACGAGTATCGTTGTCTTCTATTTCCAAAGCACCAAAAGATATAGATGACTTCGGATTGCTTAACTTTGTCAAAAAAGAAATCGACCGCGTTGTTCCAGAAAAATACAGAATTGTTAAAGGATCTGATAGCTTAACTATCGTAAAACTGTATGGCGAAGTCAGTATTCAACATCATGTGCCATTATATCCTCGATGAACAACCTGGTAGCGAAACATGATTTCAACCGCGCTTCTACTCACCGCGATCGCAAGCGAGCACTTAAAGAAGCAAAACGTAAGCAGAAACATAAAGGTAAGTGTGATGAAAACCGCTTTGATTATTCTTGAGGAAATCCCAAAAAACACGGGGCTGTATCTCGTTGAAGCCGACGAAGATATCATTGAAATCCTCAAAACCGCTCACGGACATTATGTGAACGGATGCAACAATACCCCAGAACAGGATCACGCTGTCAATATCGTTAACCTCATGTTAGGGCCGCGTACAGATGACAACCTGGCATGGGCGAGCGAATCCAACGTTCCTCATGAGTATGTCGGGATGTATTATCAGTGCAACGTTGACGATAAAGCGCCACTGATACCGGAAAAACAGATCGATTTAGTAGTTCGAACAGGTTTCTTCCTGTAATGATAAAAAGCCCTTGACTTCGGTTGAGGGCTTTTGTTATATTGGCTTTGTCGAAACGAAACCACTAAGGAGATTCACCATGACTAACCTGACTAAAGTTACCGCGACATATTTCATTTCTTCTGGCGCTAAAAACGCTATGTACACTCTGCGTGTAGAGCGTCGTGGAGGTGAATTCACTTCTGATAACTATATCTGCAACCTGTCTACTGACCCAGATAAAGCGGAAGCGAAAGCGCGTGAATACTTCGATCGCATGGTGGATCGTCTGAACCAAACCGATACTTTCCAGATGGTGTTCCAGGGCTTCGCAGATTTCGATCTGTTTGAACGTCGCGGTAAACTGTCCGTACAGGATACCGAAAACCTGGAACTGCTGGAACAGGGCATCATGCCAATCGGTAAACGTAAAGGTGAAGTGATTGCTGATATGCCGATGTATACGATTCTGTGGTGGGCTGACCAGTGCAAAGAAAACGGCAACGATAGCCCAGTATTTCAGGCTATTTGCTCTTACTGCATGGGTGTAGCACTGGATAAGGATTATATCGCTAAACGTGAAGAAATCCGCGCAGAATGGGAAGCAGAGCGCCAGGCGAAGATCGCAGCAGCACAGCACATCGGGGAAATCGGTAAGCGTATGGAAATGAGCGGTGTTGTTGAGAAAGTGATTTCTCTCGGATATACCCAAGTTTCTTATTACACCGAAGTGGAACGTTTCATGACCAAAATTAACGTAGGTGGTAACGTGGTTATCTACTACGGTAACAAAATTGTTGAAGAGGGTGATATGATTAAATTCAAAGCTACCCCTAAACTTCACAACGAATACAAAGAAGTTAAACAAACAATCGTTCAGCGAGTAAAGGTATTAGAATGACTTATGAAGAAATGTTAAATGTAGTGTGCGCGGGTAAAACCGCGTACCGTCCAACGGTTCCAGATATGATCGTTTTCCGTGAAGGAGATACGATCATTCGTCGGTCACATCGCAAAGTTGAAATCAACCAGGTATTCATTGCCAGTGTTGAAGAACAAAAGGCAACCGACTGGGATATAGTTGCAGAACAGGATCATCATGACGGGTTGCATTGTCTACATTTTATAGAAATGGAAGCATATGGTGTCCGGTTCCATATCAACCAGTGGTGCGGGGATGCGTGATGACACACGAAGAGGCAATGAAAGCCGCTACACGGGGTTTTAAGGTATCCCCTGTAGGCAAGGCTGGGTTCTTTGTATATTACAACGCAGAGGCTGGTTTCCGGCGCATTACGATAGGGAACGTGGGATACTGGAACGATGAATACGTTCCGACACCTTACGAGCTTATGCGGGTATGGGAAATATACGACAAAAGCCCGATGACGAAGATTAAAAACTTCATCAGTCGGGCTTTGAGTAAAAAACTGAAATTATCATCGAATCCTGCCTAAAATTCTAGCGGCCTGATTGCACACGATCATTAACTTCATATCGGTGACTTCGGGCTTCTGCTTATACCATTCCATTAAGATTGATCCTGAATAGTAGTTTTCGAGATTGAAGTAAGGACAACTAAAGGTATAGGCAACCGGAACAAGATCTTTGGTCGGAATATACGGGCTGGCGACGTGTGAAACGTAGTACAGCCCGTTTATATGTCTGTTGTATTCTTCCGATGTTTTGTCTATAGGATAGCCCCCCAAATTTTTCGGATTTATCTGGTGTGGTAACTTCCCTTCATACGCAATTATATCAACAAAATAATTAACATTCTTAGGTCTGAACCCAAAGACTGCCGAAAAATCCGCACCCGTAGTTAAATGCACTATGTTTAACTGTTCAATGGATGCGGATTCAAACTTTTTTGCTTTTTCAACCTCCATCGTCGGAACGTCTATGACGCTCGATGATTTCCAGACTGCGAATAAGTCATCCCACTTGTACCACGTAACAAACATAATGAATATAGTAACGATAAGAACCAATTTAATGAAAAGTTGTTTCCATGTTTTGACTGCCATGATGAACGATATTACCCGTTCAAGCACCGCCAATTTATCTTGTAATAGCGCCATTTTATACCCTCATTCGGGGGATTCCCAACCCCCCGATCATATTTAGATTTATCTTATAGCTACCAATCCTTGCCTTATTTGTCCTACACGAGCGTTAAGATAATTGAACCATACAAAATGTTGAGTCGGATCGATTTTGTAGTTTCTATAACCTGAATCATATCTTCCGGTATCAACGAAGTTGAACACCGCGCCGTCATCAGTAGTGAGTCGGAAGTTTGCAGCAGGACCGTTTTGAATAGTTAATACGCTATATTCGCCATCGAGATAGTTTTGCACTGCAACACAAGTCCCGTAAGCCAGCCCGTTAAAACTACCACCAGGAGTAGCGTTCCAACCAGGTTTAGAATATGGGAAGTTCCAACCCGTCCCCCAACACCCACGATAACGAATACCGTTATAATATCGATCGTAAATTGGAATATAAATGTTATATACCGATTGACCTGCCATTTGAGACATCCAGAAAGGCGCACCGATACGAACAGCACTACCCGCAGCAGACATCCAGCGCTGTCCAGTTTCAGCTACAGCAGATGACCCGATCCAGCCAGGTACTCCAACAATTGCCATAATTTTACCTCTTTAAGAAGGGGCATTACGCCCCTATTTTCCGTTCGATTGCTTCCAGACGTTCACGCAATTCGTTGATTGCGTTGACTAAAAGTGCATTCACACCAGAAGGAGATATTGTTAACATGCCAGTATCTTCATTCTCTTTTACTGCTTCTGGTAATACCTTTTGCAGATCCTGAGCAATAATACCAGCTTCTCGATGCTGTGGTTCTTCATCTTCGACATTCAGTTTCTTATCGTAGATATAACCTTTAAGCTGTTCAACTTTACTGAGTGCATCTTTCAGTTCAACCAGGTTAGATTTCAACCGGATATCTGAACGAATATACACATCGTTAAAGTCACCGTTAACACTAGCATAAATTCCACCAGTGACAGTAAGAGTACCAGCAGCGGTAAAATTGAATTCTCCACCACCAACGTGCATGAGTACCATAGGGGAGTTACTGCCGTTATGCACATCCATAGATGCTAAGTGAGCAACACCCCAGTGAGTCGCTTTCCATATGTTGTATGCCTGATTATATGAATCTGGACAATCAAGCAACAAACCAGCAGGACGATCGCGCCATGCGGCAAACGCACCACCAGTAACAGCACCTCGAATAAGACCTCGTGAATCCCCTGTAGTTGGTTGTCCGGTTGCTCGGATCATACCATCAGCAATCGCAAGAGAATACTGTTGGTTTGATGTACGTAGGTTTACGCTGCCGTTATTCTCTGCATATAATACTGCTTTTTCAGTTCCCGCGTTATCCTTAAACCAAACATGACGGGTTCCGTCAGAACGAATTTCTAGGCCATTACTACCACGAACAATTATGTTGTTCTGTGCGCGTAATGTTCCGTTGGTATAAAGGTCGCCGGAGAATGCTGCCTCAACCACGTTATCGGATCTGCGTTGACTATAGAAATGATAACCAGTACCATCATTGACTTCAAAAACCGCAGCACGAAATTCACCATCACCCCAGTTCCTGATAGTAAACGCACGTTGACTGGCTTCCGCAGATGAAGAGTTACCAAGAGTTAACGTAGTATTATCCAGACGGAACGCCGCGTTTGGAGTAGAAACGCCAATATCACCTAAACGGTTATACAGGCTAACTGTTGCCTGATTACTTGACCCGTATCCGAAATAAGAGTTCAATACTGATGTATCCCTGTTCCAGATCTGGAACATTGCTGATTCGGTATCAGGTTTATAACGGATCTTGAATCCATCATTACCGCGATCAGCCGTAAACGTACCACCAAATACATAACCACCTCTATTAGCACCATCAGCAGTAATTCTTAACTGATAATCCGCATCGGTATCCCCTGTTGCTAATCGGTAATCACCACCCTGAACAGTTTCATGCCATATGGTATCAACAAGACCACCACGGAACCGCCGCAAAAAGTTTTTAGCACCAGCAGCACCAGTAGATAGCATTTCAACTTTAGGTATTGCTTGATCAACTCCATTCATATACAACGGGGTTGAAGAAGATATTCCACCTTTCATGTCAATGTACATCACACCAGCACCACGGAAATAATGATAATATTTCCCATCTTCTAATTTCATACCAAGATGCGTTGCACCGTCACCAACAGCGTTTCCATCAGCGCTTGTATCAAGTCGAACTTGACCATTGTTCACTGGAAGTGAAGCACCGTTAACAAATACCTGACGCGGAACAGTCAAGCCGTTAGCCAGAATAAGAGTGCCATCAGCAGCGAAACGAGATACATATGAACCACCAGTACGAACATACAGGTTCTTACCCGTATCTGCAAACAGCATAGCTAGTTCGTTGCCGTTTGTGTCTTGCATAGTTACGTTACGGTTTCCTGCCCCTTTCGAAATGAGTTCATTCGCGTATAAATTATAGTTAATTGTCGTTGTCATTCCAACAGTAAAAGAGCTACCTGTTAGAGAAACCGCGCCATCATCACCGCTCATTCTAAACTTTGATGTTAACCGACCACTTGCGCCAGTTGTCTTATTTGGTGCTGCATATACTTGAAATTCCATTGCACCAGCACCACTAGGCTTCTGGTTGACAACGTGAGCAGTCAAAATAGCACCCGCAGACGGATCTGAGGTGTTCGACGTTGTGTTTGCCAAAAACGTATACACGCGTGTTTCAGAAGAAGGAAACGGATCAGTAATCGCGTTATTGTCTGAACGAGTAACCAAAAGAACAGGCGCTACAGCAGCAGTATCAGCAACCAGGTTAATACGACGCGGAACAGTCAATTGTGTGTTGTTCTTTAACGTCAGATCGCCTGTCATATCGTCGCCGGACTTTTTGACCTGTGCGTCGTTTGTTACGTTACCCAGACCGATTTCGGCTTTTGTCGGTTTGTCGTTTTCGGTATAGACTTTAAAGCCTTTATACGTTAATGTGTTTCCAGTTGGGAGCAAAGGCAAGTTAGCCTGACTCCATATAGTATTACCACCGATGGTAGTACCCGCTTTTAAATCTGCCATTATTAGATCCTCAAATGCTTTTATGATATTTATAAAAAGAAAAAGCCCCGAAGGGCTTTTAATTAGCGGGATTTAAGTTCCCTGATTTCCTCGCGGAGTTCTTTAATTGCGTTGACAAGCAAGGCAATAACCGCAGTCGGAGAAACCGTTAAGATTTCATTCCTTTCGGTGTCTTCACCAGTTTTAACCGCTTCCGGTAATACTTCGCGCAGTTGTTGTGCAATCAAACCAGCTTCGCGGGACGTAGGTTCACCGCCGACATGATCCGCTTTATCATAGATCACACCTTCCAACAAATCGACTTTATCCAATGCAGATTCGATCTTACTGAGATTACTTTTCAGTCTTTCATCAGAACGAATATAAACATCGTTGAAGTTGCCATTACCAGATGCAGTAAATTGACCGCTACCATCAAAGTGATAATATGCACCGCTTTGGTGAATCAATCGGACGCGAGCTTGTGCGCCATCATTATTTGGAATATGCACATCCATAGCAGCAACATGAGTTGCGTCCCATACGGTAGCTTTCCAGATGTTATATGCTGAGGTAGAACCGTTAGGCATATCGATCTGTAAACCAGAGGAACGCTCACGCCACTGATCCAAACCGCCACCATCAGGAGTACCACGAATCAATGCATAATCTGAACCAGAACAAATGCCCAGGTTCAGAATCATACCCGCTCTAAAATCCCAAGTATTTGATCTGACGTTATTTGTTCTGATATGGTATACACCGTCATTACTTGCAAAGGTTACTGCCTTTTCCGTACCATTAATCATACGATACCAAACTACACTGTTACTGTCAGCATCAAGGAATAGGGTTGATGAACCACCTTGAGAACCGTTAAGAATCATGTTGCCAGAACTTTCAATAGTAAGTAAATTTGCAGAGTCTGTATCACCTGTTGCTAAACGATACGTGCCGCCCTGAACAGTTTCATGCCAGATCTGGTCGCCATTACCACCACGGAAACGACGAAGATAATTCTTCGAACCTGTTGCGGTTATGCTCAATGCAGAAGTACAATAAACATTAGAATTAAGGCCGTCCTGGTTGATTGTCCCTGTTACAACACCTCCTGTATTTTTAAAGAACAAATCATCAATCCATCCAGCAAATCCTCCTTTATTGATATACACGTTTCCGTCATTCGCAAAAACACCACCGCCTTGCGTTTTAAGCGGTTGAGAAATAGGTGCCAGTGTTAAAACACCACTCATGGTATCTCCAGCTTTGTTTACTGCCCCTACTTCTGCCGGAGTTGGCGGAGTAGCAGTATCATAAATCCGTCGCCAACCATTAGCGTCGCCAGCAGACCAAGACCAAGCACCAGGAGAACCAGAACCGCTTCGAATCCATGATGAATTTGTGTCATAGTAAGTTTGAACCAGTGATACACCACTATTCAACGTGCGTCGATATGTCGAAACCTGACCAGAATATGTAGTGTTACCATAAGGCCCATCGATCACGTTACCACCAACTGACAGAACATCGTTCTTTTCGGTTACAACAGCAGCACCAAAACTGTTTCCCTGCATACTGCGAGGAATACCCGTGATATAACGGTTATCGTGGTTTGTCCAATCAGTAGGAGTTACCGTATTAGCAGTAATTGCCCCGCTTACGTTTAACGTGGTTGCGCTCACCGCAGCGAAGGTCGATGATCCGGCTACACGGAAAGAACCTAGTTCAACGGATACCTGTTGATTCGCAGAATCAACAACAAAGGAAGTATTTGTTGTTCCGTTTTTGTATGCGTTCAGATAGATCCTGTTACCACCGTCAGCACGGGCGTTAATATTCAGAGTTGCCAGCGCAACGCCGGAAGCATTAACCCCAGTGATTTGCATAATGCCCTGTTCGGTTGAAGGTGTTCCCGTCACATCAGAACGTTTAAACAATATACCCGGAGCAGCCCCGCCCGTGGTGATATCGACATAACTTTTTGAATACAGCGTGTTCGCTGTTAAGTTAATACCTACGGTCACGCTTTGGTTGAACGTGGTGTTCTTCGCAACAGTACCGCCGTTGATCGTCGAGAGGGCGTTTATATCCTCCGCTGTTGGACGATCGTTTTCGGTGTATACTCTCCACCCTTTATACGTCAATCTGTCGCCAGAGGGCAACAGAGGGAGGTTTGACGCACTCCAGATACCCGCACCACCCAGCGTTGTGCCTAATTTCAAATCAGCCATAAAAATTTCTCCTGTAATGACTGTATTTATGAAAAAGGGGCTTTCGCCCCTTTATCTCACGATTGACAGTTTAACGTCTTTAGCCGATACCGTACCGATGTTTGTGTTGTTTGGATAACGGTATAAACCGAAATCAAACGTAACAGCACCAGCAGGAATAACCCCTTCGTTTTTGTAGAATGAATATACGTTAGGGATCGTACCAACATCGCGCATGTTGATCCCTGAGATATACGTATTATTCGCGTCCCAGAACTGTATTATGATATACGCGCTTTTACCGTTAGTGATTGCGTTCACATCGCGTTTCATTTGGCATTGCATACGAATCGTATCACCAGCTTTTAAGCCATAACTGCTTAGTGATGCTTTCGTTACCGCCGCTTGCTGGGTAGCAGTCCATTCTTTGAACTGGTACTCCGCTGTATTTGTCGAAGTGTATTCAACCGGATCAGAAACAATATAATCAAGTTCAGCAAAGTTATGCGAAATGATTTTCTTATCACTTGCAACACCAGTAGGCGAAACGGGTAGAGAAAGCAATTTATCAATCGGGTTCTCATTTCCGCTTGCGTCCACTTCGGAAAGTGTCTGCATTCGAACACCGTTCACACCAAGCGCAGCACCATTCCGGTTTATTTCTTCGCGAGGTACTTTTGTGATCTGGACGTTGCGACATTGCGCCAGCCTCACTTTAACGGTAGACGGATAATGATATACCTGCGAACCCATTTTGGTGTTTACTGGATCTGACGGAACAGTGAAATATCCTGATAATGAATGCCACTGATCGGGGGCTAATCCAGTTGTTCGAAGAATGGTTGATGTGATCCATTGTCCGGTACTGTTTTCAGTCCACATATACAGGTGAACTTCCCCCCCTGCATCACGAAGTTCTTGCGAACAATATAGTTCACCCGTGAATTTGAAGATATCGCCCAGAAAAACATCACTACCAACAATCCACGTCCCGTAAGAGTGGAAGCCATAAAGATCCCCGCTATTCTGGTATGTCTGGTATGTCTGGACATCATCGACCATTCTTTCTGGAATACCAGTTACCCCGATATCACTGAATTCATCAAACACAACTTCAACAAAACTCGTCGTATTGTCTTTCAGGCTACCAGCACCACCGACAAAGTTTTCCATGCAAATCTTTTTCATCGTAGATGAATAGATAGCTGAATAGGATGAACGGTGAGAATAATTGGTTGTGGTGATCGGGATATTAAAGAACCGAGTTTCAGGCCACGCAACAGAACCTATTTTCCTCATTGTTGCTAAAAAGTCATCGTCACTTTTGATAGCATCGAAAGTATAAAAACACACAATTCTGTTCGCTGGAAGTGAATTCAGGTAGTCTTTAATCGCATTCCCGTTCGTAGCAGGATCACCATACATATCGAATGCTTTGTAATCCAATAATGCTAAAGTTGTTCCATCAATGACAGCCAGGTTAATTCCGCGAGCAGCTTGTGTTCGTCTGTTTATAATATCAGCCCCGTTAATAGATACCTCAACCGAGTTGACCGCAGAATCGTTATTCGTTCCACGGACAACAAGGCGATATTTCACGGCGTTTGCTTCTGAAAACACATTCGCCGTGAAACTATCAGGGCCGAATAACGCCATAAATTCGTTATTCGCCATTTAAATTATTCCTCCCACACAAATTCACAAGTCTTAGTTGTTGGATTTGCGAAGATTTTTACGTTTCCGATTTTGATGTAATCACGAACAACCAGAGTATCTACAGTTGAACCCGCAACCGCAACCGCCCCAATTTCTGCCGGAGTTGGTTTACGACCTGCATGATAGATCAGGTTTCCGTTGATCATCGCTTTGTTGTAATCGGTGATATTGATATTGAATTCAGTCAATACCTTATCGTCAATGCCAGTTAAGCGCATCTTCTGGACGTTACCAGAGAAATCACCCGCCTGAACATGTGCCGTACCGCTCACACTGGTAAAGCGTCCACCCGTGCCGTTTACGCTAACTGACAGCGCACCAGTCATAGTATCACCCGCTGTATTGACATAGGTACTGTCAAGATGCTGGGTAAAGTTTCGGGTGTTGATCACGGTTGCAGTGGTTGTCCCGTTATCGTTACTGATTGTTACACCGTTCCAACCGTTAGTTGCAGCGGTTCGTAATTGTACCGTAGGAGTCGCATCACTTGCAACAAACAGATCACCAGCAGTGTTGATGTTAGCCAGGGCTTTACCATTCAGGCGAATGTTCGTACCGTAGTACGCCAGAGCACCGTTACTGATATCACCTACAGTCAGAACATCAACCAGATCCGTTGTACCTGTTGCCAGTCGATACACGCTTGCCTGAACAGTTTCATGCCAGGTAGTATCCGTCACACCGCCACGGAAGGTACGAAGCAAGTTTTTAGTTCCAGCGGTTGCCGTACTCAAAACAGTATTAGCATAAACCGTGTTTGCTTTCGCAGACTGGTTAATGTTATTGTTTGTTGTTACGGTGTTGTTAACAGTTACCGCAGCGTTAGCCGTCAGAGTCCCGTTAGTTGTTACATTACCAACAAAGTTGCTTGTACCGTTGAACGTGTTGTTGCCCGTTACGGTTTGATCCGCATCACGACGCATCCAGCTTGCAGCTACCACACCGCCCAGACTCAAGCTATTCTGTGCTGTTGCCATTTTCGGTAAGAAGTTTTGCAGAGCAAAGTTCAGACCGCGAGGCGATACAGCGTAGAAATCTTCCAGATAGCTATCTACAGGCTGAGTAGAACCAACCAGATTATCACCGATGAACGTATTCGATTTGGTAGTGATAAACACCGCACCACGGCGCAATGTTGTAGCACCCCAAGCCGGATCAGTACCGTTCAAGAACTGCATGGTAGCCGGAGTAATTGCCAAGTTAGTAGCAGTACCCGCACCCGCTTCCGCGTTAGTCGCACAACGAATAATACCTTCGGCGGTATCCGTCGCTTTCTTCGCTTGCAGTTTTTTAGGCGTAATGAACACGGTATCCAGAGTACCCGCATCAGTTTCACCCTGAGTCGCAACACGTAAAGTACCGCGCTGTGTTTCAGTAGCAGACGCAATCCCCAGGTTAACCGTTGTCCAGATAGTACCGGATTGAGTCAAACCATCATCAGTTGCAACCGCAATATGTCCAGTAACATCGAAGAACTCTTTCAGTTTCACCGGAACAACCGCTTTATTGGTTACTGTCCCTGCTGCAATTTCGGAAGTGCTTGCCAGCGCGATAATACCATCAAGGGCTTCTGTTGCTTTGCGATCATTCAGTTTCTTCGGAGTAACCGCCCGTAAATCATCGGTTCCCGTGTTCGTTTCTGCCTGAGTTGCAATTTCAATCAAACCGATACGCGTTTCTGTTGCTGTCTTACGGTGAAGCATTTCGGGAGTGACTACGATCGGCATGGTAGCAGATCCAGCAGCAGCGCCCGTAATAACTTCGTTTTCCGTTGCCAGAACAACTAAACCTTTCGATTTTTCGGTCGCCGTCTTCTCGTTCAACGATTTAGGAGTGATCAGATCAACACCGTTGTTGAAGTTGTAGACGTTAGTCCCTGCATCCCCACGTAAAGCCCCCTCCGCTGTCGTAGCACCCGTTGTGACAAGTTTTCCGATACCTGCTAAGGTTTCGCTTGCACGACGCGTATCGAGCTTCTTAGGCGTTATTGCGGTAGTGTCATCAGTACCCGCGTTTGTTTCTGCCTGGGTTGCGATTTCCAGCACACCGCGACGATCTTCCGTTGCTGTACGTTCGTTTAGCTTTTTAGGCGTTACGATTACGTCATCCAAGAAAGTAGCCGTTGTGTTCTGGTTAACTTCTGCTGTCGTTGCGAGTCGAGCAATACCACGACGCGTTTCAGTAGCGGTTTTATTCGCCAGTGTGCGCGGGGTTACTGCCAGTTCATCAGACGGTAAATCTTCCAAGTTTTTGTTTACTTCTGCTTGTGTAGCCAGCGCGATCACACCCAGACGAGAACGGTTTGTTGGATCGACACGTTCAATGATTGGGCGATATTGTGCAACTACCCATTCTTTCGTAGCTTTCAGATACGACAATTCCATGTATGGAAGGTAGTCAGTATCGGCGTTGAAAGTCAGAGTGTCAACACTGAACCAATCATTAGGCGGATAATCCTTACGCTGTGGGAACTGCATCATGTTTTTGTTGGTGCGGATCGTTTCACCGGAACCATCTTTAACCTTGATCGTACAGTTCTGCGTTTTACCCATCATGTACATACTGATGTACACGCGATCCCCTTCTGCAACATCTTGCGGGAGGGTTAATGTTACGTTACGTACTGTAGGAGGGTTCCCAGCAATAGGAGTAACGAAAACATAATCATTCGGGAGCATGTTCAGGTCGTCACTGATACGACGCAGACGAACGCGGTTATCCCCATCATAGACAACCCAGCGGTTGTTAGTCTGATCAAAGATAAACACACCATAACCTGAACGCTGTGAAGCAACAGAGGTTACGCCGTTAATGCTATCATAAGTGATAGTGTGACCGCTACCAGGATATACCTGTAAAGTTGCAACGTTTACCGAACTGAGTTTATCGAGATCGTAGGTAGTGATAGAGTCACCATCGTTTGCATATTTCGGCAATTGAAGAGTGATTTTACCAGTACCGCTATTACGAAACGTTGTCATACCCGCTTGTAGTTGGAAAGAACCCGCGCCTGTTGCGTTCACAAACTGCGAATCGCGGTTATCACGCATTTCAGCAACACGCCATAAGTTACCGTTAAAGATAAACGCTACGGTCATGTATGGGTGAGTCAGACGATAAGAGCTTGACTGAATATCACGCAAACGGATCTGTCGGGTGTTTGAACGAACCAACAGGTTGTTTACACCTGCAAGACCGCCACCGTCTTTAATGGTGATAATATCACCCTCAACAGGGGAATCTGGCAGAATATAGGTCAGTTCAGAGAAACGACCATCAGCCATTAAGTACGTGCCGGACTCAATAGGGAGACCGTCAGCGCTGGTTACGTTGTTATATACCCATTTTGGATCGTTACGGGTTGAGATCCATTTTGTTTCATCGAAAGCACCCGCTGGTGATGGAATATCTGCGCGAGCGTACCAAATACGACGCGCGTACATGATAGCCATAAACGCAGCATAACCACGGGTAGAATCGTATTGTTGGATCGTGTTAAATTCGTTAAAAAAGTCAACGTTCACGCCGTCGCTCAACACAGAGCGGGATGCTTTACCAACGTTGATAACTTTTTCGCCAGCAGCATCAAGGCCACTTGTGGCGCGGAATGATTTAGCTACCATTATCGTTTTCCTTTATCTTATTCAATACTGATATTTATAAACAAAAAAGGCGACCTCAAGTCGCCTTTTTCTCACGGTAATTGTTCAACCAATCTTTAACAATCGCGTGATGAAGAGGATCTGCAAAATCAAGTTTATGTTTCTTCTTGTACCAGTTGAAAGCATTAATTTCTTGTGCTGTCATCTGGAAAAGAGACTGAAATGATTTGCGTTGCCTTTTCGTTTGAACTGCTTCTGTGGTTTCGATAATGGCATCAGGAAAATATTTTTCCTTCATGTATTTCGCTAACCGCATATCAGGCACAAATAAATTAATCTTTCTTTTGCTGTTGTTGTGTCGGATATCAGAACGAGCGCATAACTGAAAGGCTGGTTCGTAATATTTACTGACAACATAGGCATCAACTAATTCTTCCTCTTCGAGTCCAGAGGACACCGCAACCGCTCGCAACATTTGACGAAGCCAGGGTAACGGGTTGTAACTGAATAATGCTACCACGTTAGTATAACTTGAATAGAAGTTCAATCCGTGCGAGTTATACGGGATTTCTTGTCCCTCGCTAAACTTCGATCGATACGTGTTGGTGCAGTAGATGAACTGTTCGCCCCCTAGAAGCGCCTCCACGCGTTTTTTAATCTGGGTGTATACTGTCGTCCCAGATTGAGAGAGATCGCCCGTATAACGCGAATAATCCCCCTCTGCGAGCACATGTATATGTATGCGTCCCGTGTTTTTGTATTGCTTAAAATCAACCAGCTTTTGGAGCGGTGATTCTTCGAACTCCACATCATGAAACGTTTTCAGGATCTTGCCCGTAATCGTGTCTTTGATGTTGGATGAAGCAATGGTTACATTTTTGAACTTCCACTGGCTTACGTCATGATCCTCTACGAAGTAACAGACATATCCCGAATCGCTACATTGCATCTTCACCGGAATAGCCCCTAACAGAGCGCGGTAAAGCGGGAACATCTTCATTGCGATATCATCACGTTTACGAAGCCCATCATAGGCTAATCGTGTAACCAGTTCTCGTTTTTCTTCGTCAAGTTTTAAATCAACGATATCATCGGCATTGCAACTAAACGGCAAGCAAATCTCGCGTATGTGCTTGATATTGCTATTAAATCGCAGACTTTCGAACGCAACCAAATCAGGAACTTCGTCAATGTACAGGGAAAAATCCTTATACAAATCAAAGTCATCAATGTTTTTCAGTGCTGCATGAGTGATGAAAATCACATCGTAATCATTGACTACTTCACGCAGCGCATCGTTATTGGTTCTTTTGGTTCGGTGATCCGTGTCCACAATCACCGCTCGTTTCCCTTTTACCTGGTTGATGTAATAGTCATAAGACTGTTTTGATAACATCATGGAAATCGAAGCGATGATTGCTTTTTCGCCCGTTTGATTGATATGGTTCAGAATCGCCTTTGTTTTACCACTTGACGGAACACATTCAATCGTATTAAAGATCATTTATTCTTAGCGTATTTCTTCTGGTATTTCTTGATTGCTTCGTCGGTGATCTGTGTTGGCATTTGACGCGGTTTCTTCGGTTTCAGTGGTTCTACACCGAAGATTTCAACGCCGTAATGTTTCAGAATCATTGCAACGATTTCCTGACGAATGAAGTTGCGGCTAACCTTTTCAGGGAATTGATCTTTAATCTGCTTGTGAAGACGATCTTCGAGCGCGTCCAGGTGAGTAGGAGTGATGATCGCGGTTTTATCACGTTCAACAAATTTCTCCATATATTCCATCGTTTCAGCATGAACAGCATTTGCAGCAGGGAGTAAAATTTCACGGCTCATTTAATCACCAATAAGTTGTTTCAGTTGCAGATAACCGCCGATAAGTTTGTTATCGACAAAAATACGCGGGTATTGAAACGCTAAACTACGTTGCCTTACCCGTTTTGCTAACTCTTCGATACGTGGGCGATCGTATTCAAAGCCCAGATCGTTTTTCGCTTCTTTCAGAACGGGATAAAATGTATATTCTATCCCTTTTTCTGTCAACAGCTTTTGTGCTTGTATACACCCGTAACAGTTATGAAGACTTTCGGGGATTCCGTATATTTCGACTTTCATTCTTCTTCCCGTATGGTTTGAGATCCTGCAAAATTCGCTTTTTCTCTTTGCCTAACAGTTTTTCGATATTCTCAACAGCGGTTAACTGTGTATGCAAATCGAACAGATTTGCGATCTGGTCTTCCTGTATATTCAGTTCTGATTCCATGTTGATTTGATAGATGCTACCACCACTGAAAACATGTTGCAAGGCGAAACGAAGCATTGCATCAGATTTACGTACTGGCATCGGTGCGATGCTCAACGTTTCCAGGTTAGCCCCGAATGATGGATCGATGCGGAGATCGCGCATAGGATTTTCCTGTACAGGGCGATACGTGAATTTAGGGATCTCCATCAGACGCAGATCCGATCCGGCAACACCAGCGGAAACCTCTTCCGGCGTAGCAATACGCATAACGTTTTCAGCCTCTACACCTTTACCCAGATTAACTTCTTCTGGTTCTTCTGGGGTGAATTCACCATCTTCCGGCGTTACTTCCTTGAACCATTTCCATAATGATGCAGGGAGTTCATATTCGTAGCCACCGTCCATGATAAATGCGCGGTCTTCGAACTCACCGATCGAGGTACGATCAATCGTCACATAACCTTTTTCACGAATGATGTTTGCGATACCTGTTTTCCAGGTTTTCTCTGCAAAGATTTCAGGGGATACGGTTAAACCGTAAGTTTTTCCAGCGAATAATTCCATAATTACCTCAAATAAAAAAGGGGATGCTCACAAGCACCCCCGAATTATATTACTTACTTGCCAGTAGTGCAAGTTTTGCAGCGGCTTCGCGAACTGCGCGAGCTTTCTGTGTGACAACTTCGATCGCTTTCTGGTGTTCTGCCAGTGCGTCTTCTACTGCCTGTGCAGCTTCGATGATCTCTTTGTCGCGTTGCTGTTTGGCAATATCAACGGTCTGAACCGCTGGGGTATCTGCCTGAACTGTGCCAGTACCGAGTTCACGGAAGAACTTACGCTCACGATGTATTACAAACGGGAGGCTACGATCTTGTGATATAGTTGCGTCACCGTCGCCGTCAACAGTAACAAACACCAGAACGCCGTTGTTGTTTTTGATGTGTTGCACAATGCGTTTGTTTGCAGTGTGCGAGCGCAGGAAACCAGCTTCATCTACCAGAACATACGGACGGTTTGCAACAAAGTTACCAGGCATCGCTTCAACCGTTGCTGGCTGTGGTGCAGCAGGTTTTGCAACTGGTTCGATTGTCTGAGCGAGGTTAACGCCGCCGTCAAGTTCGGAATCCAGATCCGGTTTAGCTGGTACAGGAGCAGCGGACGGTTTGCCTACTGGTTTTGGTTTTTTAGCGCGTTTTGGCGCTGGGGCTTTAGCCGGAGCAACTTCTGTGAAGTATTTCGCTTCCCATGCACGAAGGGTGTTCATAGCAACACCTGCCGGAGCATTGAAGGTGTAGCGATCACCGTTACGGCTTGCGATGTTTACAACACCGTTCAGCAATTGGTGGATCTGTTTTGATTGAACACTGTTCGCAATGTTTTTGCCGTTGTCAGTGAAACCTTCGACATCAACCAGCTTGTAATCTTTACCAGTTTCGAAGCGGGTTTCTTTGGTTCTCACCGTCCACGGATGTGAACCGCTTCCTTTGGTGATGTTTTTCAGCGGGATCGACCACTTCCAGCAATAGTCACGGGCTTCTTTACGGGTTTTGAAATTCAGGATCATGATATTATCTCTCAATTGGGTTAAATTTATGCTACGTGGATATCTTAACAGAACCACAAACCAGGTCAAGCGATATTTTTAATTTCTATCGAATTCTTTTTGAACTCAATCATTCGCTGATTATCCGAACCGCGAAACGGTTTCTTAGTCGGTAGATCCTTTTCGTACCGTCCATCGATCAGAACATCTATGAATGGTAGCAGCTTAGAGCGTTCTGTATCGCCCTGTAAGGCTTCGAGGGTGTAACCCGTCCAAACCCACACATCTTTATCAGGGAACGTCGCACGGACGCGCTGGAGCAGTTTTAAGAGCTTCGGATGATTGGTGCGGTAAAACGGATCGCCGCCTGTAAGCGTCAACCCGTCCACATGGGGATTTGAAAGGAGTTTAATCAACTCGTTTTCAGTCTCTTCGGTGTATGGTGTACCGTTGCGGGGATTCCATGTACTACGGTTATAGCAACCTTCGCATTTATGATTGCAGCCAGTGACAAACAACACTACACGGATTCCTTTACCGTTGACCATATCCATGTTGTAGATGCGGTCAAAGTTCATCAGCCTTTTGCCTCTGGGAACAGATTGTTCAGCGTATGGGTGTCTAATTTCAGTTGAATCATTTTATAGTGCCTTTCTTCTCAAGGATCAGTTCTTTGATCCGTTCCACGATTACGGCGTATTCCCAGTTGGCTAACTTCTGGGTATCACACCACTGTTGAAAATCCTTCATTGCTTTTACGTGACCTTCTTTCCAGTAAGTCACCGCGATTTCGTTACAAAGATTTTCAGTAGCAGTATTTTTGATTTTCATGATTTAGCCCCTATAGTTTGTTGTCTACAGGGGCATATTATAACATCATTCGTCGTCCGTCAACTCTTTTTTGAATCCGACATAATAAGCATCCGAACCGTTCCATGTGGAGGCATTAACGCTACCCAACAGAACACGACAAGGCATATGTTTAAGTGCAGACTCTACCACCTGGGATACTGAATCCAGCGGATTGCTACCAGATACCCAGCGGAGAAGATGACGATCATCACTGTTAATCGGATCGACGAATTCAAAACGAATACCGCTTTCAATCAGTTCATGTAGAAGAAAGTTAATCGCTTTGCACTGCGTTTTGTTAATCAGCATAAATCACCTACCAGATCTTTATCAATTTTGGTGTATGTGAGCGCCGGATCATACTTCTCCAGCACGTTCTTTTTGCACGAATGTTCTTTCCGTCATAGCCTACAGCCTGGGAAATGTAGTAGTGCTTAGTTTCGCGCAAGCACTCCATCCATTCTTGTGTTCCGGTTTTGTTGCGAATTCTCGCCTTTAATGGAAACATCATTCACCCCGCAGAACTTTCAGTTCACCAGATAAACGCTGTAGATTGGCGGTTGCGGTATCGTAACGTTTTTCGGTGTCTTTCAGGGTAGTTTCCCGCGCCTTACGCAAGAATTTTTCCAGATCACCTGGTTTCGTCACCAGCTTACCATCTACGTAAATTCGTCCCAGTAGGTGAGAACAATCCAGTAGTTGTTGTGCGTCGGCTTTTTCGACAGCAGGTTTAAGCGCGACAAACTTTTTAAAGAAACCGCGATCCTCGTTATCGAACAGATACGAATCTTCGGAATACCAGGTTGTGCCATTGGCATCAACGATCCCACTAACACCTTTCCGGTTGCAGTGCGTTACCTTGATTGGAAACACAACAGATGAAAGTTGATTAGGCGATAGAGGACTACCACGCAAAGCTAAATTGCGGTACACAGTCCCAAAACTTTCTTCATCGCGAAATTCAAAATAGTCTTTTGTCCAGTACATCATTTTTCAATACCTCATAGTTTCGGTATGTGCAATATAACAAAAGCCCCTCACTTTCGCAAGGGGCTTTTTGATTAATTTTGATGCTTAGTTCGGTGCATCATTTCTTTGTTCTTACCTTCGTTGAATCCACGAACAGCAGGAGCACCCAGATAACCGCATGTACGGCGCGTGACGCTCATTTTAGCCGGATCGTGATTACCGCAGTGTTTGCAGTGGAAACCGTCTTCTGTAGGCGTGAACTCGTCATCAGAGCCACATACAAAGCACTTATCGACCGGAAGGTTAGTCCCGAAATAGTCCAGTTTATCCATCGCATAATCCCAGACTTTTTCCAGGGCTTGCAGGTTGTTTTTCATATCAGGGAATTCAACATAACTGATATGACCAGCAGTAGCGATGTAATGATAATCGGCTTCATAGTCGATTTTCTCGAACGGTGTTACCTTGCGGTCAACGTCCAGATGGAAACTGTTTGTATACCAGCCTTTATCCGTGACCCCTTTGATGCTTCCGAACTTCTCAAAGTCCAGCTTACAGAAGCGATGGCAGAGAGATTCCGCTGGGGTTGAATACAGACTGAATCCATACCCAGTTTCGGCTTTCCAGCGTTCAGTTTTGTTTTTCAGGTGTTCCAGAACGTGTTTACCGAAGTTCTGGGAGCCAACGCGATCGAATGGATGTTGACCGGAGCCAAACATCAACAGCGTTTCATGCAGCCCGATATAGCCCAGACTGATAGAACTACGCCCATTTTTGAACAGTTCCAGAATTTCATCATCCGGTTTCAGGCGTACACCAAACGCACCTTCTGTGTACAGGATCGGGGCTACACTGGCTTTAACACCGCGTAGGCTTTCGATACGAGTCATCAGAGCATCGTAACAAAGATCCAGACGTTCATCAAGGATACGCCAAAATGCATCGTGTGCGTCTTCTTCTTCCTGTGCTTCGGCTTCGATCGCAATACGTGGGAGGTTGATTGTCACCACACCCAGATTATTACGTCCATCCAGAATTTCATTACCGTTATCATCATGCCACACGCTAAGGAAACTGCGACAACCCATAGGAGATACAGGAACGCTAGAACCAGTAATAGCGCGGTTATTAGCTGAACTAATGATATCTGGGTACATGCGTTTCGAAGCACATTCAAGGGCAAGTTGTTTGATGTCATAGTTCTGATCCTCTGGATCAAGGTTGATTCCTTTTTCCATGAACATAACCAGTTTAGGGAATACCGGAGTGATACCCTCTTTACCCAGGCCGCGAATACGATTTTTCAGAATCGCTTTCTGGATCATGCGTTCATAGTCGCTTGTACCAGTACCGAAAGTGATGGTAACAAACGGGGTTTGCCCGTTGGCAGTATGCAGGGTATTCACTTCATACTCATAGGACTGGAACGCATCGAATACATCTTTTTCGGTCTTCTCGATTGCATACACATAATCGTTATAGTGTTCGATACCATAATGTTCAGCATCGCGCAGATGTTTGAAGAATGTCATTTCTACGTATGGAGCCAGCACTTTATCAACGTTCGCAAAGGTTGTCCCGCCGTACTGGTGAGAGGCAATCTGTGCGGTGATCTGCGCCATGAGAGCGGTAGCAACACCGATCGATTTAGGCGGTTCAATGTCCGCGTTACCCATCTTGAAACCGTTCTCAAGCATACCTTTCAGGTCAACCAGACAGCAGTTAGTGTAAGGGGTGAACGGGCTATAGTCCAGATCGTGATAATGGATGTCGCCGGAGTCATGCGCTTCTACGATATGTTTCGGAAGGATATGATTACGGGCGAAATGCTTCGCTACAATACCCGCCAGCAAATCACGCTGTGTAGGGAATACCCGTGCGTCTTTGTTTGCGTTCTCGTTGGTGATCTCTTTGTTGGACAGATTCACCATGCCGGAGATATCTTTGAACAGCTTACTTTTCTGTTCACGGGCAATATCGCGATCGTGGCGATATTCGATGTATGCACGGGCGACCGCTGGGTTCGTTTTCATCAGGGATTCTTCAACGAGTTCCTGGATACGGGCGATCTTCATTGCGCTACCATCGCGGATCTGATTGTACTGAACCAGCATGATTGCGGCATCAGCATCCGTCATAGTTCCGCCAGCTTTTTCTACAGCAATACGGATTTTTTCTTTATCAAAATCAACGGTTTTGCCGTCGCGTTTTTCTACTTTCATTTCATTGCCTTTAGATAGGATATGTATTGTTCAAGCCACAGAATAACAGATTCTTTCGAATCATGCAATACAGCAAGATCTGGAACAAGACCACGAAAACTGTTTTCTGTTATCTTAGAAACAGATTCAACACGACAAGATTCAACATAGTTAATAGTTGATAACCGTTTCTTATAAAGAGTCCTGGATTCAGGAACCATTTTCTTATAGATCCCTTTTTTACATAGAGAAGTAGCAGCACCTCGTTTCAATCCATTAGCTCTTTCACATTCAGACACAGACGAGAATTTATTACCTTTATCATCTTCGATGACATAGTTCTTTCTTCTGACTTCTGGCAATAATGTCCAATCACCCACACTATCAGTAGAACCTTTCAACAAATTTGTCAAGTGTCCCGATTCTATATTATGCTGTCGCGCAAATTCATTTTGATTAACAACTTCAACAACTTCATCAGTTTTTGTATTATAAAGTTTATATTTGCTAACAACACAGACAACAGACAACTTTTCTAATCTACTTCTTCCGAACTGCCAACCTTGCTGTAAATGTGATTCTACTTCATCAGGGTTAACATATTTCGTTTTACTACCAACTCGATACATTACGGGCCACGATGTGTGTTCATTCCCTTTATCGAAATGCATGTACCTTTCGATGTCTTCATAAGTCAAATCATCAAAACAGTTAGGATTAAAATGACCACCGATTTGCTTGTTCAACCATTCAGGATTTCGGAGAACATCGTTAGAGAATTGCATTTCAGCCTCTGCTAACAAAGTTTTACCCCATGAATCATACCAACCAACAATCAAATAATCTTTAGGTTGTATTCCACTGGAAATCATATCATTAACTTCTTTCGATGATGATGTATACGTTTTCCAGTCCGATTCTTCAAAACCCTTTCGGGGGCCGCGCTTAAACGAAGATGGAGGAACTTTTATACGTTTCCATATCTTTTTAGCCCCCACGTATTTTTTACCATTTTCAAATGTAATTACGTAGACAAATCCCAAGTAATTACTAATGTCAACATCCTTTAGAGTTTTCCAGTGTCCGTAATCTTGCATAATTATCCCCTCAATAATAAGTAAAGATATTTATCACAGGGTGCGGACATACTCACGAAGTTGGTCGAACCCGCCAATGTGTTTCCCATCGTGGAAAATCTGAGGCATTGACATTTTGCGCGTACCCGTCAGGGCTTCGAGTTCATCAATCACAGATTCATTCAGGATCGGTTTGCCGTCTTCGCCTTTGGAATCAGCAACAGATAAGAATTCATATTCATGTTTCTTTGCGTCCAACAGTCGTTTCGAGTTCAGGCACGGAGCGCAATTGTATACGGAAGGGATATAGCCATAAATTTTAAACATGTTAACCTACATTAAATCATCTAGTGTTTGTGGGAATGTATTTACTTCTCGTTTCTGGTAGTTGCACACGTACACCTCCTGTGTTTTGTTTTGCTCATAGGATTCTGTGTGTTGCCCTAACAGATACTTTTTATCCAGGTTATGAACGGTGTATTTCTTCATCCATTCAATCAGGATATCGTTTTGTTTTCCGGCATGGTGAGTCACGTTAGACAAACCAAACCAAATGCCCCGCTCATGCAGGGAGTCAAGGAAAGCATATAACTCGCGTTCGCGATCTGCGTTCCAGAATTTGTTATACACCGCATCAGTGATTAGATACGGAGGATCGCAATAAACAAAATCGTTATCGTTGATTTCAATATCAGAGTATGAACCAGAACGAAATTCAATTCCTGTCACATTCTTTTTGAAATGTTCGAAACGTTTTTCTGTCATAAAGTTGAGGGTTCGTTTTCCTACAGCAGCGTTAAAATCGCCTTTGTCGTTTGTCCGGTTAACGTTGCTGAATGAATGCAGGATCAGGACATAGAGCCATAACGGATCTTTGTTCTGGTTGTATTCATCACGGAATTTCAAATACTCTTCTTTCTTGTCTTTCCCCAGCCCCTTTGATGCAATCAATTCTCGCACCGGAGACAGGTCAGGAAGCGTTTTAAGACGCTCATACATATCAATCAGCGTCTTATCGTAATCGTTGCTTAGAACGGGTTTGGGGACGTTTAGCGACACACTCAATCCACCACAAAAACAATCAACGAATCGATGATAATGTCTGCGATCTGGAAAGAGTTCAAACAACTTAGGCAATAAATTCTGCTTGTTGCCCGTGTAAGGTATTACACCCAAATAATTCATAGTTCACTAAGCCCTTTTTCAAATAAAGCGATTGTATCGTATTTGTATCCACGATTTATGATGAAGCAATGATTTTCTCCCAATTTCTCCAGCATTGCAACCGCCTTATGTTCATCTTTCTTATCTTTCAGGAGATAGGCTATACGCACGATCTCTTTTAGTGTTGCGTTATCCACCTGTTCCAACTTGAACCCATACCCAACTAACTTACAAAAAAGCCCCTTGCGAGCAACAAGGGGCTGATTGTTATAGAAGATTACAGATCCGTTATCGTTGGCGCGGATATTAAATCCGGCTACGCTCACGAATTCCCCCTAAAGTGTTGGTTTTGTTCAGATAACCATTGTCGTAATAAGTTACCATCGCATCAAACCACCCAACAGGAATAGATTCTTCGAGAGAATCGATTGTCTTGAATTCCATCCCGTTAGTGATGGTCATCAATAAACCTTTCTTGCTCTTTTTCCATTCCGAACCTTTCGGGCATTTGTAAACGCCTTTCCACACACCGTTGATACGGATAGCGCAAAGTTTTTCAGCATATTTCTGGGTATCGCGGGTAACTTCTTGCAGCAAACCGCCACCCATACCGAACGCAATGTTTTCGCTCGACCATTTGTTCGCTTCCATCCAGCTTAATACACGGTTGATTGTTTCAGGCCCGTGGATCTCGTCACCCTGGATGATACGAACAGAGTTATGAAGAACTTTGTACCCTTTGGAGTTGACAGTATATCCGAAGATTTGCCCCAGTTTGCGCAAGGTGTACATGATGTTGTCGATCATATCCCCTGAGTCTGGACGCACTACCAACACACCGCCAGATGCAATGATTTTCTCTTTATAACTATCGATCCGGTCAACAGCGGCTTTGTAGTCCCATGAATCGTATACGCAAGCGTAGAACCCATCACCGAACATTTCAATGCTGTTTTTATATGCTTCGTCTTCGTTTTCTTTACCGTAGGAAATCGTAGTTGAATGCTCACGAGCAGGGATGGAAACCCCAGCCACTTCTACGTTTTCAACTTCATCAAACAGTGTTTGATAATCCGCAAAGAGGCTGATTGCCATAATCATCCCTTCTACGGTATCAGTGCCGATGAAGTTATAAAGGTGTGCCAGCCCACCAATGCCAGCAGATTCAGCAGAGGTCGCGCCCCGCGCCCCAAAATCATGCAGACGTGTACCCAGTGTGATGTTATATGCTTCACCAGTAAGGTCAGAAGTCATATCAAGGTAGTGTGCCAGAACCTTTTTACACTCACGCGATAGCGTTGCTACAGATGACGGATACCAGATACCGCGAATCGTCATTGTTTCCAGCCACCCAGCCAGCCACGAGAACTCGTTTTCGGCGTACACAGTCGCAACGGCATTTTTCACCGGAACAACCGTACCTTCTGGGATCGCACGGAAAATTACAGGGGTATAACCCAGTTCAGCAATCTTTTTCCACCCTTCGTAGTTAAAGATCTCTTTTCCGAAGTGTTTACGGTAAAGTACCCGCGCTAACTCAACCTGCTTCATGGTAATTGGTTCAGCGAGAACCCGCGCAACGTAGTTAACGCCAGCGGTTACGACTTCATCAAATTTACCACCGCGAGATTCAATATAGAACATCGCTGCGTCAGTGCCTTTCGGATACTGCATCCAGTGGGACACTTTGTAGGAATCGGTTGAGGTGATGATGCTATTCAGTTCATTAAAAGTTTTCATTTAAACGTACTCCACGTTTTGATTAAAAGATACGATCCAAACGTTCAGGATGAATCGTGTTCCAGTATTTACTCTTACAGTCTTTCCTGGATTTTTTGCCATTAGAGCAGAACACCTTATGATAGGTCGTCTTCTTGTGTTTCTCTTTGCACACCGGACAAACAATCTCGGTTCCTACTTTAGCGGCTTTTGCGACATCATACAACTGTTTAATGTCCTTCTGCCGTTCGGACGTAATGACGCGCCCGTTTACTTCTTTAACAACCGTTTCGTATCTTACCGAACCATCAGAATATTGAACAGGAGTTTTACGTTGTGGACGTTTAAGCCCCCACATAACACCGCCATCATAGCCACCATCTTCTTCATCGTCAATGGTGACTTGAAAACCGCTTTCTTCAAGCGCTTCTGCTTCTGAAATATAATCTTTCATAACATTCCTTAGTTGCTGGTCAGTAAGAAAACCCGATTGTCTGCATAGTCGATGTAGCAATCCCACCAACCCGCACAGTCAACACCATCCATTACCAGATTAGAGATTTTAACGCTGGTTGCAACGTCATCATACTCATACTGCATCCCAGGTTCACTCCGCAACGCCAGTTCATTCAGCATTGCTTCAACGTTAGCCCGTAAGCCTTTGCCGTTGTTTGCTACACCGTTCAGTGCCAAGCAGTAACCAGCGCAAGTAGGGATTAATTTGATTTCCATGATGTTTTCCTTCTGGGTTAGTTGTCTTGTCTACGGGAGCTATCTTATCATAATCAGAACTCCCGTCAACAACTATTTCAATCTTTTTTACCAGGTGATGAAATACGTGTATTCACTATACCCAGTTCTTTCAGGTACGGTAGTGCTTCCTGAAATACGGCGACTACTCATTGCGTATTGTATTGCGACAGACGTTCTTCCTGCCTGGGTTTCATAGGTTAAACCTTCTTCGGTCAGCCATTCCCCGATCATATCAAACGCACGTTTGGTGCATTCTTGCCCCATCGTCGTACCAACAAAACGTTTCATATCAAACGTGTATGATTGTTTTGTTGGGAAACTTAGAATATTGCGGGTGATTTCTTCACGGCATGTTTCAAACATCTTGCCGTTTGTTTCCTCTACCAGCTTACGCGCACGTTCTGCCAGCGTAGGACTACGACCGCAACGAGGATCGTTCTTTGAAATTGTCATTCCCGCGTTCGGGTTCACCCCGATTCCGTTGATCTCTACCATTGTTCTTAACCTTTTTAAGTGCCTCTTCAACTGAGAGGCGTTCATAATTACGTGATTGTTCGGGAGTTAGCACCAGAGAAAATCCAAAGTTGGAGGTTTGATATTAATCCCCAAAGTATCACAAACATCATTCAATACGTTTTCTTTCCACAGGTTGAAACTGGGAACACCGTATAATCGTGCAAGGCGTGTTGCGATAGCCGTACCGCCCTTGACACAAAAATCCTTTTCGATAGCCCAAAATAACACGAAGTCAGTCGGGCTGTCTAAATTTTCGCGCAATATCTGAACTGCATTTCTCGCATAACGCCTTTGTGTCCATTCGTTTTGGTAATCGAAGTTCCCAGATACCTTTCTCGCTTCATCAGCGGCTTTGTACGTGTCTAACTCGTTATAGTCGATAATATCCATACCATTCGAGCAAAGCCCGTTAAAACCGTTTTCAGGGAGAATTATGCGCCGTCTTTCTGGTGCGTAGTCAAACAAGAAATGGCTATCCATTCCAGGAGCACCACCAGAATAAGCTAAAATACCTCGATCACTTAATGCACGTCCGATCTTGATAGCGATGTTTGCTATACGTTCGGGGGGTTCACGGCTACCGATCAGGGTAGCCGTTTTTGCGTTTTCGAGAACAGTTTTAAAATTCATTGTTCAGGATTGCGCCCCAGTTTGTACGAATCAGGCTTGAGGCTTCGTTGGTGAAAGTTTTCTTCGCCAGCGTCGGGTTTTCAAACTGTTCGATAAACGGTCCGTAGTTGCGTTCGATTTCTTCAAGAGCATCCTGTACAGTCAGCCCCATGACGCGACCGAAGTCTTTCGCGGTAAGGTTCGCGCTGTCAATTTTAGACAGGACGTTTTTAACGCGGTTTTCTGTCAGGTAGCAGGTGAACACATCCAGTTTAACTTTATCATTTTCCGACAGTTCAGCCGGAGCATTGAAGCGGTTCGCTTGTTTGTTTTTCTTCTCGCTAAACTTCGTCGTTTTGCATTTGATTGCAACACGGTCACCGTTCGGCATGAAAGCAGGGTGTACGGGCTTCATTACGAAACCTTCTGCGATGTTCTCACCTTCACCATCTTTCAGCGTCATGAAGTTTTTGAATTCAGGTTCAACCCCGTTATGTGCAGGAATCGCGCCGGAGTTCGCCAGGTTAACCACTGAATCAAACGTGATCGGAAGTGCTCGGATCTCGTCAAAAGTGCCGTATGCTAACAGCGGGGCCATTTTCAAACCAACAGCAACGGCATAGGTCGCAACAACGTTATCAGGTAGGAAATTACCATTCACACGGATATCAAACACGTAGAAATCTTTTTCACCGTAGTCAACATCTTTCTGAACACCACGCCCTGCGAATTCTCCGTATACCTGAATTACCAGCGGCGCATCGTAAATCCCGCTAACCTGCTGTGCAGTATTGAGGGCATCCCACAGTTTACGGATTGCTGGGGCATATCGAGCAACAACAGGTTCACAACCGTAAAACTGTTCAGTAGGGAGGATTTCACCGCTACGTTTTGCCGGAATAACCTTTTCTCCGTCAGAAGTCATCAGACTAAAGTTTGCACCGTGGATCTTTTCACGAGCAACCCACACACCGCCCGTCAAACCATTCATGATCACACCATTGATGAATTTACCTTCATAATGGTTCGTAAGAGAAGAATATTTCACAAACATAATATTAACCTTTAATTTTCAGTTGTTTTTCAATTTGGTACGCGGCTTTGCGTAACAGTTTCAGTTTTACTTCTGGAAGGATTACAGAACCCTTCATGAACGCGTCGAGTGATGATTTTTCACTGTTAGCGGCTTTTGTCACTGCGATCGTGTTTTCTGGGGTATAGCCCAACATAGGGTTAATACGTTCCATCGTTCGAGAGTTCGGGCTGTCTCCGCGAGTGCTAAACACCTTGCCGGAATACGCACAAGTAGTTTGACTCATTAACACAGTCCAATCGCCCAACGTAAGAGCAAATTGCAGGTTACGACTACGCGCATCATCGTTTTTGCTGTTGTATGAACGAGCAATACGCAGATCGAATTCAATTTGATTCGCACGGCGACGGTGCTCTAAATCATCTTCACTCAAAGATACAACAGTCTGTGTTTTAACCGGAGTTTCTTCTACAACTTCCTTGAACGCTGGCGCAACAGGTTTGATACTGCTGGTTACAATAGTATTCCAGCGTTCCATATTTCTACGACTCATGTTAACCCCTTACACTAAACCTGCTTCCTGGAAAGCCAACGCCATAGCGCCGTTAATTGCTTTGCGTTTGTTGTCTGGACGCGGTTCGCGTTTTGGTTTAACTGGTTTCGCAGCTTTACGATGTTTATTCACATACACACGACGAAGAACACGTTTTACTTTCGGGTTTTCGGCACGGAAAGCGCGGATTCGTTCAATTTCCTGGACAATCATATAAATGTCGCCATTGTCCAACTTATGAACACGGGCAATTTCTGCATAACCACGTTTCAGATCATTGAATTTGAAATGGATCTGAACTTTTTCTTCCTGGCTAACTTCGCTGATATTACGCTGAACGATTTTCATAATCACTTTCCTTTATTTGAATCAATGTTACGGATAAAATCTAGCACTTCTGGATTTCTGCTGTCAACATTTTTTAGAACAAATGTCACAATCAAATACAGCCCCGATTGGTGATGATAAATTTCAGCAAACGGGATTTGCAAATCATCGAGAGTGTTGATTAAATTTTCCAGATCTGACGGATGGTCAACAAACACCGTACTGATTTCTGATACGGTAGTTTTAAAACGTTTTCCGATCTTCCCTTCGAGTGTATCAATCGTTTCGACGGAAAGCAAGGGAACATCAACATTAACCATACCGCTATACACTACATAAAATAGTTTCATTGGGTAGCCCTATTGTCGATATCACACGATAAGAAAGTAAACAGAATGCCTAATGAAACCATCCAAATTGCGGTCAGATCACCATTAAGCGCCATATACCAACCCAATACTTCAACCCGATACCCCAGAAGGAAAACGAGAATTGCTAAAACACGATCATTCATATTTCCTCACAAAAAGCCCATGCAGCATGATAAACACTCGCGCCTTTGTCGTCGTTCATACATACCGCGTCAACCGGACACACAACCCGATACAGTACCGGATCGCCACCTATTGACCGTGCAGCCCTTCCAGCATAGATACGGGCTAAACCTATATCAGCGGTGAAGAAAACACGGTCTAAGTTTTTCTTTCTGCCTTTCTCTGACAGAGTTTCAGACGCACAAGGAGGTAACAACATGCTTTCAATCCCAGCAGCAGTACACGATCCGTGGTAATAAACAGTGTGTTCTTCGCGACAGTGAATAGTTTTCATGTGTATCTCCTTGTTTAGAGACTACAGCTTACAACGAAATGGAATCACAGTCAACGTTAAGTTCACGTAAAACTTCTTCTTTCGTTTTGTTCATGTACTCATTGAGTTCTTTTACCAATCGATCACGACGGCTATCAATCATACGCAGAGCAGAGGCGCGTTGTTCTTCATCAGAAAGGCGATAATGTCTGCTAGGTTCCCAATCATCCATATCAAAACGAAGAGTAGGAACAGGGCCGCTTATAATGGCATGGTCTCCCCACATAGCACCACGGAAGCCAGTGAAAACGGCGTTGTTGAATCGTTCGTGATGAACGTTAGGAATATCAACCTGTTTACCAACATACGCGATTTCATCTACGTTCACATGAAGAACCGTACCACCGGAAGCAATGATCTGGTTTATAGCTTCGGCAACCTTTTCACGAGCACGAGCAATCACCTCATGACCACCAAGATTGATTGCAGATCCTTTGCTACAAATAATACCGAACACACTGTTGATCAGGTATTTCGCAACTGATTGCCATTCGCGATAGTCTTCACCGCTATAAGCCCCCAATGATTCCATAGAACGGATGTACCCGTTTTTATATTCTTTACGTATCTGGATCAGGGTTTTTACTAAATCAGCGAGTTTCCATCCATTAGGAAGAATGATGTCTCGCTCGTTTGCAATTTCGATGATGCAGCTACCATACAGATTGCGGAACGACATTACACGGATGTTTTTAACGACAGCGTGACGACTCATGCCCCAACGCGGGTAATCGTATTTGGGATCGCAGTCTGGACGCATAACCGGAGTATGCCAACGTTTGAACCCCAGGAAGTCGGCAAAATCTTTATCCAGACTATGATTGCGGTTTGATTTGTATTTTGATTGGTCGCCAGCAGCAGCGGATTTGATGAAGTGATTCAATTGCATTTTCATGATTTTACCTTATGGTTAAAGTTCTTCCGGCCTATCCGTCGAACAACTTCACTATAAACCCAACCAATAAACGGTGTCAATAAATATATTAAAATAACCCTGGAGTTCTAAGATGAAATCATTCAAAGACTTTGTATCCCTTGACGAAGCGTTGATTACGTTTGGCGGCAAGGCATATCCTAAATTTGGTCAGGTTGTGATCCTGGCTGGCGGTGCGGGTTCCGGTAAAGGTTTTACCCTCGAAAAACTGTTAGGTATCGAAGGAATCACACTGGACGTTGACGCACTGAAAAAGCTGGTAATGGGTAGCACCAAACTGGCGGCAGAAATCAAAGCTAAAACTGGTCATGATGTTAAAACCATGAACTTGAAAAACCCGGATAACGTGGCAACCCTGCATCATGTGATCGCAGACGTTTTCAACGTATCCAACAAAAACCAGGCGCGTGTTTATGCTGGTATTGCAGCAGCACCAGAAGACCGCAAACCAAACCTGATTTTCGACGTTACCCTAAAAAGCATGAGCAAGCTGGCAAGCATTGCCCGTGACGTTGAAACGCTGGGATATCATAAAGAAAACATCCATATCGTTTGGGTAATGAACGATGTTCATATTGCTATGCAGCAGAACCTGAAACGTGACCGTGTGGTTCCTAAAGAGATCCTTATGGATACCCACGAAGGAGCAGCGCTTACTATGGCTAAGATCCTGAACATGGGTGATTCACTGAAACAATACATGGATGGTGATATCTGGATCAGCTTTAACAAAGTTGGTATCGATAGCGAAATCAAGAAATCTGACAAAGGCGGTATGTTCGTTGTCAAGTCTAACTACATCAAAGTTAAGGCAAAAGGCAAAGCACAGAAATCTATCGATCAGCTTGATAAGGAATTAGTGGCTAAAGTTGCAGCATACGCACCTAAAACAGACACATGGGGTTGACAATGAGAACATATATGAATATGATGCACACACAAAGCGAGGAATTGATATGAAATTTTTTCTTTGATATGGATGGTGTACTGTTCGATTGGGAAGGTTCTTTCATACCGATGTATGGTGATCCGGCAAGAATGCCAGAGGATGAACTCAAAAAGGCAAAAGAGGCAATATCTAAAACCGACTTCTACGAAAATTTAAAACCGATTGAAGAGGGTGTTGCGCTGTTCTGTCATATGAGAACATTAGGCGAGGTTGCGATCTTGACCAGTGTCGGTAAATACAATTCCGAAAAAGTTGCAGAACAAAAACGTAAAGCGCTTGTTAAACTGTTTGGGTATCTGCCTGAATTCCACTACACCAAAAGCAGCGGCGAAAAAGCAGCCTATGCAAGTCAGGGTGTACTGTTCGATGACAGAGCGAAAGCAGTATTACCTTTCAGGAAAGCGGGAGGAAAAGCGATCCTCTTCGTTGGTAGCAAAGAAGAAGCGTTGAAAGAAGTTAGAAAGCTGTAAAAAGAAAGGGAACCATTGCGGTTCCCTTTTTTGTTTATGGTGTGTAATCCGCAAAGGCGCGGTTCACATCCTGGATAGTGATGTTCATGTCATCATTCAGATATACACTGCGATACTTGCCAGCGCTATCCCATGCTTGACGATGTTTCTCGTTGCGAGAAATCAGAGGGCATCGATAAGCATGGCCTTTCAGTTCATTCAGATCTTTACACATCCAGAAATCCAGACGTACAATACCCATTTCCGCACACACTTTATCCATGTATGCAATTTTTTGGTTATTCACCCACAACGGGCTTTTAACCTCGTTGACGAGAATAAAACCGACTTCGCGATCGCGATAAGTCATACCCCATTTCATCATATCCCAGCCCAAAACCTCGATCGCCAGCTTTTCATAGAAATCTGTACGAACCAGGGACGAAACAGCAGTATTGTATTCTGTTTCTGTCATGTTTTCGGGACGTTTGCCGAATTTTGCCTGAATTGCATCACTAAACTTCGAGAATACATCATTGAATTCGAATAGAAGCATGTTTTACCTTCTTAGTTATGGAGCAACTTTAACATTTACAGTCAGGTTTGCAGTAACAGAACCGGAGGTCGCAGTTACAACAACATCACCAGCGCTTACAGCGTGGAGTTTACCGCCAACGATCGACGCATGACCAGAGGAATCCACAGTCAGAGTCATAGCCGTACCGCTCGGATCGATAGTAAACAGATCGGTTGCAGCAAGGTCAGGATCGCCTACTTTAAAATCAGCAGGGGCAGTTTTCGGGGTGATAGTAACAACCGGATCAGCCGGAGTAAAATCACTGAGTTTGTACAGGTAGCCGTTGCGAGATTCGATGAAATCAACATCGGTATAGTCGATATATGCTTGTTTCAGCGTGTCGAATTCTTTCGCATATTTTTCTTCTGCGTAATCACGCCAATCTCCACCTGCCGTATTAGCAGCAACAATGATATCATAGATCCACCACGGAAGATAGGTAAAGCTGGTGTTACGCCACGGGATAGGGTGAACCGTAGTCCATTTTTCAGTAGCCATTATTGAAACCTCTTAGTTTTTCTGTATTTATAGACGCAATATTTTACCGTTACAGCTACCGCATTTATCGTATTGGTTCACGCGCCCGTAGCCGTTGCATTCAGGACAAAACGGGGTTGTTACTCCAAATATATTGCGGATCGCAAAGGTTGATTGTTCTTCGGTAAGCCCGATTTCAGGATCTGTTCTGACGAAGTGATCTTTTTGTTCTGGCAACATATCACAATCATCATCAAGGATCATATAGTTCTTACATCCGAACGTATCGATCCACGCCTTTATTTCATCACCACGCACACGATTACCAACCATGTTGCTACAGGTTCGGCCTATAACGCGATACAATCCCCAGGGGTACAGGATTTCGCGTAGGGTGTGTGTCGTGTTCCCCATGCGCCACGTTGAAGAAACAACGATATCACAATTTGCATGGTTGACGATCCGGCGTAGATGTCGCGCACATTCGATGTCCATATGTTCACCGAATTTCATAGAGCGCATATTATTTAACACGCCGTCAATATCGAGGAATATAACGTTCTCGATTTCTTTACCATCTGACAAATCTTTCAGACATTCATGGTTTAATTTGTTCATTCTTCACCTATAAAAAAGGAGGCTTTCGCCCCCTTAAATTTTACCAGAACCCGCGAGCTTCGTTATCGAGGCGACGGTCTGCAATCATGTGCGCTTCCATCTGGCGAGAAACATAATCAGGATCATGTTCCATTCTTGATTCTTCGTAGTTGTCCCAGCTATCAGCAACCCATTTAGAACCATTCCAACGAGCATAACCAGGTTCAAATGATACCGGATAATCAGCTTCGGCGGCATGACGAAGTGCTTCACCAACAGTGTAATACGGAGCTTGTGAATTAACGATAGTTTTAACTTTTTCCCCGCCCCAAACAAACAGAACCGGATAATAAGCATTTTTCATCATTTCGTTTTTCATTTTGCTTTCCTTCTTTCACTGCGAGAGCCTTTCCCCCGCCTTCGAGTACAAATATACTTTAAAGCGGGGTATGAGTCAACCAGATTTTAGCAAAAAGTGCTAAAACTTGAAGGTGTCGAAACTGCTGTTGCGAGTTTCACGCACAGTAACTTGACCATCACGCTTGATGTAGTACACCAGCGATTTCAGGGTATCCCGTGCGCTGTAGTGTGGACATTGGTCAGGATCTTTGTACCAATCTGGATTTTTCTTAATCCAATCATAGATCCACCAGGGACACGTATAATAGCCGTTAGAACGAGCGCTACGCCCCATCAGAACGATGGTAGGACTAAAACCATCCAACCATGCCGTATCAGCTTTGGACTCGTCAGAAGCGGTTACAGGAGCTTCTACAACATCAGGTACTAATTGAATCTGGTCAGCCACTTCCGGCGCAACTTCTTTGACGTAATTCATAAAGTCCTGCGACACATCGACAACCACATCAGGAATGTTCGGAGCGTTAACAACAGGTTCATCCATCATAGAGCTACCAGTGTACGAAACTATTTCTGGTTCTGGGGAATCAATCAACAGTTCCGGTTTTTCTTCCGCTGGTACAGCAGCTTCCAGATCAGCCAGCATGTTATCGAATGATTTTTGTTTGTTCAGTTTTACTTCGAAGGTGCTTTGAGCGTAGTCAGCCAGTGCGCCTTTCTGTTCTTTAGTAGGCAGAGCACGGAACCCTTCTACCAATTCGTAATCAATTTTCATTGTCTATCTCCAGTGTTTATTCAATATTTAGGCAATAAATACCTATATACTTTGTACATAGGGTAATCATAGTGGATATTGAAGTCAAATTTTTAAACACAAGCCACGTACAGATTCAGGCAGAAGCAAACATTGTCTATGAACTTCGTGACTATTTTTCATTCCAGCCTCCAGGCTATCAGTATCAAGCCAAATACAAATATGGTGGATGGAACGGGTACATTTACCTGATGGACTACAACGGAAAACTCCCGTATGGGTTAGCCTATCTGGTAACAAAATTCGCAGAATCACGCGGTTATTCAATCTGGGTAGATCCGAAGATCCACGAGACAGAGGATATCACGCAAGAAGATTTTGACAAGTGGGTTAACGAGCATCCAGTTTATGACGGTGACAAACAGATCGATCCTTACTGGTATCAGCGCGAATCCGTATTCCACGGTATCAAAAACCGTCGAGGAGTTCTGAACCTGCCAACGTCAGCGGGTAAATCTCTAATTCAGGGTCTTATCTCCCGTTGGTGTCTGGAACATTACAGCGGAAAAGTGCTGATTATCGTTCCAACTACGGCGCTGGTTGACCAAATGATTGAGGACATCGCAAACTATCGACTGTTTCCGAAATCGGCAATGTTGGGTATTCGTTCCGGTACTGCTAAGAACAGCAACGCGCTAATCTATGTTTCAACCTGGCAATCAGCGGTTAAAATGCCTGCTGAGTGGTTCCAGCAGTTCATGTGCCTGATGGTTGATGAATGCCACCTATCAACAGGGTTGAGCATCAAAAAGATTATCGACACAATGGATCAGTGCATTTTCAAACTGGGTTTATCCGGTTCCCTGAAAGAAGGGAAAACGAACATGATGCAATACATCGGTGCGTTCGGTAAAGTCTTTAAACCAGTTGATACGCGTCGTTTGATGGATGATGGACAAGTCACCAACCTGAAAATTAACACAATCTTCCTTCGGTACAAAGAAGAAGAGATCAAGAAATTGAAGGGTGCAGACTACCAGACTGAAATCAAATACGTTACAAGCCATACACGGCGCAACGCATGGATTCTAAAATTAGCGCTTAAATTAGCCCGTGAGAAGAACGAAAACACATTCGTGATGTTCCGGTATAAAGAACACGGAAAATGGCTGTACGAGAAGTTAAGCAAGGTTTATGACAACGTTGTATTGATCAACGGCGATACGGACATTGACGACCGCAACGAAATGAAAAAGATTGCGGAATCAACAAAGGGTTTGATTGTAATCGGTTCGATCGGGGTACTGAGTACAGGTATTTCAATCAAGAACCTGCATCACATCATTTTTGCACACCCTTGCAAATCTGCCGTTGTTGTTAAGCAGTCGATCGGGCGCGTGTTGCGTAAGCATGGTTCGAAAGCGCTTGCAACTGTATGGGATATCGTCGATAACCTGGCAACGCTGGCGAAGTCGAAGACAGCCAAAAATAAATATAGTGCAACTAACTACGGCATGAAACATGCTATGGAACGTGTGCGGATCTACAATGAAGAACGATTCGACTACGTGATCAAACAGGTAGAAATTTAAGAGGTTAAGATGAAAAGTTTTACTGAATTCGTTAACGAAGCCGCAATTGATGATTTCATGAATAAAGTTGCTTCGTGCCGTACATTGGACGGTTTGAAAGAGTTGGAAAAATATTACAATACGCGGGTCAAGGAAGTTGAAGTTGCAGCATCCGATGACATTTCAATGCGTGACGCGATCAAGGGACGGCGTGAAGAACTCAAAGCCGAACTTGAAACCGGAGAAGAAGAGAAGTTCTAAAAAAGAAGCCCCAACCGAAAGGAAGGGGCTTTAATTTTGAAGCATAGTTGATTTTTAACGCGGTGACGACACCGCTATTCTAAACTGCGTAAGCTGATTAATCAGCCAGCCAAGCCCCACAAGGGGTACACCAGTATTTAGAGCGTCCGATCCTTGCGTTTCGAACTCAAACCCGCCTCGGACAAAAGTTAACGTTCTCACCTCGGCGTTAGGCTATCCGTAAGTTTGTCCTATAGTTTGATTTGTCTTGCCTATGGCAACTTTTTACCTACCCTAAAAATCTGGGTGTTCGTCTTCGAAACATCCCGAATCAACTTTGCTCATATTCCACCTACAACAACATTTGAACTTCGTTCAGATCGTCGGCTTCATTCAATCCGGTTTTGTTACGCTCAATCAAATACTGAGCACAAATCACACCACACACACGACCAGATTCAGTTACAAACCCAGTTGCAGTAGGAATCGGATTTTTACAAACCACACATTTGCAGTCTTCTTGTTCTGACATTTTATGCACCACTCTCAAGTTTTCGGATTTCCAACATATTTTTGATAGAATATCCTTTGTTCTTAACAATGTCCAGCGCCTTACTGGTGAATTCTGCAATCAGTTCGAAATACTGAATCAGTTTGTTAACCTCAACAATTTTCGGATCGCCATTGATCGCAATCTTAATTTCACCTGAACCTGTGTAAATGACATCAGTCATTTCAGTCTCATGCCGTCCAGTGTAATACAGAAGACGTTCTTTCACTTCTGCTTCTTTCCTGGCCTGTAGCTGGATCAGTTTTTTCTTAGCATTCGAATGATATCGAAGCCACTTAGACCAAATCTTAGGAATGTCTGCTGATTCACTCTGTAGTTTCAGAGGGTCGATCAACATATCCTTTTCGAGTTCAGCCTGTAAATCTTCAAGTTTTAGTTCAGCCATGAATCACCTCAAAACAAAGTAGTATTATAACCATCATGATCAAGAAGTCAAATCTACGAACGAAGTGAGTACATGAATGAGCGAAGCGAATGAATGTTAGTTTACATCTGGTTAAAAAACATACCAAAAACTACATTTTTCTCTATATATAAAATATAAAAATATAATTATGTAGTTAGTAGTACCCATCACTCACTTCGTTCGTGAAAACTCGCTTCGCTCGTTTGACCTTCTTGATCTTTGTTATTATAATGGTCTTCTCAAAACTTGATTAACCCAGCTTAGGTAATTTAATACCTACGATTTGACTGAGTTTGGATTTACCAGCCAGATTCGACCAGTCATCGCCTTTGGTCAACCGTTCAGAGTCGGATTCCGTTGTGTATGGGTTCACAGATAAACCGTAACGCATCAGAATAGCAACTTTCGGTTGCAGTGATGCAGGATCTACGGATACCTTGATTGAACCTGCATCATCCGCTTCGGTGTACGGAGTGAAGAACAGAGAACCTACGTGATCCATATCACCCAGATCGTATTTGCATCCGGTAAGCAGATAATCAAACGGTGTATTCGTGTCGGTATAGACATAATAACCGTTTTGAAGTTTACCAGTTGCCAGCGGGTGTTGTTCGTCGGTTTCGGTCATCCAACCAGACGCAGCCAGAACGCCTACAACGCGAGCACTAGCGAGGACGTAGGTTGCATCAAATGAAGTCGTTCTATTCATTTCTTGGCCCATTTCGCACGCTAATTGATAGAGTATGCGGCCCAATGCTGGAGCATCCTTCGCAGTGTATGTGGTTGTACCGTCAAAAATACCATCGACAACTACACCATCAACGTTATATCGTTTGGAAACGGTGATCAGCGTCTGAATAATATCTTTGTTGACTTCTTCGCTTGCAACCGTACCCAGGATATCTTCAATTACCCCATCGGCTTCAAACTGGTTTGCTTCCAGATCCTGCATCAATTCCACGGTCATTTCAGTTTTAAACTTACGTGAACGAACCGGAATGTTCCAACGATCCATCTGGAAAGAGGTTGATGCGATATCTTCACTGGTTTCATATTTTGAAGTGTCTGCGGCTTCGCTAACCAAACGAATTTTACTTTGGAACACAGCTTTCATGATTGCGGTGTCTTTATCAGTATCCAGCGCGTTTAGCTTTACAGGTTCGATGACCTCATACACAACGTCAGTGACATCGTGCTTGAATAAATCGCCTTTGACGTATGCCTTAGCCAGATCGATATCGTCGATGTCTGTACGTCCAGATATGCGGCCTGAATAGGTTGCAGCGCTGGAGAAAGTCATGTCCCCATTAGGGTTGCGATAACGAACACCGAAAAGGGTAGCTACTGGTAAATCCGTTTCTTGTACAGCAACCAGTTCATGATAGATCAGGTTGTTCACAGCGCGAGTCAAAGAAACCAGTTCTGGGCGCGTGTTCTGTACGTTGATATCGGTCGTGCCTGTTGCTTCGTTGATAACCTTTTCGCGTTTACCAGACGGAAGCGCAGACTGACGCATCAACTTGTGAATTGTGTAGTGTTTATCACTCATTTCTTTGGTTCCTGAATTAGAGGGAGTATATTGTTTATTTATGCAACGAATTTCCATTCAGGAAATTTGTCACTCTTTAAACGGTAATCAAGGCCAGATCGAGAAAGCCCCAACGCTTTAGAAGCATCGGAACCGCTTGCGTAAACAACTCCATCTATCGACACAGAACGGCTTATTTTGGCCTTGTGCGCGTCTGTGAGCTTAGATCCGGTTCTGTCGAATGCAGAACCCTTGTACATAGCTTTGATAGTCTCTGAACGCTTCCTGTTGGATTCTTCTGATTGCTTCTTCCCTGTTTTTATTTTTGAAAGGCGTTCGCGCATTTCTGGAGTTTGCATAGCTTTCGAAGTATTTTCGGAAATCAGCTTGCGTTGTTCATCACTCCATCCAATCAACGCCATTGGAGCACCTTTACCACCAATACCAGCATTATATGTATCTGGTCGATTTATGAATTCAATATCAACTATTTCCCTTTCCTTCTCATACATTTCTTCACGGGTATCAAATACATGAAGTATTTCTTTTGTGAAATGTTCCATACCATATTTCTTTTGCGCTTTTTTGATTGCAATACCGGAACCCATGTATGAATCGTTGATATCTTCGGTTGAGTGAGCACCAACATATATTTTGTTATTGATGGTGTTTGTTATTTTATAAATGATGTGTTTCATAATATAGCCTCGAATGTTTTCACTATTTATATAAACAAAAAGGGAACCCGAAGGTTCCCTTTAAAAAGTCGTTGTTTTTCAACAGCTTAGGATCAAAGTCCCTTAACCCAGACCTTACGGAAGTATGCGTTTTTACCGCACATTTCTTTGCTGATCATACCAGAGGTGATACGATCTGCCGGAGCCTGAGAGCGAGAGTTCGCAAACGGGTTGATACCGATACCGTAACGAGTTTTGAAGCCCATTACTGGCTGGAAGTTCTTCGGATCAGAACCACGCAGCGGGGTCAGTGCAACGTATGGCGCGTAGTAGATACCAGCATCCATTTCGTTGTCGCCCTTGAAGCCAACGGTGAAGTAATCCTGGCGAGCGTACTGGTCGATGTACACTTTGTAAGTGCCACCCAGAACACCAGCGAATACTGCTTTCGTGGTATCAACGTTCAGAGTCTTCTGGAGACCTTGACTTGCCGGAGTGATGCCGCTGTCGATACGAGCCAGAGCGGAAACCACGTTACGGGAAGCGATGATGAAGTTACCAGCACCACGGCCTGTTTGACGTGCGATTTCGTTCGCTTCTTTGTCGATCTGAATCAGCAGAGCCTTGTAGCTTTCACCAGCCCAACGAGCGCCGCGAATATCTACCGGATCTTGGAAGTCGAAGGAGCCAGCTTTAGAGCCTACGGTCTGGGTGAAACCAGATTTACCAACCTGAGCGGTATAGTTGATCAGATCAACGATTTCGCGGTTGATTTCCAGCATGATTTCAGTTGCCAGAATTGCAGACAGTTCTGCGTCAGCGTCCATACCGTGAACAGCGCGAAGATCCTGTGCCAGTTCAACAGAATACTGTGCTTTCAGTTGACGGCTACGGGCTTCGATAACCTGTTTGTCGATACGGAAAGCCATTTCGTTCCACGGGTTAGAGCTGGAACCGTTGAAGTTCTCTTGCAGTTCTGCTACACTGGTAGCCATACCAACAGAGATTTCAGCCAGAGTACCTTTTTCGTTCTCTGCGATTACAGCAGCATCCAGAGCAGCCGGATCAGCACCAGTTACAGTTACGTTGCCAGAGGTAACGTTCTGGAAGTATGCAATACCAGTTTCCTGGAAAATGTGGTATACGATAGCGCCAGTAGCGATCGCTGTACCAGTGGTGATTTTCGAGAATGCAGTGTGAGCACCTTCACCAGAATACATGGTATCCGGGGCAAACATCGGATGGAATGCTTCACGAACATCTGCCGGAGTACCGCCAGCCAGAGGATCTTTACCGTAGACAGCACGGAGAGCGAACACCTGACCAGTAGGACCAGTCATAGGCTGAACACCGCAAATGTCGAACGCAATCAGGTTAGGGATCGCACGGCGAACCATACCGATTACAGCAGGACCGATGTTGGTGATAGCACCGCTGGATTTACCAGAAGCGATGTTGGTCGGGTCATAGTTATGATCGCCAGCAATTTCTGCTTCTGCCAGGAAACCACCGAAGGATTCCACAATTTTTTCGTCGCGATAAACCGGATCGGTTTCAGCGTCTTTTTCCTGTGCTTCCAGAATGGCAGCGACCAGTTGTTTTTTGGATTTGGTAGCGATATCCGGTAAACCTTCCTGAGATTCCAGAAGATCGTTCCATTTTTCCATCAATTCGTTTTTCTTAGACATTGTTTCTTACCTTATAAAAGATTAGGAAAGGCGTTTAGCCGCTTCAACATATTTATTGATCTTCGATTTCTCTGCCGGAGCATTTTCATTTACCGGAACAAAATCGTCTTTAGTGGTTGTCTGAGTATTTGTACTCTCGTCAACCTGTTTTTCCGCTTTAGTCGCTACCATTTCGACAATTGCGGTCAGTTTGGATTCGAACTTGTCGGAATATTCCAAACCTTCGATCAGGTTCTGAACTTTCTCAACCTGGGATTCGGTTAAATCTTTGGTTTTTTCTGAAACGATTGTATCGCGTTTCATGTTGGCGATCTCTTTAGCCTGAGCCTGATTCGCTTCAAACAGGCGCTTAACTTCCTGCTGATTTTCGGTCAGTTCATCTTCGAGTTCTGCAACAACATCAACCTGGGCTTCTGGAATAATTACGTTGTGATCAACGAACAATTCTTTCATACCAGCAACCAGAGATTCGAATAAGTCGGCCTTAATATCGCGGGATACGGCTTCTTTGTTTTCTGAGAGCCATTCTTGTGCGATGTGGTCGAAGTATTTATTTGCATCTTCGTACAGTTGTGTTTCGATTGCGCCAGCTTTTTCGGCAACCTGGGCTTCAACCAGTTCATCGGAACGTTCCGCGATCTGATTGATATGGGATTCTGCGAGTTTTACAGCGTTAGCTTTTACAGCTTGTTCGAATACAGTGGTGAAATTCGCTTTCACTTCATCAGAAAGTTCAACTGATTCGAAAATGCTGTCTAACTCAACTGGAGTATCCAGGTTCTGGGCTTCTGCCAACAGTTGTTCTTTTAGCATTTCTAAGTTTCCTGTTTGATATGATATTATTTATAGACCTTTCAAACGTTCAGATAATTTTCTGAAAGCGTCATCAGCACTAATATTCTCAACAAGCGGTTTCGTCTGCTGAGATTCGGTTATTGGTTTAACGTAAGCATCTGGAGCGCTTGGCCCCCAAACTACATCAACACCTACAGCCAATTTAAACCCTTCTTGTACGATACCGTAACCTTTACCGGAATCGGCAAGTTTACCTAGTCCGCGAGAAGAAACACCAGGAACCCAACCAGCACGAATTAACGCCGCAAGTTTATCACCATCCGCGTTGTCACCTTCGACAACAACCGCACGGCCCCAAACGTCATTACCTTTCCACCACATTTTTTCAATGAGGATGCAAGCATTTCGCGGGTCCACATTCGGGCGCGGAGGGTGATTCATTTCACCCAGTGCTTGACGGGTATTAACTTGAGTTCTGATATAATCATTTACTGCTTCTTCTAATACTTTTTTCGGGTACAGTCGTTTATTATGGTTTACTTTTTCAGCCTGTAGGAAAATACCTTCAATCCGAAGTTTACCGTCTTTAGACGCACCGACCGATTCTAAAATCGAATCGGAAATATCCGCACAAGGTAAACCCCATTCCTCGATTAGCAGCATATCGCCGTTTTCATTGAGTTGGGATTCATTCATATTTATAGCCCTAATGCGGCGCGTTTACGGAGCGCTTTTTTGCGCTTGCGTTGTGCGCGGGTTGTAATAGAAGGATTCGCACGTTTTGTTTTCATCGCACGACGCGCGATCTGGCGACGTTGAGATTTAGTAAGACCAGTTGTTTGATACGCGTTACGTTCACGGGTTTTGCGGTCCTTTTTACGTTCCACATTACCGCGAGAATCGACGTGTTTAACAATGACTTCATCTAAACTCAAACCCTCAACAATGGACATCATCGCCAGGGCTAAATGAGGTTCATCGACCGCCAAATTTTCGATAATTTTAATTGTACCTTCATCAATCCCCAGAATATCAACACGGGCTTTCGCTTCGGTTAAATGGGGTTCGATAAGTTCGGTACTAATATCTTCGAGTTCGAGTTGCATTATTTACACCTCTTATTCGTCGGCTTTGTCGTCTTTTTCAGACGGCTTTTTGTCTTTTTCGCCTTTTTCGCCGTCTTTGTCGTCTTTATCATCGTCGCTGTCGTCTTCGTCGGTTTCACCTTCGATTCGGACTGCTTCTGCAATTTCAACGCGCATTTCTTGGCGAAGGGCTTCGGTACGGTCTTCCATGATGGAGTAGAATTGCTTCTTAGCCTCCACCAGATCGCCGCTTTTGATTGCTTCGATAAATTCTTTCATCAAAAGTTTTCCTCTTCCGCTTCTGGATTTTTAAAACGTTCTTCTTTAGATTCTTCTTCGATCAATTTCGCTTGTTCGTCAATATCCTCGTCGGACATTCGAAGAATCTCTTTCATGATGTATTTATGGGAGACATATTTCCCAACTACACCCTCGACCTGAGACATCAACGTTAGACGGCGTTCCATGATCTCGATGTCTTTTACTTCCGCATAATATGAATCCTGCTGGAAGATAAACGAAATTTTGCTAACGTTCTCGTCCCATTCATCTTCGGTGATGACTTTTTTCGCAATCAGGTTCGTTTTTAACGGATCTGACAGAACAGGACTGAACTGAATTTGCAGTGTGCGTATGAACTTGTTAAATTTGAGTTCATCACGGGTGATTTCACCACCACCACCAATTTGCATACCCCCGTCATCGCGAGGCATACGGCTTAATGGCACACGCAGGGCTTCATATAGCTTACGGTTAAACCATTTGATATCATCCATATCAGAGAAGTTCTGACCGCCTGGAAGCGTAGAAACCTCTGTAATCGCTTTACCGTCACGACGCATCAACCAGTAATCTTCTGTCATTGACAGGTTGTTCTGCTGGTTTTTAACAGTACCTGTACGGGCATCATACACAACACGGTTTTTTAAGCCCTGTGCAATGTTATTCACGTACTGAGTCGCTTTGTTACCGCCCATCTGTCCAACGTCGATATAGAACACACGGCGTTCAGGAGCACGGGTAATACGGTAGATCACCATCGCATCTTCAAGCAAACGCAATTGGTTTGCAGGCTTGACAGCGCGGTGAAGATATCCGATAATATTGTTGCTGCAATCTTCCAGACCGGAATGAGCGTACACGATAGCGGAGCGCGGGATCTTAATCTTCTGGTTTGCCTGGTAGATCTGTCCGTTGTATGTATAGCCAGCTTTAGGAGCGCTATACACGAAAAATTCGCGATAACCCCGGAATACTTTCACGCCACCATCAAGGGTTTCTGTGATAGATTCTCGGATCAGTTCCATGCAACGCGGGTCAAGTTGACGCAGTTCGCGGATACCTTTGGTTTCGTCTTTGTGCATGATTTTATGGAAGTATATACGGGAATCCACATACCAATCACGGAACAGACGTGCGCCCATGTTATCAAAGTCATAGATATTTAGAACGTTGTCGAACTCTTCAACGATCTTATCTTGAATAGCCTTACTAAAATTCGTTTTAGCCAGATCCAGGGTGATGATATCTTTACCCTGTTCGTTAACGATCGCATCGTCGATAATTTCCGACACTGCGTTTTCAACTTCTGGATAAGACATAATACCGCGATACGTATTAATTAATTGTTCTTTGTTTTGGATCGCTGGATCTTGTCCAGAATAAAATTGTTGGAATACGCCAGCATATTTCTGGTTATTCAGGTCGGTTTCGATCTCGTAAGCACCATCATTATTTTTAGGAGGCGCGACCGAACCTGTATCATTTTTTAATTGCTGTTCAAGTTCAATTTCATCCTCACGGGCGAAATTCTTGAAAAAGCTAAGTACATTGCCAAAGCCCAAAAAGTTCATAGTAACTCCGAAAAATAATGATAGGGGTATTGCTACCCCTGTATTTATAACTCTTTATTCCCACCAGTCCAGCGCAAAGGTACACTCGAAAGTTGATACTTCATTATTCGAATCCCAGTCTAAAGTAACCTCACCCACGTTAGTTGGGAATAAACCATGAATGGTGTGATCTGCGGTTATCTCTTCGTTACGGTTTTTCTGTTTCACCGTAGCAGTTTTTTTGTAGTTCGCTGGAATATCACCGCTAATTTGATCACCCATACCGTGCAGCATATTTGACCATGCTACCAGTGCGTTTCTCGTATTGTGCGCGTCATCGTTATAGATTGTGATTGTCCAGTCATCATAGGTACGGTCACCAGCAAGGTTTATTTTGCGGTTTTGGTAGCCTACAGGAACTTTTTCAACTGTAGCCGCTGGCATGGTTGCCGCTTTACATTTGAATTTAAAGTTTTTGCCCAGATACGGGATCTCTACTTCGAACAAGTTCGGACGTGCGAAATCACCGGATTCAAAGGCGCGTAAAATGTCAGTAAGCATTTTTAACCTCGGATTATTTATAGGGGCTGAAAAGCCCCTTTGACTTATACGGCTTGTGGCCCTACCAATTCATCGAAATCTGCGCCTGTAGACGTTGCTACGAAGTTCAGAGTGATGTAGTTGATAGAACGTGGCGGTTTCACGTAAACAGTCGCTACAAACTCGTTACGATCGATTACATCTGGCGTGTTGTTCGTGATATCGCAGATTACACGGTAATCATAGCAACCACCCAGCGCACGAATATTCGTCATGTACTGACCAGTATCCATACGGAACGAAGCACGGGTGAAATCGTCGTTGTTTTCAAACAGTTTGTATTTCGCGTTATCCCCGATGTCTTTCTTGATCATGTTGAACAAGCGACGAACGTTGATACGATCGAACGGACTCGGAACATTAGTCAGTGTTTTATCACCGAACAGAACGAAACCAGAGCCACCTGCAAAACCTGTTACCGGGTTAATCTGAACTTGATACATCGCGTCACGGTGTGCAGTACGCGGTTCAATAGCCAGTTTAATGCAGTTACGGATCTGACCACGGTTGTAACCAGCCGGAGACATCCACGGTTGCGCAACGCTATCAGTGTAAACACACAGGCCAGCGATATCACCTGCCAGCGGAACCCAGCGGTTCACGTCATTGTATTTATCATACTGATATTTATAGTTACCATCCAGGAAGCCATAGCTTGAACTTACGTTCAGGTTGTTGTCTACCGGAGTGTTACCACTGATTGTATATCCCATACGCCATTCAATGATGTTATCCACTGCCTGAGCAAGAGGAATGTTCACCAGAAGAGAACGCGGAGGCGATACAAACACAGTACAATCCTGACGTTCGTCACCGATCGAGATAACGTGTTTCTGAACGGTTGACATTACTTCTACAGTTTCACCAGCGCAAGCACCAGCAATCAGCAGAGGAACGTGCAGGGCTTCGCGGTCTGCGAACATATCCCAACCAGTCATCAGTTCATCAGCGCCTACGGTGTCGTTTGAGGACAAACCACCACCAAATTCTAGAATACCGGAGAAGCCTTTAGGCCAGTTCATAGAAGTACCGAATACGTACTGTGAACCACCGTTAGCGAAAAAGTCATCCATATAGATGTTTACGCCGTAGATATCTTTGTCGGTTTTTTCTGTTGACACGATGAAAGATTCTTGTACAATACCACCACGACGCACAACAAAAGCGTACTGGTTTTCGGTCTGTGGACCATAAGTCATCACAGAGCGACCGCTGTTTTTAACGGAGATCCCAGAAGGGAAACCGGAAATCATAGCGCCAGAATCGTAAGCAGCTTTGGAGATAATCTCCACCTGTACAGTAGAACCCAGTTCGCCAGGATACAGAGCCACAACAGACGGGATCTGGTATTTCTGGGTCAGTGTCTGGAACGCAGTTCCTTGAATGGTTTCTTTAGCAATATCCAGGTTCAACAGAGTGATACCAGAATCGCTTTCGATACCATCGATCGTGATTGACGCAGACACACCGGAAGACTGAGAAACGATTTCAGTAGTCCAGCCAGTAGAAATATCTGGATAAGTCCCGATTTGTTTTGCACGAGCAACGATTTTTTCGCTTGGGATGACTACCGCAAGGATTTTGCCGTTACTGTCAACTTTGGACACTTTACCATTTTCTTCAACTACGTTGTTGCTATATTTTACCTTAATTACGTCGCCAACGGTGTAGTTGGAACCCTGCGAAGCAATGGTTGTTTTGATCTGGTTAAAAATTGCGCTTGCGTTTTTTGCGGCATCTTTATCGACAACACGAACCACACGGAGATCATTACCGTACTGCAAGAAGTTAACAGCACTCATGAAATAATCAGCGGTTAGGTTGTCTGGGGAACCAAAATAGTTTACCAGTTCGACTTCGTTAGAAATCTGACGGATCTGATAAGCTGGCCCCCATGAAAATTTACCAACAATGGCAGCGCGACCAGTTGAATTTCGAACAACGGTAGATTGTACCGATGTTTCTTTTGTTTCAATACCTGGAGATTGTAAAGCCATTATAGAATTTCCTCTAATTTATATAAACGAAATACCGTGAGAACCAACCGAAATCGTTTCATCACCGCTAGTAACGATAACCGGACACAATGCGTCTTCGTATAGCTGTTCGCGTTCCCGTGCAAAAACTTCATTGGCTAGTCTTAAATCGTCTTTTTCGCAGAATTCGGCAAATTTCATTTGAGTAGTAAGCCAACCGAAACAAGCAAGAGACATAACGAGATCGTCATGAAACCCTTCTTCCGCAGCCCACGAAACGCCTTTTTCTGAGAAAGTACGAAATTCGAGTATTGTCTTTTTGTTATTTATGATCAGTTTATCTTTCTCGATCAGGTCTTTTAATGTTGAGCAACCCATCGCTTTAGAACGTTTGGTCTGCTTCATACCCAGATCGTTGTAGCTGTCGCAAATAACATTCTCATATTCCAGTTCGGAAAACAGAGATTTAGCAACTGAATGCCCTGTGCTATTTAGCTCAATATAAATCCATGCTTCGTTATACATATTCAGATAACGTAACAGGATATCAGGCAAAATAAGGTGCGATGTTCTGTTAGAGTGATAAACTGCAACCTGTTCAAACGGCATCGCGCTAATATCGATGATGTGCATCGCGTGATAGTCCTGACCGCGCCCTTCGGCTGGATCAAGCACTGCAACGTATTTATGCCCTTCTATCGGCTTCTTATACTGATAAAAGTTTGTTTCAGTTTCATCAATATCAATCCATGACATTTTAGACAGTTTCCAGCCAGAAATCAGGGTTCCGTTTGTACCCATAAATTCCGCACAGTGTTCCTGTAGGAATGCTTCTTTGCTGGAGCCAGCGATCATCTTCGCAGACCACGAATAACCGTCATCGAATACGCCGTCATCACCGTCAGTGTACAATCGTTCTTTAACTGATGTCCAAATCGCCGTGTACGGCACGAAGCCGGATTTTCCTTCTACCGCAGCGTTCCAGATATCATAGAAGTGGTTAAGCCCGTTAGGAGTCGTTGTGATAAGGATTTTAGACTTACGACCAGAAGAGATTACTGGTTGAATCGCTAACCACGCATCCTGGAAATTCGGGATAAACGCACATTCATCAATATAGATCATTGCGAAGGCGTTACCACGGACAGCATCAGGTGAAGATGCAAATGCACCGATTTTACATTTGTTGTCCAGTTCGATAGAACCTTTGTTCCATTCAACGATCCCTGGTTGCAGGAAATCAGGCAACAGTTCGATCGCTTGTTTGGTACGGTCGAGCACTTCCGCAGACATAGACGCTTTATGCGCCAGAACACCGACGAATTTATCCTCGTTGAAGCACACGAAGTGCGCTAGGAAGATAGCAACAACTGTTGTTTTACCCAACTGACGAGACAGGTTACAGGCAACCATACGGTTTTTGTGCATTTCGATCAGCATTTCTTTCTGATAGTCACGCAACTGTACTTTGATTGTACCGTAGTCAATGTGGGTGATAGCACAATATGTTTCTGCAAAATAAACGATATCATCGCGACATTTAACCCACTCGATAAGCATCTGTTGCGTCCATTTAGTTTGGACAAAAGCGCGTTTTAAGTTGGGGTTTCCGTTATATCGACCTCGTTTATTTGTCTTGTCTTTATATGTTGCAAACTTAGTACGATCTGTTGATTGTAAATCAACTTTATGAATAGCGTTTACTTTCAGATAATCACTGAATGTATACGGATACCATTTATTATCGTGCTGGCTTTGAATCCATTCCATCCCCGCTTCATCAATTTTTCGTTTCAGATACTGGGGGTTCATTAGCCCTATAGGGTGATCTGATTCCTTACTCGGATCGATCGTCGGTTCCATTTCCATCATTATTTACCTCTACGACTTCACCATCTATGAAGCCCTCTTTTGGTTCGTAGGCACTACCATATTTTTGCATCAGTTCAGTTGGTGATCCGACAAAAACGGTTGCGTTTTCGATATTCATTTCACCGCCTTTACTTTCTTTCGACGATGTAGTAGTCTTCTCTTCGGTGATTTCGCGCATTTCTTTGTGAATCTTCATCAGACCGATGTTTGAAACGTTTAACTGGTTCATCAGGCTTGTGAACACTTCGACGTGTCTCGGTGATTCGGAGTTCTTCGCGTTATGCAAAGCGATTTCAGCCATATCCATGATCATCTGATTCATGTAGTGCGCCGTAGTACGCGCGAGGCTATAATCCTCTTCTAAGTCCGGTTTTCTGTCTGCCGGATGTGATTCAACTGGTTTAAGTTCCAGTTTTTCATAAACAACGACATCCTCCCCAGACTCAACGCCGCCTGGGAGAGCATCAATATTCAACAGTTCTTGTAAGTTCAGTTTATCATCCATTCTCATTCCCTCGGCTTAGGAGGTTCATCACCAGACGGGATCGGCTTATCGTGCGAATACGTCTGAATATATTCTTCGCCCGTGTAATCCTGCAAAGGCAGATCTACCGGATCGGCTTGACTATCAACGGATTCAAAGTTATCTTTATCCAATGGGTTCATATTGGCAAAGAAATCCGTGTATACTGTTCTGATTTCGCCCTTAACGTCAGTAACAGGCGGGTACAGATAACCCTGCAATTCGAACATGAAAGACCATTCAACATGTCGGCGCTGTGATGCTTCGCCCTCAAACGTTGTATCTGGTGCAACCGACTGGAGACTGATTTTGATGTCTCGGTCAACTGTGATTTCGTTCTTATGCAGTTCGGTAATCTTGCAGTTGAAATGTGGTTGAAAATACGGTAAAATCTGTTCTGCGATCTGAAACATGTCGTCTTCATATCGCGTATACACACCCAGTTCAAAAATTAAACGATAAGGCACAGGGTTAAACTGTGTGATCGTCTTGCGGGGTGATTGCAATTGCGTCATTTTTTGGTTGACCGCTATGCTGGTTTTACGAATTGCGTTATATTGCAGATCGACCAGTGATAGGTTCATTCGCGGTAAAATGGTTTCCGTCTTTGCTACGTTTTCCTGACTATACGCATAGTTGAGTTTATTCATGGAAGCAAGAAATTTCTCTTTCGATGCGTAGGTAATTGGAACCTTAATAAATTTTTCTTGATCGCCGCGTACTCTTTTAACCTGAACATGGTTAAACAATTGTCCCATAAGAACAATGTAGTTACGCAGCGAACTATTATACCAGTATCCAAACAATTTTATACTCCTTCTATAATATTCAACAGTTTATCGTAATTGGATATATCTGTTGTTTCTGTATATCCATCCATCATATCTGATTTATCAACTACGCCACAAACAAGAGATTGTTTGATCTTCTGTTCAATACTCATTGCATCAATACCTTTATCGAATAATTTTTGATAAACCAGTTCGTGTTTATAAACGGATTTATTTGATTGCGCACACATTCTTTTCTTTGGTGTTCTGTTGGTTATCCCAAATTTCAGAAATTTTCCAGATAGTGATTGTACGTATACGTATGCTGGTTTGTTCGTATTGAACCCAGACGTTGCGCATTTTTTACAGCGATGACCTTGATTGAGAAAAGCAACTATACTTACATCCCAATTATGGCCTTTATCGCAAACCATTGATATTTTTGTGTGAGCATCTTTATACACCCCAACGAAATCTATGAATGTATATCCAATTGAATCTGCAAGAGTTTTGATTTCCTCGATTCTGTTTTCCTTTGATATTTTCATCTTAGGAGAACACAAATAACATCCGTTTGGACGACTTTTGTTGACAAATGGTTTGATCTGTTTTTCTGTTCTATGTCCTTTACTGCAAACAACATAAAACTTTGAATATTTTGTGATCGCTGATTGGTCTACCCATCCATCAAAAGATAGTTCTAATTCCGCACAACGTTCTTTTAATTGATGTTCTCGTTGTTCTATAGAGATTTTTGCAACCATATCATAAACCCCTCTTTGAAGAGGGTATAGACTTCCGCCTATACCCATTTAACTTATTTATGGTAGACTTGCAAACGGAGAACCGCGACCGTTGACAACATCAAAAGATTCGATAAACTCGTCACCTTCTCTTTCAAATTCTTTGTCTTCTTCGTACTGTTCAATGTTAATATCTGCCAGCCCGTCAAGATTTCGAATAGGTTCAAGATCCAGTTCTGCATCAGGTTCGATATGGATTCCTTCGTTTCGCTGCAATTCAGGAGCCAATTCTTCGCCCGTGTAGATGAATTTAGCCAGGTTGATTTTACGTTGAGGACGATCACCGAACTGATAGAACGGATCTGCTTCCACCCATGTAATTTCAAACAAGCTGTTATCCATTGGGAAATAAACCAAATCCCCCAGCACCGGAATACCACCATCAGTTTGATGTGCAAATAAACGCGGATTTAGTACCAGCGTCATTTCGTCGTTAGAACTCAACCCGAATTTTCTAAAGAAGTCCCGCTGTCCTTCATAGTTAGCATATGATTCAATATATGCAGCGATCTTCCACGATTTCGTGAATTTAGACTCTCGGTCTTCACCCAGAATTTTATCTATATTCACAAATTCACGTCTGACATAATACATATCAGGTGATTTCATCTGGATTGATTCTGCTGTAAGTGAATCATGTAGCTGTTGTGTTGGGTTATATTTGTACCAGTTTACATACGGGTTAGTGACTTGATCCTTTAAGTTGCGATCGACTCCCTCCCCCGTTGACAACTGAGCGAATAAACTTTCATCCCAGTTTTGCATTATTCCCCCTACACCATAATAATAGGAACTGCGTCAGACATAGAAATCAGTTCGTCGCGCAATCCTTGTAATTTGGTTTCCGCTTCCTGAATCAGTCGTGTTCCATCTGGAGCAACACCACCAGGCAATTGCATACCCTGAAACTTAGCCAGAATTTGCCCGTTGATTTCTTTTACCAGCGCGGTTGAGTAGTCTTTTACCCAACGGTTGTTATATGCAGAGGTTCCACCAGTAACAGTTGTACCCTGTCCCGCTCGTACACCGCCCACAACCGCGTTATACGGGTTATCGTAGATGTCGGCTATGGATTGGTCTTCTACTGCGTTAGAACCCGCTGTAGCGTATCCTGCAACGCTTCCTACGGCACTAGGAACATCGACAAAGGATCTTACCATCACTTCAATGACAATAATATCACCGTTGTTGACTTTACCCCATACACAAAACTGACCAGTGTCGTCGTTGTACCAGTAATCAGGTAATGGAGCCAGCAACTCTTGCATTGAACGTTGATATGACATCATCTGTGTAAAATACCCCAGATCCGCGCCATATGCATTCATACCGTACACGCTTGATGCACAGCGACCGCCCAGAGAACCACCAGTAAGCCCCATCAGGAAATCAGTAAACCACGGATAAACCGCTGTACCGTCCATAGAAACCAATGAACCGATATTTGTACGCAATACTTTTGTAACCGCGAAAATATGTTCTTTACTCAAATCAAATACGTTTCGCGGGTTGTCTTCGCCTAACGTAAGGATAATGTAACTTTTGTTTGTTCCGTTGTAGTGATATTCCGCATACAGATCCAGTGCGCGTTGAATGCAATCGTAAATCTGGTCTTGTGTGATTTCGATTTTGATGATTGGTGCGCCCAGACGACGAAGAATTTCATCCTTCAATTGTTCAGGATTGTTCGTAATCATATGATCCTCAAAAGGGGCTTGCGCCCCTTGTTAAATTATGCCACAGTTACCGTGCATTCAGTTGATGTTATTTTAGTCGTTAGTGCATCCGTCACTTCGACTTTATACACCCCATCTTCTGCTACAGTGGTAAGGCTTGCGCCTGTCTGACCGGAAATTTCCGCAGTGTCTTTAAACCATTTATACGTATATGGTGTTTTACCACCAGTCACGACAACAGCAAGATCCATGTTAGCACCTGTGCTGTATGATTTAGTAGCACTCAGATCCGTAGTGAATGCAAGAGCCGGACGAGGTGTTACAGTCACGGTTGCTTTCACTGAATCGTTTTGGTTGTTCATTGCGTCAGTTACAGAAACATAGTATTCACCAGCATCAGCGCTTGTAACAGCAGATTTGGTAAATGTTGCTGATGTTTCCCCAGAGATAACAGAGTTATCTTTGAACCATTCGTAAGTGTACGGAGGTTTACCACCGCTGTATACAACTTCCAGAGTCAGAGGATCACCGTCAACCACCGATTTGTCAGCCAGGTTAGTATCAAACTGAGGAACCGGATAAACAGCAACCGTCACTTCGTCAGAAGTAATTACGGTGTTGTCTGCATCGGTAACAACAACTTTATACACGCCAGCGTCGGCAGAGGTAATGCTTTGGATCAGAATGCTCGATGCGTTAGTACCTACATCAGCGGTTCCTTTCTTCCACTGGTAGACATAAGGCAGTTTACCACCTGTTACCGTAACCATGAAAGAAATGTCATCACCTTCGATATAATCGCCACGCCTAACAAGGTTTTGCGTAAACGATAACGGAATTTTCTTCGGTTCGTACTTAACATCTGCTTCCGCTTCGGTAATATACGGAACCAATGCGTTTGCAACGTCCTGATGCGATGCTTTATTGGTTTCCAAATCAGAAACACGTTGTTCAAGTTCGCCACCAGTACCGCTTTCAAGTGCAGCAACACGAGCAGTCAAATCTGAAATCAGTTTATAGATCCCTGTTTCCGATCCGGTTGTGTTTACACCGATAGCCGCTTTACTGTCACGCGCTGTTTTCTGAATACCGTCTTTCAGGAATGGATCAGAACTCGTTGCATCACCGTAAACAGCTTTACCCATCGCGATATTAGCCGCAACGAGTCCACTTGAAGTATTACCAACAACAGATTCAACGTCAATCAGTTTCTGGTGATCGTCACGTTGGGTGTTCTCAACGTTCAGCAAACGGCCTTTGATGCTCGTAGGCTGTGAATCAGTACCGATATCGGTCATAACCTGAGCCATTTCCCCACGAAGACCATCATCGCTTGATTCACCGACGATCATGTTGATATCACCGATGTCACGTTTGATTGCGCTGATGTCGTAACGAATACTACCAGGGATCTGAGAGTTACCGACAGCATTTTCCAAAGAAATTACGCGAGGTAATACACCAGTAGCAGAATCATTCATCTGTGTTTGCAGGGTTGCGATATTCGATTCTGCTGTAGTCATACGCGCAGAAATACTACCAGTTCCACCCGTGCCAGTACGACCGATATATTGGTTGATGCTGGTTAGTTCGGAATTGATACCAGTGATCTCAGTACCGATAATGTTTAGACGAACATATACAGATTCAAACGTCGCTAAATGTTTTGGCCCCATTTCGTTACGCAGATCGGTTACTTCATCAGTTAAATGACCTACGTCTGAGTTAGCCCAATCATCTTCAAGGCGCGTAATACGTCCTTCATGAATCGAAATCGCTTGCGCGTTCGTCATGATTTTGTATTTCATGCCGGAACCCGTTGATGTCGGATCTACGTCGCCGTTTTCGTTAAACCCAGGGTACGCACCCATTTCCCCTTTCAGGAAAATAATATCTTTTCGAATGGTACGGTGTTTAGGATCTGTTGAAGCGTCCCACGTCCCGATCTCTTTATCGAGATCCTGGATTTTCAGGGTATTGCTTGCAGTAGAACCTTGAACCGCAGTCATATCAACTTTCAACACTTCTACATCAGCAACAACCTGATCCAGTTTGTCAATCACGCTTTCATCAGAAATAGCCGCGAGGTTTTCACTAATGAGGTTAACCTGATCGATAACTTCGTTGATTTTTGCAGTCTGTGTAATGGTGTTGGTTTCTAATTGCACCGCGTTCTTTTGTACCAGAACACCGCACCTGTTTAAAGAACCCTCGTTAGTGACTTTGGTTTTAGCACCATCGAGAGTTTCGCCGTTAATTATCCAGTTGATCGGGGTTTGTGTGGTGTCCGAAGGGACACCATCAACAAACGGGATCTTTGGTAACGGGTTAAGTTTTGAAATCATGGATTAACCCCTTTATCGTACTCGAATTACATAGTTGACCGCAAGGTTCTTCATTCGCGTTTCGTTACCGCCTACAGCCATTGCTTTACTGAGTGATGGATCAGGCCAGTATAATTTCTGGTCATTCTTCTCAGCAGTACGCAGTTCATAAACACACTGCCATGATGGTAAGTTACCACCAGACTGATAGATCATCTGCAATGGATGCTCATGAGACTGTACTTCGTGATGCTGGTATGTACCAAATCCACGACCTGGGTCTAAACCACGTCCCGCATCAAATCCGCGAGCAACTACGCCGCGCATATCAGGAAGATTAAAGATGTTACCACTACCGCCATACGTATAGCCTATACGTGCAAACAGTTCTGGGTATTCGTATGTATACATCCCGCGACCGTTGGCAATACACAGGTTTCCGTAATCGGAGTTAAATGCAGCCATCATCATACAGCCAATCGGTAACGATGCTTCGATATCGCTATGTGTCTGGTATTTATTAGCAGCAGCAACTGAACCCTGATACAATGCACCACCAGTGATAGCGCTGTCACGGTTGCTCGGTACTACGTTAGCACCCGCAGAAAGAGCAGTGTTAGCCAGCCCTGCGTTTACTTCTGTTGATAATTTAACCAAACCGAAAGAACCACCGGAGCCTTTAAGGTTAGCCAGTTTTAACGGGGTAACGGCTTTGGTATCATCAGTTCCTGCGTTTACTTCTGCCTGACTTGCTAGGCGAACAATACCCAGATCGCTTTCTGTTGCATTCAGACGAATAAACGTATACGGTGAAATTGCGAAACCGTCGCGAATAGTACCCGCGCGGACTTCTGAAACCGTAGCCAACTGAACCAAACCGAACGCGCTTTCTGTTGCGTTGGATTGTACCGGAACCAGAGCAGAGATTGCTTGTTTTACCTTCAATGGTGTCATTGAGGTTGTATCATCAGTACCCGCTGTTGCCTGTGCTGTCGTTGACAGTTTAGAAGAACCCCACACGGTTTCTGATGCGTGTCTGGTATTGAAAACCACATTGATCGAACGCGGAGTTAATGAAACCAGATCGTTTGCGACATCAACCGCTTCCGCATCAGTTGCGTATTTGGTATATCCCCAAACGGTTTGTGACGCATGAGGATTTTGTAAACGATATGCCAGCAATGCAGGAGTAACGATCGTTTCGTTGTCTGTCCCTGCGTCAATCATCGCCTCGGTAGCAATAGCAGCAATACCACGCATACCAGGAGCCGCGTTAGGCAAACCAACATCAGTACGCGCCCACGGGCCTATAGAGGCTAATGCTTGCTGTACGTTGACGAAAGTCGAGGGCCATTGCGTACCTGCCGGATCAAAAGTCACGTAAACGGACGCATCGCTTACGTGGTTAATTGTGTTGTTACTCATTGGTTATCCTTACGCAATACGTTTAAAGTAGAAAATTGGAACTGCCGGAGTTACAGCAAGATCCACCTCACCCAGTTTCGACCACGTACCGTAACCAGATCGTGCCTGTACATCGATTGTTCCTACCATAGATATTCCGTTTTCAGTAGTATTTGTTACCGGATGCGGAACACAATCAATAAACCGAACTTCCAGAATTTCACCGTTCAAGCCCTTGCGAGTTACCAGATCGAAATATTTTTCGTCATTGACAAATTCAGTAAACTTGTTGTAGACTGTTTCGCATACGGTTGATGCGTTCGTTGTGTTATCGAACACGAACGGGAATCCATAAACATGAATTGTTGCTTTTGTCTGGTCTGGATCTGTGTTTTGTACAGTACCATCAAAAGTTATAGTCTCTACCTGCTGAACAGCGGTCGGAGGACTGTCTTCTGTCATCATGATAACCCCGTTGATCGGGATCTGTTGAGACAGAGTATACAGGTCATCGATTGCTGATTGCACGTTGGGATAATCTACCCCTTTACGAAGCTGATCGACGTTTGCACCACCGATAGTACGTTTACCACCGATAAGAGGGTCTTTAGTACCCATTTCATATTGCAAAAAGTCTGCTTCACGGGAAGGGACTTTCGCCCCCTCCCTTGTCTTTGAAATAAATTGTGTCATTATGCTACCCTTATCCAGCGATGTGCAGTAATATACGGAGGGAGCGTTTTAAGTTTATCTGGGGTAGTGTTACCCTGATTTACTTTCAATACATCCTCACGGTATTTAGTGTATCCTGGCCCTGTTGCATCTGGGTCAACCTGACAGCCACCAATGATAATGATCCCGTTGTCGTCCTTAATCAGAACTTTATCGGTTGATTCAATTTGTGGAACGTTGATCGGATGAATTTCATAACCACGTTCACCACCAGAACCACCTGCTGTGTGTGTAGGCTGTCCAGAACCATCCAAATCGTTGTTGTTTAAACCAAAATCGCTATCTGCTGCATCAGTTGTCCAACCAGCGATAAATTGACCTTCTGCGTACCGTTTCCAGATACCGAAGCCCATGTATTCGCCTGGGTTTGCGTCGTTATGCGCGTTTTCGTAGATCGTCCCGATCGGATGAATCACATCAAAAAACGCTTGCAGATCCAGCAATCGACCGCTGAAAGGTTCCGTAATTTTACGCATCGTTTTCTGCGACGGGTTGTTATAGTCGGTATATTCAATCCGTCCAACTAGGGTTAACTCTTCTTCGTTGTTCAGATAGATTTTATCGGTATGCTCTTTAATACCGCCAACACCTTCCCATTCCATTACAGTTCCGATATCGTTATTGAACCAACGGATCGTAACAACATCGCGACTTTCAAGAGGTTGACTGAATTTGATACCTGTTACAATGGAATCAACAAAGATCAAACTGTAGTCCTGTCCAGAAGGAACCCACGCACCGGAGTTAGCTAAACAGCTATCTTCATCATAACCTTCTGCCCCTTCACACACGAATGTAGGAAGATCCGCGTCACCTGCTTTAACAAGTTGGCGACCGTTCAACAGCAGTTCGAAAGAGTTCGGATTAATCAATACACGAGAACTGATCCCGAATTCAGCAGTGGTAAATTCTTTTTTGGTTGCAAGGTTGCCAACCCAGATTTCACCAGGTACGCTTACCAGTTCAGTATCACCCGTGTTGTATACGCGCATAGTATGCGCCTCATACGTCGATCGCCATGTCGCTATACCATCCATATAGGTTACGAATTGAAGCGTGTCTCCAGCGTTACACGGACGTTTAAGGCGTATGTTAGTACCATCAAGGTCAATCAATTCTCCAGGGTTTGTACCAGGTGAACCATAATCGCTGTTTGCTTCAACAAATCCGTTTTTGTCGTCGATGTACAGCAAGTTACCACGATAGTAAACTTCCAGAGCACGGACGTTGTACGAGTTACCAGGGCCAAACACATTCGGGAAATCTGTCTGTCCTTGTGTAGCAATATATGTTTCTTTTGCTACAGTAGCCAGATCGGAAGTTGTGATTTTGTCAACCTGTTTGTTTTCGACATATTCCCAACGACCAGGCGCACAATAAACTAACTCAACATCCATGAAATCTTTGTACAGTTCTTTGTAAGTTGGTGATCCTTTGATGGTATCACCAGTTGCAGGAACAATACGGACGTTGTTTACAGCCCATTTACTCCATACGTCACGCAGACGAATAACCTTGTTATAATCGCCTACGCCGCCTTTAGGGAGGTTTACAGTAATACGGTTGTTGCTGGTATTCAGCGCCCATGAATCACCGAAAATCGGGTTCAGAGTCGGTGCTGAATGTGTTTTCCATGCACCCGCTGGGTGTGGGATCTCCCCATCACCCAGCTTTTCGTATAGTTCGGTAAAGTTAGCGTTTGTTTTCTGACCACCACGGCGTAAGTAATCGCCAGCGCCATCATCAACCACGTTACCAATAATAATTTCTTGTTTCATGCTGCGATCCCTGATTTAATGGTGTCAACCGCTTTAATCGAGAACTTAATTCGATCTTCGAGTACCGATTGGACGTTTGCATATACAATGTCACCAGCACCGACAGTGAAAGTAAGTGAATACATGTCATCATCGCTATTTTTCAGTACAGCATATTCCGTAGAATATACGCCCCTTGCGATACGATCCACAGACAGGAGAAGTTCAGCCATTTTGTTGACTGTACCTGTCATATTTTCAGCATATACGAGCAACTTAGCCCCGCTGAATTCACTGTAACCGAATAAAGGAATTGCGGTCGGTGATGCTTTCAAAATTAGTTTGGTAGTATCCACGGGCATTGTTTTAGATCCGAACATAGATTCGACTGAATAATCCCATGTGGTTACTGAACCTTCTTTCTTCACACACCATAATTTAATCTGGGTGTAAGGAGAAGTGATATAAAGCTGATCCTGAACCCCTTTGATGTTATCGCCAACTTGAGGACGAAATACAACAGGACGATCAACAGAAATACTACCGTTACTATTTATGAAATAGCACCCTTCGCCAGCCTTACCAGACGGAAGAACAACCGTAATTGGCCCTGTTGCTGTATCCATATCATGCAATGAACCCAGTTCGATCGGGTTTGCTGAATAATACGTTCTTGGCAACTTCTGGAAATATCCAGTTGCATGAAGCAGCATTGTACCAACACCATCATTTGCAGTCAGCAAACGCACATCACCGAACGCATTATACACGTTGGTGATGATTTCGTTAAGTTTAACACCGCCGTCATACAGCGGGTCACCAGTTGACGGGTTGCCGATCTGCCCCACGTCAATTAATTTTTTACCTGTTTGATATGCCATTATGGTTTCCTTAGAATTCGAAAATAATACTGACTTCTTCGGTCTGATCTGGGGATCGAATAATCGGTTGTCTGTTTTCCATATAGATCATCTGTCCAGAATCCAGTTCGAATTGATCCTTTGTATAGAATTGTCCGGTTGCTTTCACTTCTGGGTCTGTTGGTTGCGCCTTTTTCAACAGCGGGTTAACAATCACGCTGATTTGACGGAATCCACGGTTGCCAGGTAGCGAGGCTTGTGGGAAAAATAGAGAATCCATATACGCACGGAATCGCATTGAATGAACTTTCATACGGAACACCAGATCATACATATCTGGATACCATTTGATCACGTTGTCATAACCCCAGCGTACCGGATCTTCTTCCAGTTCATCAGGGAACGGAACAACGATATGTTCGTTTGTGCATCGGTTGATAACGACATCAGGCGGGATCGTATAAAGATATTCCCACTTGTACCCGTCGCCCATATCAATTCCGTTTGCTTCTCCGCGTGGAGGTTCAACAGATTCATGGGTCGGTGTCCAGATACCACCAATGCGCACACATTCGACTTTACCTGTGATACTGGAAATAGAACAAGAACCAATATCAGGAACGTCTACAACGCGGTAAATCATCCATCCTTTCCCGTAGTCAGTACGGTTGTAAGGTGCGGAGTTGACAACCACGATATCATTCACATAGAATATTTTAGGGTTTGGATAGCGAGTGTCGCCCCAATCTTTACGCGGAACGATTGCATCAATCATTTCGCCAGGAACTTTTGTCGCCCCGATCATATGCGTCCACATATCAACAATACCATCTGTATCATCGTTTGGATACGGGGGAGCGAATTCAGGATCTGATTCGTTATCAGCCCATTGTTCAGTTCTCCCTATTGACATATAAATCGAGTTGTGATCGGGGTCATCCCCGATCATATCACGAAAGTTCATCATGTTTTCCGTGCGGAATTTTCCTGTTACAACCGCACGGTAGATGTTTTGTTGAGCCATTATTTTCCTACCTTTCTCTGAGTCGGTGGATTCGGATCACGAGGATTACCCGCATCGTCTTTCAATCGTTTTTCCACTAAGTTACGGAACTGAGAGTATTTAACCGCTGAACTATCGAACAGAGGACTTTGATCGAATCGACGCGCAGACGGCAAAACACCGTTTAACGGTTGTTCATCAATGTCATATTGTGGTGGAACATCGAACGGTTGCCCCGCTTTAGGGTGTGGTTCATATAATGCTTCACCTGTTACAAGGTCAAATGTCTGGTTTCCGTTACCGTCAAGACGTGCAACACGATCGGGCCAATACTTAGGATATCCGCTATCAAAGCGATAGTTTCGGAGGATATCAATGATTGTTTCACTATGGGTCATCGACAAACCGGAGTTAATGAACACCGTCAGCATAGTGATCCCGATAAAGCCAAAACCTACCGGATGCACAAACCGCAACACGTCATCTTTATAACGAGAAGCCGGAAGGTTTGAACGGATTTTCATCACGTAGTATGAACGCCCACGGTTGAAATAGTCGATCGAGTTGTTCGCCATTTGCTTACCACGAACACCACGCAGAATACTACCCGTGAAATTAGTCTTTTCTGACTTAACAACCTGTCCTTCAAGGAAGTTACCGATCACGTTATGCAGAGTCATAGACCATCGCAATTGCCCGTCTTCATAATCACGTTCGATATATGTCACGTTTGCTCTTGCTGTTGGTGTATAAATCGTGCGCCCTACAATGTCCTGACTGATGTTAGTCGAAGAAACCAGTATATCATATTCCAGAGTGTTTGAACTCTCGATTTCTACGGATACGTCTTCGTTGTACAGCAGTTTGAACAGGAATTTATAACTTGCCTCGATACCTTTCGTGGAGTAAAAATCACTCGCACGGGATTCAAAGAATCGCACAACTTGATCACGCTTCGTTTTATCCAGATAGATATTGCGTCGGTTTACTTCCGACCACAAATATTCAACACAGTTCTTCTCGCGTGGATATTTGTTCCTGATAAGGTTCAGCAATTTGTTATAGTAGGTGTTTTCACCCAACGAAACGAACTGCAAATAATATTCACCAAACTTCTCGAAATATTCCTGATCCAGATAGCTTTGTGGTGCAAAGCGAGTAATCATATGGCTTAAATCAGGATCAATCAAACCGGGCGACAAATCCGGTACATAAGGTTGTTCCCTTTCCTGCTGAATAAGATCCGCAATCAGTAATGTGTTATCTGGTTTCCAGAAAATCGTAAGGCTATCACGAGCGCGGTAACTCAGTTCAAAGAACCCGATAATTTCACCAGAACTTTTATACAACAACACACCGTTAGTGTATTTGGTAAATCCGGTAAATTTAATGTTGTTAATGTAAATTGTAACATGTCCACGATCCCACACCTCTTTGTTGACGCGCAACGTAGAAGAAGGTCCAGCGGTATCAGTTACCATTTCATATACAATTTTCGGATACACAACCAACGGACGGTTATCATTCGTGATCCATGTACGAACAGAATCACGGAAGAACCAGCTATAATTTGCCTCGTTGTAGTATTCCTGTGCGCCGAATTTCCACACGGTCGGATCATCAATATTTGCTCGAATAGTAGCAAAGTTGATAGACAGACTAGCAGTATAGCCAGGACGCAAATCATACTTAACAGCAGCAACCAATTCAGGATTAGTTATCAGCAGTTCAGGATCTGGCAAAGTTCCTGGGTATTTGTAGTTGGCAACAGAAATATAAATTTCTTTTCCGTTTGTTGACATATTGGTGTATTCATGTTCAATGAAGAAACGTTCTTCCTCAGTGTTCCCATACAGGCGCACAAAGGTTTTAGTGTCTTCTTGCCACTGATACACACCAGAATCAACAGAAGGAACTACGTTTTCCGGTTTTGTTGGATCTTGCAGAGCAACTTTAACTTCGCCTGTAACGAGCACGTAAAGTTTGCTGTCCATCACATCCATTTTCTTAACAACAATTTTATCATTGCCTGGAACAATGGTATAGCTTGTTTCGTCGAAAATCTTTTCCCCAAAAGTTGGAGAACTCGGATCGGTGTCGATCGGTGTTTGTTTCAGAGCAATACGACGAACTATGTTTTTCGCTGCAACATAAAGCCAATCGTCGGAACATGCCATTGCTTCTGCATATTTCGATACATCACCAGGAAGTTTTGCAAAGGTATTGTATGAGTCAACATCAAAATCTAACCCTGTCTGGTTCCCCAGTTTTGCAAAGATGATATCGTCAGCAGAGAATCGCACATCGTCAGCAGACCAGCGAATATCCGTTGAGGTGCGCCCGTAGAAGATCCGGTCGTAACCCAGTACATATGTTGTGTTTGTGCTTTGGTACGCGACAGAACGCGATACGGGGTTTCCTACGCGGTCGTTAAACGCCTTGTAGTAATGCCATGTTTGCCCCTTGTCATTGGATACCTTAGCCATGTTCTGAAAACGTTCAAACAGATATAACAAACCGTTTGACGCTACCAGAAAAGTTCTGTTAATGTCATTACAAACGTGTTCAATGTGATCCTGGATCTCGTGATAGTTTTCCTGTGTAAGAATCTTATCACTAATCTGGGATACGTCAGTGTACAGTGGAGAAAACACAAAGTCTTCTTTCATCAACGCTGCCATTACCACATCTGTATTAAAATTCACGTAATTCTGATTGTTCTTTGCGAATTTTTCGTTTATAAATGCGTCACTTGGTGTAAATTCGCGCATGGTTGAATATGCGTAGGCGTTAAGGGTGAATGTCCAGAGTTCATCACTGTAAACCCAATCAGACGGTTCAAATCCCTGATGTGTAACCTTAATACGGAATTTGTAAAAGCTATCCGGTTGCACAGCAGTAGAGAACCATTCGTTCACATACGCATAGCCCAACTGGAACCATGTTAGATCCGCATCTGGAATCACAGCACCACCCGCACCGCGAGTTTCAGCCATTTCCACGACATAGTAAAAATCCATGCCGACGCTATCCCACTTCAAATAAACGAAGTTAGCAGCCAGTTTATCAACGCGCAAACTGGTAATTGACGGCGCTTTAATCATATGTTTCTCCAAATTTGCGTTTTACTTATATCCCATATTTAGCAAACAAAAAACCCCTGCCAAATGACAGGGGTTGTAAATTATTGACTGATTGGATTCATCGTCAACGTTGTATATTGAGGACGTAGATCGTTTTCAAATACAATCAGAGAACCATCACGGGTGAAAATGTTCTCTTCCAGAGGTGTACCAGTCAGTTCGATGTAAGCAGCGCTGAATCGCTCGGATGGAACGTTCAGGACACCAAGATCGAAACTAATGAAATCATTAAAATGTTCCACATAGCCGACTTCGTAATATTTATCACGATCGGTTACTCCAGGATATTTATCAAAATCGTTTCCTGTATAGGCTGCGATACCGATATCACCGTTTTTGAATGGCCCGATAACCATTTTCGCGAGTCCGGTCGTGGTGTTCATATCTGTTGACGCATAGCGCACATCATACGAATCACCAGCAGCATTTGTGTACTTGAACCCATTCGAAACAACAGAACGTGATTTCACCTGGTTTAAGAAGTGAATACCAGACATCGGGGCGCTGTAATAGTTATCCAGTTCACGCAATAGCTGAATAGTCGCAGAAGAACCAATGATCGACACGTCCGCGTTATCAACATAAGTCAACATCTTGGATTTACTGAAAGATTTGTTGAAAATTTCAACGTTATCTGTGTAGTATCTGTCAATTTCATTGATTACTTGACCACGCAACCATTCCTCAGACTCGATCAACTTACTGATATCATACGTTACTTTAACGCTTTGTACAATATACAGGTAGTTCGGGTCAAGGATAGACGGCGTAATAGTCGCCAGGTTATACTTCGCCAGATAGTTTTGCATGTCCTCTTTTTGAACAGAGGTTAAGCGCAACCCTGATTTCGGTTTAACAGCGATGAACGCATAGCCAGGTTTTTCTTTATCAGTAAAGCACTGAACCGCCTGAATAACAGAACCGAAACGGTGAGACAGGAACGATTCATAATCCGATGCAGTAACACAACGGCGCTGTGTCTCACGCATAATAGGCGCGAGTTCACGAATACGTTCGATATCTTCCGGTTCACCACCACCATCAGCGCCTACATAGTCCGCTGAATCAGTCGGGTTCTCAACAATATTCGTAATGCTAATGTTTGTCAACGTATCCACGTAGACAAAGTTTTCAGCACCGTTTGCTTCTTCGCCGTTGGTTGAAATATATTCAATAACAACGGTTGAACCGTTTGCAGGTTTCAAGCCACCGATGTAATCCGCAGTCAGAGCACCACCTGCGACCTGTTGGCTGGTTTCACCTTCACCAAAGTAAACTTCGGTATGTCCATCCACAGTTTCACGCATGTAGAAAATTGTTGATGCGCCCGTTGCGTTTACGATACTTTCGTTTGTCCAGTCATCCCATTGAGCGCCGTTGACAGTAACGCGAACCTGACTACGGTCGATGTTAGGATCTCGAATCAGGATCGTAGAACCATCAAAGATGACTTCGGTACGGACTAAACGCCCCTGTACGATGTTCAACATCGAAACATAGTTATTGTCTTTATCACGAACAATCACCACGTCATCGGATACGACGAACGGGAAACTGTTTGTTTCTTTCACTGTACCAATGAATTTCGTACCGCGTGGAATACGGATCGATGTCGGGTTCAGTGGGTTCTTCGCAGTGATCAGGATCGCAGTATTTGCAGCGGTACGGGAGTCCGGCATATAGCCCAAATCCTGAGCCTGTTGGACAACAGAACTACGCAATGCAGCGGTACGAATAAACGATTCGAACAGTGCGGTGTTACTCATTTGCTGAATGTACAGTGTACAGTATGATAACAGATCCACAAGTACGTTCATGCGCGAGCCGGAGAAATCATAATCCTTGAATTCGTCCTGACCTCGGAGCCAGTTGATTAAGTCAGATTTGATTTCGTCAAAAGTAGCCCCGACAAAGATATCGGGGATCTGATTAATTTGCTTACGAGTTGTAGCCATCATGGTTTCCTATATTTGCAGTTGTCGAAATGAAACCTCACCATATTTCCTTTGCTGTTACTTTCTAACCCGCAATATGGACATTTGATGATTGGCTGATTTTTAATAGCCTCACTAAGTTTCTTTCTTTTTTCGATTGATGGAGAAGGTAACTTTTTACCCAGAGTAGGAGGTGTTTGTCTCTTCCGTGACTCAGACATTTTCTGTTTCGTCTCCTGAGTATGTTTATATCCTTTCTTCGATTCAGACATTTTCTGTTTCGTTTCCTGAGTATGCGTTTTCCCTTTACGTCCTTCAGCTATGCGTTTTCTTCGTTGTTCTGTACAAGGCTTTCCGTATAATGGATGTAATTTCCCAGAAAACAATATACTTCTTTCATTGGCTACCCGTTTTTTGGCTAACTCATATATTCGAGAAGTAGGGACAACGCCTTTCGCGCTACTTGATCCACGCCCACACATCATAGCAACAGCAAACCACATCTTACCACCATGTATACGAGCGAGTAAAAGATGCGCAACGAAATGTTCTCTCGCTGTCAAATACACCATATTATCAAAATCATCACTACCGCCCATAGATTTAGGAATGATGTGATGATGTTCCTTATATCCGTCTTTAAGCGGAGTTTTCCTCCGCTTATCTATAAGAGCTTTATATATCCTATCGTAATTCATTATTACCCCTCGTTATCGGGTATTTAGTATTGAACCATAGGGACGCAAACACTAATTGAACCGAATGTGATCGCGAGTCCGATTAATGACAATAATTTGTTTACGTATTGAGTTACCTTACTTAGAGCAAGCGTACAAATCTGGTTATAAATCACCTTGCATGTGTCCTTAAACGAGCGGGAACTGTCAACAAAGTTTTTATATAGCGATTGTGCGCCCGTCAGCGCGTTCTCATACGTTTTTAACAGGTCATCGAATGCAACCCCACAGTAACCTAAGAACTGGTTAATCTGAGCCATTACAGGCAGTTTCTTGAGTTCAGCCATTGCCATGCTGTAGGTGTCTTTCATCCCATTTTGCAGATTAGCAATCTGTGCTTTGATTCCCTCATATGCGGCCTTAGTCGCATTCACAGCAGCGTTAGCGGCATCAAGTGCAGCCTGATAAGCAGCAGTCGTTGCTTCCTTTACAGGTTCCCACATCCAGTTTAGGTATTGATCGAACTTGCGTTTAATCGCATCCCTTTCTTGTGTCTGTGTAGTCAGTGTGTTATACAGATCCTTAACCTGATCATAATACACGCGTATTTGCGCATACGACTGATCGATAAACTCTTTCACCTTCTCCTGTGCCATTTGGTACAAATCCATTGCCGTAAACCCAGGGAAGTTTCCACCCAGGATCACATCAAGCGGTTTGATTTGCATCATAATGTTACGGATAGCCAGAACAGCAGCCCATAAAGGGTTTGGAACCGTTGGAGGCATAGCCCAGATTTGCATTATTCGTCCGTACAGATCCACCAGAGCAACACAACCATTCTGAAACATGGTAATACACCAGTCAAAAAGCGTACTGCAAGCATCCACGAGGTCGCGAGCGCCAGCCTTGACATATTCAACGGTATAATTGTATGCACTGCCTATAGCGCTGTATATTGCGTTTATGACGTTCTCATAGGTTTCTGTACCAGCATCAATGATCGCTTGGAATGAATCTTTCAGTGTCTGTACTGAGTTATCACCAAAAATCAAATCATAGATGTTTATTGAAACACCCAGAATCGTAACAGTCGGTAAAAAACTCTTTATCATGTTCCACGCACCACCTACGATGTTTAACGCAGAAGACATAATATCTTTGAACACCTTAATTGCGGCTTGCCATGCTTGCTGTGACAACGCAAGAGCACCTGCTGTGATTTCCTCCATTGCGATAGACAAACCATCGTACATCGTGGAGATACCACCGGAACCCGTTTTAGTGATACCCGTAAGCATATCAAACACGAGCTTAAACGACTTGCGCGTTTCGTTCCATGCGGATAGCATTGCATCACTGATATTCGTGTACGCAAAACCTACCGTTGCAGGAAGACAACCCAAACCGGAGCGCATCATTGAAATTTCGCTAGGCAATGCCCCGTAAATTGACGGCATAGCCGGAGGTACAGGGGGAATGCTTGTGTCGGCGTTGGTGTTAACCACCATACCCACGTATTTGCAATTGTGCGCCCCTGTGTCGTCGTGTTTCATGTAGGCAATACGATTACCATTCCAATAGTAATCAATGCTTGTAAACGCGCCTGTGTCCTCATTATATGCCTGTCTGATGCGTTGATCGCAACGTGGGCCAGAAGTAAGCAAATAACCTCCAGAGTTCTCGACCTTATACATCGCGAGTTCCCCAGGGTTTTTATACAGGTTTGCTTTTGTCAGATCCGCGCCGTACCAATCATTACCAGTTAGTTTTGTTGCCCCGATAGAAGTGATATAGTCATCAATCTCCTGTTGTGTGGCGAAATAATAACCTATCTTTTCTACAAGAATCCCAGTTGCTTCCCCAGTTCCTGGATCGGTTCCAGGGGAGTTAACTACCGGAAGCGGATCGCTTTTCTGTCCGAAAGGGGATTGTGTGTAAAGATGCGCCCCGATCGGAATTATTTCAGTATCCCATTCTACCCCGACAGCGGGGTAGTCTTCTGTATGTCCCTGCCAGATAATACGTCTGTACGATCCAGCAGGTATTTCAGCATCACATGGATGCTGAAAATCTTGCATAATTCCATCAATGATGGATTCATAATCCATGATCATGATTAACCTACCTGGACTGTCCCGCCAGTAATCTTAGTCAGAGAACCGGAATCGATTAGTGTATTTTGTCGGGCAACCATTGTGATATTGTTCGCGTTTAAATCGAAGTCTTGTTCAATATCCATCATCGCATTTTTTGCGGTAACAGTTGCATCTTCGGTTACGTTAACAGTTGCATTCTGTTTAACGTTAGCCATTAAATTCTGATCCACGTTTACAGTAGCATCTTTTTCGACGGTTAATTCTGCGTTACCTTTGATACGCCCAACATATTCACCCTCGACAGTCTGGTTTACGTTACCGCGCACGAACTCAGTTACGTTTCCATCGACAGTCTGTTGAACGTTACCCATATTGTAAATGAACGCATCACCTTCGATCACTACTTGTAAATTACCTTTGATGTTTACCTTTCTTCCCTGTTGAACAATCAGATAATCATCACCAACGATTTTAACAACACGGGTTCCATCAGGACGAATTTCTTCGTATGATCCTGCTGGGTGAACGCGGTTGTAACGCTCAAAGCCTGGGGTGTCGTCGAATTCCTGAATGTGTCCAGAACGGGATTCGAATACCATGTTGTATGGATATTCAGCAGCGTATGCCGATTTAGGTTCCTCGAACATTACGCGGGTATCACCAGGAACAAAAGGATCTTCTGGGTTGCTTGTTTGCAGAACCACCGCATTATAAGCAGCACTCAATGAACGTCCTTCTGGATCTGGAACCTGAACACCGTATGATTCAAGGTTGCCCGTCAGCACGATTTTAGATACGCGTGAAGAACGTCCTGGCGTCTGGTTAGCCCATGTAGAGTTTCGCAGTTCGTTGTAAGCGGTTTTCCAGTCCTGACGCTTCATAGCAGCCAGAGCATTAGTAAATTTGGCGACACCGCCAACGCCCATTTGGAAGCACATATTTTCAATAGCCATTTGACGAGGACGGTTTAACGTCACATACACTTCCCGAACTTTGCTATTATTCTGAATATCGTTATGAACTTTAGCTAAATCCTGCTGAAATAAAACACTCGCTTCATCAGCAGTGATTGATCCAGGAACACCAGTAACCGTTCTGCCAATTTGTCTAGATAACGCCGCGTTAACAACTGCTGGGTCTGTTCCTTGTGGTGCGGTTAAGAAAAAGTGTCCGATCCCGATGGTATAACCTTTAACATCATAATACCACGTCAATCTAATACCTTCATCACCACGGATCATTTTTTCTATCGTAAACCCACCAGTATCAGGTCGGTTATCTTCTGGAATCTCATCAAGTGGGCGATCATCTGGATTGACAGCTAACGAACTGTTAGCATCACGAATAATCACGCTTGAAGAACCGCGTCCTTCTGCACCACCGCGAGCCAGTACGTTGACATCGTTACCTACATAACGAGGATACTCACCAAACGGGTCACAGAAGCCTTTCTGGGTGTCCGGTTTCTCTCGGTACTCACCAGCAAAGGTTCCCAGTATAACGCCGTCCTGGTGCCATTTATCGCGCCAGTAACCGATAACGAAACTACCGCGCGTAATACCAGTCGGAGAAAAACCAACACCGGAAATAGCGGCGCTGCGAATATCCTGAATAGGCATCATCCACGGCAATTCCTCAACCGGAATACCGATAGTTTCAGATTTTTGTTTCTGTGCCGGATGCTCACCAAATACACGCACCTGAACACGCCCCAGTAGACGAGGATCATCAACGTTTTCGACCACCCCCTCAAAGAAAGGGGAATGCATATTTCCACCGAATTTCATAGATTCGCCTTTTCCATTTCCTTGATATAATCGCTTACAAACGATTGAATATCCGAAGGGTTAATAATTTTGATGGTTCGCATTGATTCATTTTTCAACACTGCATCTTCATAAATATCAATAGGGACTAATGTTCCTTGATATTGCAAATACCGCATATCTTTATCACCTTTGTCATACCAATGACCAGGGTTGTTAGGATCTTCAACCAGATTGTAATATCGGTTGTTTTTCCCATCCATATGATAAAGAACCTGTTCACCACCTACTTTTGAATAACGCTGCACCGCGCATTGATAAGCGGTTTCCTGATCTGTAATCCATCCGTAAAACGGGTCATAGTTATCATTGAGCATCAGGATAACCCAATAATATTGTTGGTTTCCGTATAGCGTTTCAGCTAATTGTTCGGGTCTTAGTGATCCGGTCAGTTGATAAGTACGTGGCTTATAATTTCTGATAACGCGATTAAAGTAAAAACGATAATCCCGAAAAATATCAGTAGTCGGTGTGCCTTTGTAATCAACTGGTGGAAAGAACGAGAATAACATTTGTAATTTCCCCTATCTAATGTTTACTATATTTAGGATCTATAATGGCTGGAAGACAGACGTACAAGGGGTCTTTTATGCCCCAGAACATAACAAAATATAAAGGCGATCCTCGAAAGATAACGTATCGGTCAAGCTGGGAAAAATATATAATGAACTGGCTTGACAGGAATCCGCATGTGAAACGCTGGAACAGTGAAGAGGTTGTGATACCTTATTTCAGCAACGCAGACGGTAAAAGACGGCGTTACTTCATGGATTTTTATGTTGAGATGGATAACGGTGTGACCTACCTATGGGAAGTCAAACCGATGAAAGAAACATTGCCCCCACCTAAGCCAGCGAACAACAACGTTCACAACAAAAAGAAATTTGTTGATGCTCTCTATGTTTACTCCATAAATATAGACAAATGGAAAGCCGCCAATGCTGCATGTAAAGCAAAAGGATGGGAGTTCAAGATCATAACCGAAGACACCCTCAAACGTGTTTTTGGATGGAAAGGGTACGAGAAATGAAATATTTAGTCTATCAGATTAAAAACAATATCAACGATAAAATTTATATCGGCGCACATGCAACCACAGATGTGAATGATTCGTATATGGGGTCTGGTAAACTTTTATTGAAAGCACAAACCAAATATGGCATACACAACTTCACAAAAAGTATATTGTATGTGTTTGACACCCCTTCTGAAATGTATGATAAAGAAAAGGAACTTGTCAATCGCGAGTTCGTGCTATCGGAACACACATACAATTTAAAAATTGGTGGGGAGGGTGGGGTATCATACACAACAGCATCCAGCGAAACGCGAGAGAAAATGAGTAAAGCAAAAATAGGTAAATCTCGCAAAATGAAAGATGGGTGGGTCAATCCATTGAAAGGTAAAACTCGACCAGGGCTATTCAACGAACAGTCTATAGAAAAGATGAGAAACGCTAAGGTAGGGAGATCTCTATCAGAAGAACATAAACAAAAAATTTCTATCTCATGTTCAGGAAAAACTATGCCCCCTGATGCAGTAAAAAAATCAGCAGATGCTAGAAAGGGGAAACCCCGAACAGAAGAACAAAAGATACGCATAAGGGAAGCAGTTTCAAATATAGAGAAAATGGAATGCCAATACTGCGGTAATAGTTTCAGGCCGGGTATGTTTAAACGTTGGCATGGTGATAAGTGTAAACGGAGGGAATTATGAGTTTTATATTTGAGTTTGAGATCATCGCAGAAGAAGATAAGCCGAAACCGCCACCGAAGCGAAAACTTGGTGAATGGGTTGAACTGGGTGTTAAATTCAGACGCGCAAAATTAAAAGGCATGACAGCCAAAAAATTCGCGGACGAAAACGGGATTGCATACGCAACGTTCACAAAGTCTATGCACCGCTATAAACAGCAGATTGATGATGAAATCTCGCGACGTACAGCAGAAACCGAAGCCCGACGAAAACGCAATGACTATCGCAAAAAACATACAGTTGACATCATCAACGACTTCCGAAATAGTTTACGGAAAATTACAGTGGGTGTTTCTGCTGCGAAACGTCAAAAGGATTCAACCGATTGGTTTGGTGACTTCATCAAAACCAGCATCAAAACGCACAGGGTAGCGAAACCAGCAACAGGGCGATTGTATACGTTCGTGTATGACGCGAAATACAAAGATACCCTACCATACTGGGATCGGTTCCCGCTAATCATCTTCCTGGGTTCAGGACGTTCTAAAGCGGGTAATTTAGTTCTGTACGGTTTGAACTTGCACTATGCGCCACCTAAAGCCCGTCAAGAGTTTTTAGAAGAACTTTTGAAACGTGGATACGGATCAACAGATCGCCTTTCAAACAAAACCAGATTGAAAATCAACTGGAACAACGTGAAAGGGATGCGCGGTGCAGATCAAATGATCAAAGCATACTTACCTGCGCACCTGCGATCACCTCTTGCAGAGATAGCCCCAAAAGACTGGGCGAAAGCAGTTTGGTTGCCTACACAGGCTTTCCAGTCGAAAGGAAAACCATACAGCGCGAAAAAAGTTTGGAACCGATATTAAAAAAAGCCCCAACCGAAAGGAAGGGGCTTTATTTTTACAAGGTGCTCACGATTTCCGCTAGTTTTCCTGGAGTTGCACCAGGGCGAACTTTCATCGCATCTTTTAGGTTTTTATCAACCATCTTTTCTGCATCTTTTTCGTTAAACCCGCGCTTCACCAACACCGCAATAACTTTTTCGCGAATGCCTTTAGCGGCCTCGTTCAGATCTTCCGATTCAGCGAGAACCAGTTTAGACAGCATATCGCCTTTGTATTCCTGGGTAAATCGTTTACCCGATACCAGACGAGGCTTACCGGAGGCATCTACAACCGTAAACACAGCGTATTCACCTGTAGGCTTGTTTTTGGTACGTCCGGTATACAGCAAGCGCATATCGTTGCTTGGGAGCTTGTACACCTTACCTTTCACCAGTGCTTCATCCATCGGTACATCAATTTCGAAGTCTTCCGCTAACTGATTATACAGATCCAGATTTTCTTCGGCTTCTTTGTACAGGGAAGCGCCTTTGAATTTCGCTGGCTTGTCGAATTTCAGGTCATCTGCCGGATCGCCGCTATAGAAAGAAACCGTACCTTTCGCCCAGTCAACATATGCAGCCTGAGTTTTACCAGTGGTTTTACCTTTCAGGCGAACAACACCTTTACCGAAGTAGGCGAGATCGTGAGAGTCCGGCGCATACACATCGTAATCAGCACCGTGTGCAAAGTGCAGGAAACCGATCTGACCTTTTGAAGCATTACCACGGTCAACCAGATCAACAGTTTTAGCAAATTTTTTGGTCTGAACAGATTCAGACAGTAGTTCTTTGAATGATTTCATGTTTTCAATCTCTTTTGAAAGTATAGGTATGATATACCTATTTATTGAAAGGGTCAAATAGTTTTTCAAGATCACGAGCGAAGCGAGTTCCGTCAAGCGAAGCGAAGACGGATAGTTTACAGTTGGTTAAAAACTATACCAAAAACTACATTTTTCTCTATATATAAAATATAAATATATAATTATGTAGTTGAGTTAAAAAACACTCACTTCGTTCGTGTGTTCGCTTCGCTCACGGTCTACATAAATATCTACAAAATGGAGATCATTAATGAACACTACTGCTATGATCCTGAACCAGATTTCACCAACTAACTTTATGTTAGATATTCCTGATAATGATTATATGAAAGGGTTGAAACTACAAATTCAGGGTGTTACACTACCTTCTGTCAACATTCCAATTACGGAAGTACCATTGAACCCTATGATCCGTGGGAAAATCCCTGGATCTGCAATGGAGTTCGATCCGTTGACTATCCGTTTTGCTGTTGATGAAGAATTGCGTTCGTATCTGGGTGTTTACCTGTGGATGCTTGGAACCTGTGATTTTAACACCTTCGATTCAATTCGATGGAGTGAACCACAACAGGCAATGGCTTTACACATCCTGGATAACTCGCAATCAAAAACTGTGGCGACATTTCGCTTTTATGGTGCTTGGCCCTCCAACCTGGGAGAGCTTGAGCTTATGTACACTAATGACTCGGATGAAGCCGTTTCCTGTATGGCTATGTTCAACTTCGCACATATGGAAATTGAGATAGACGGAAAGGTACTCGTGCCGACTCCACGGAAAAAAGAATCATGATTTATGGTATTTGCGGAAAAAAGAGAACAGGTAAAGACACCGTTTCTCAATTCGTTTTGGATAACTATCAGAACGTTGAAGCAATCGCGCTTGCTGATGAAATAAAGAGTATCCTGAGAAATGGAATGTCTGCATCAGGGAATCGCTATCTGCGAGAACTCTCTAAAACAAACCCATTCTATTCAGGGGATCGGGAAGCACCCCTGTTGATGTCTAACGAATGTGCGCGTATGGTGTTTGCTAATGGCATTGAATCGTTGACTAAACGCGGGTACTGGCTTAATAATGCTGATATCATCGCGTATGAAATTTGCCAAACAAACAAACATCCCTGGACAATACGCCGTTTGATGCAGGTTTTCGGTACTGACATCGTTTGCAATGAGAACGATTCTGTATGGACTGACATTGTATTGAAGAAAATCTTGAAATCCGATAAAGATCACTTTATCATTACAGACGTTCGACAAAAACATGAATATAAATACCTGAGCAAGTTCGGGACTAAATTTGTATTCATCGAACGTGATACGGGGGAAGATGATAGTCATTCAACTGAGAAAGGCTTGAAACCGCAACCCACTGATATTATCATCCTAAATAATGGTACGCTTGGTGAATTGAAAACTAACGTACTGAATGTATTTAACTTTTAAGAGTGTAAACAATGACTGAACAAACCCAAAACCAAACCCAGCAACTGCAAAACGATGTACTGATCCTGAAAGCCCGTGTATTCGATCTGAATGAAATCATTCAGGGTAAAGATCAGGAACTGCAAAGCCATCGCCAACTCGTCGGTCAAATTTGCGGTCTGCTGGAAATCGACGGTTCCCAGGGTGTAACCCCTGATGCTCTGCTGGGTGCTATCAAAGCACTTCTGCCGGAAGCCGATGAAACCGATGACGCAGAAACAAAAGATGCTTAACGCTTAGGCGTTTAACCACTAGGGGCTTCGGCCCCTTTTTCATTTGGAGTACACATGAAAAGTTTTATTGAAGTTGCGAAACCCGTAGTTGATTCGGGGATCTATATGTGTGCGAAGTTCGATCAGGCTTCCTGTGAAGCGCTTGCACAAGTGCAAAAACTTCTGGGTGTAGAGAATCCGGTGTCTGCTGAAAAACTTCATACAACGATTGTGTATAGCCGTAAGACGGTTGATTTGTTCCCTGCCTCTGGTATCTCTGAACCTGCCCGACTGGTTGACGTAGAGAAGTGGGACACAAAATACGGTAACACTATCGTCGGTGTTCTGGAGTCTGATTATCTGCATAGCCGTTTCAATGATGCGATGGATGCCGGAGCGACTTACGATTTTGACAACTACAAACCGCATGTTACCCTTGCGTATGATTCTCGTATCGAAGATATCAGCGGAGTGAAAAGACTGTTGACACTGCCTGTAGATTTGACTATTATCAAGGAAGATGCTGAATCTCTGGACCTTGATAAGACTGTTGAGGATATCACGGAGCACATCGAACATCGCGGCGAGAGTTCGTGATCCCTGAGTACGAAGCGAACATTAACACGCGCAACGCAATTAACGTGAACTACGTACCGCCTAAAATCAAGTTTGAGTATGACGGATACCGTCGCGTTATGTCTCGCCTGGATTGTTTGATTGCTTCTCCAGATTGTCCACCTCAACTACGCATGTTGAAAAATATTTGAAAAAGCCCTTGCATTCGTGCAAGGGCTTTTGTTATATTAGGGGTGTCGAAACAAAGGAGGTAATCATGAAACTTTACTGGTTGGTGTTCTCAAACGGGTTTGTGATGAAAGGTAGTGTTCACTGTGCGAAAGCATATTGTGAATGGAACAAATGTTCTTTCCGCGTATTGAGCGTTGCTTCTTCTCAACCTATGGGTGACTACTGATGACTGGTGATAAGTGGGTTGATAAAACTTTGTTGTTGACAGTAGTCTATTTTCTGGTAAAATACCTGGTGTAGACAAAGGAGGGAGTTATGAGAAACTTACTGAATATTGCAGAAATCTTTTGTTATGGTGTCGCGGTTTACGTCCTGTTTCACGGTGACGGCGCGGGATACTGGATCATGTTCGGTGGTGGATTGTTCCTCTCTTTCATCAAAAAATTCTTTAAGTGAGAAATATATTATGCGCTCAAACATACCTTCAAATGTGTTTACTGTGATCAAGCCAAACGAACTGCGTATTGCTGACATTGAAGCATTTGTTATACACTTTGATCATTCGACCACACTGGGTCAATTGTATAGTGCGATCAAATCGAAATACCCGTATAAATGCCCTAAGTGTGATGGGAAAGGATACAGTGTTAAAACCTTCAACACGTACCCTTCTGGATTGCCTGATTCTGGATGGGTCGACCAAATGGAAGATTTCAAAATCGTTTGTGATGTTTGCGACGGACAAGGTTACACCAAAGATCACCTTATCGCCAAACCTGTTAAAGTGGAATATGTAAAAGCATGAAAATTATCGATCTCGTAAAGGCGGCTAATGCGCTTGTAACAAGCGATCATTACGTCGATTACTGCGAACAATACCCCGTTCCCCTGGAACGCGCAATTGCTCAATCCGGTTATGATGGTGTCAGTACCGTAACCGTTGAAAACCTGAAAACGTTCATCGTGTTTGCTAACACGTTCTGGATGTACTTACCTGATAATATCGGGATTCGCCAGCCTACTTTCTTCACGCTGTGCATGTTCTGCGAAACTTATCTCCCTGAATGCGATGACTACGAAGAACATTATGGAAAAAGTGAATAAAGTATCCCTGATGCAGTTTGATAAAAAGCTGGGGTTTGCATTCTCTCACGGATTCGCCCCAGACGCGGAAACCATGTTTAAAATGGCTTTCGGTATTGATCCGGCTACCCTCGATCAAGAGGTGTTGTCCGACATAAACAAAACTGGTACGCTGTATTATGCCCGTCTGCCAAACCCAGAAAACGGCATTCAGTACCAATCAACTCTCGAAAAACTGAAAACTGAACTGAAAGAAATAGGTGAATTATGACTTCTACAGCTATTCAACAAAACAATCATGATGTGCAACTGGCGCAACTAATCAAAGAGCATAATGCTTTTGCGGCTTCTCGTGTCAACGAAGAAAGTGAACATACCCGCCGCAATCTCTGGACTGCGATTTACCGCGAAGTGTTTACTGAGCGTTCAAACAACAAGCACACACAGGCTGTTGATGCAGCAGATAAAGCGCTGGCAGCATACGATCGCAAGTTCGGAGCACAGTAATGGAACGGTCTGCTGGTATTCTCTTTCTGAATAACGGCAGCGTTTTAATGGGTCACGCAACCGAAACGCCTCATTGGGACATCCCAAAGGGGCATATCGAAAAAGGCGAATCCCCGATCAATGCTGCTATCCGTGAATGCTTCGAGGAAACGGGCGTTGTAGTTGAACAACACGAACTGTTGAGCCTGGGTCTGATTGATTATACGAGTAAAAAAGAGCTTGTGTTATTCGTATATGTGGGTAATAATTACCCCGAAGCAGAAAAATGTGTTTGCGCTTCAACCTTCGTTAAAAACGGTCGAACCATTACTGAAATGGATGACTTCAAATATGTTCCGTATAGCCAGATCCGCGATCATGCGCGTAAGACTATGGGACACCTTCTGACTAAACTTGTGGGATCTATATCATGAGCAATCCAAATACTTTTCAACTGTGCCAAATGATTCTCGTTGCTACCGCAACCCGTGCCGCCGAACCTATTGAATACACTTCATGGGGAACGGAATTCGCAATCAGCAATATTCGTGACCTTCCTGGTCGCCTGATGAAATCGCCTAATTTCTTTCCGGTAGATCCTAATGATTTGACGCGGGAAGAAATGGAAAATCTGGGTTTCCGTAAATGGAGCAGTGAATCTGATTTGATGCTGATCCCGTTATATCTGTTGCCGTATCTGAAAGAGGGTATCACCGTAATCGATATTTCCGATGAACAATACTATTTCTTCCGTGAAGAGGCAGATAACGATCATCGTATGGGTCTTCTGGCATTCGGTGTTGTCCCAAAGGCATAACATGAAAATTGTTGATTTCAACACCCTGTCCGATATGGGGCTGATCTGGAAAATCAACAAAGAAATATTGCACCCGCTGGGGCTGGCGTTGACTCGCAACCCCGAAACTGGTTTATCAGTGGGTGCTATTGTTTCTGATGATGGTAATTGGGAATACCCAGAAACCTCTGATTTTCAAAACATCGCAAAACTTAATAAAGTTTATGCTATGCAAGCGGAAGGAAATCTGTTAGACTTCCTGTTACAACATGTGAAGGAATAAATTATGAACGGTAAACGTGTAGTTGTCACTGGTGAAGCAAAGCACAATGAAAAGGGGCAACACCTGATCATTAACAATGACCGTGGTGATTGGTACGGTGCAACAAATGTAAACAATGGTTATGCGACTATTGTAGAAAAAGATGCGGTGCGTATCTCTACCCCTGCTGATCCTGGCTATTACGGAACCCGCGACGAATTCGAAAGCGAAAAGGATCAAGAGATCGCAGAACTGAAAACTGATGTTCATAATGCGCGTGTTTTTGCTGCAATTTGTACCACTTTCGCGGTTATCAATTCTTGTTTATTGCTGTGGGTGATCCATAATGTCTAAAGATGATATCCCAGCCCGTAACCGAATTCGTGAACGGATAACTTTCAGAAGTCGTGAACATGCGATCATGGTTGGAAGTTATATCCACTGGTGGAAAAATAAGGATCTGGATCTGAATCCATCATATCAGCGCCCCTATGTGTGGACGCAGAAAGAACAAGATGAATTCCTGACCACGTTGATCACGGGTTTCCCTTGCGGTATTATCGCGATCGCTGTTGATAGCGAGTTTAACGAATCTCACTGGGTCGAAGTAATCGACGGCAAGCAACGCCTGACGACGATTATCAAAGTTTATGAAGGTGAGATAGGGATTCCTATGTCGGATGGTTCCCGTCTGTTCTGGGACGATATGCAGCGACACGAACAACGCGCCTTTGAAAACCTGTCATTACCTGCCCTGGGGTTGGATGAATGTAATAAAAAGGATCGTCTTGAATTCTTCATTAAATTGAATTTCGCTGGTGTGCCTCAATCACAAGAGCACATGAAACGCGTAATTGAAATGTATAAGGCTGCAAAATGAACAAAGACGAAGAACTGAATGTTGATTCAGTAGAACCAAACCAGTTTATCATCGGTAAAGAAGATCATGAACTGTTACAAGCGGTTAAAAACTTGCTGGCGTATGCTCATATCCGCGTACCTAACGGCGATAACGCAAAACTGGAAATCGCGTGTGCTGGTTACGGTTACATGGCTAACGCGGATAAAATCATTAGCTATTCCGCATCACGAACCCGCGAACTGGTTCAATATCGTGATAAATTGAGTGAAGAACTTCATCAAACTCAAACACTTGTAGACCAGTTGCCAAAAAAATTCGAATAAATTGAAAAAGCCCTTGTATTACTGTAAGGGCTTTGTTATATTACACACATCGAAACGAAACACAGAAAGGAAAACATCATGAACATGAACAAAAATATTGCTGCTGTAGTTGGTTGTGAAGTTTCTAACGCAGAACGTTATGACGACGGTTTCTCTTTCTGTGTTCCGACTGAACTTGACGCGTACAAAGCCGCTTACAAATACCGCACTATGCCGATGGTGAACGTTACTTACTCACCAAATATCGAAATGTGGGTTGTTCAGGTGTACAACAAAGTATGAACTTCCATGAGCGCAAGGCAGCACGAACCGCATGTAATAATCGGTTCGTGTATGGCTGTAAATTACGGAAATGTGTTGCATGTAATGGGTCTGGGCGATATGATAACTACGGATCGCCAAAATGCAGTTCATGCAACGGCACTGGAAAAGAACGTTATAAACCTGTGAGGGATATATTATGCAACATGTGAATCTGAATCCGAAAATGAAGAAATATCTGGATCGTCGTCATGATAACCAGACCAGTAAGGATCAAGAACTGGCGTTCAATATTGAAACCGCCAAACTCCTTACTAAAATGTTTCGCAGATTCCCGAACAAGGTCACTCATACCAGTACCCATATGCGCGTAGAACTGGCTGATAAGCGTTGTATCATGGTTAGGCTGGCTTATGGGTTATCAGAAGATGGTTACAACCTGGTGATGGGTTGGACATCAATGATCGGTAACTATGTTGAACGTAACGATATCGAGTTTAACATGATGCGCGGGGATCTTTTCCAGTGTCCGGTAGACACAATCCATATCGGTAGCCTTTACGCTATCCTTCGCTCACAATATGAATTATGGGATATGAAATGATTTTAGATGAAGAATTCGAAATGCTGAATCGTGCTATTCAGCAAGTAAAACCTGTTATCGGTGACAAGTGGGATGGTACGAATCAACCAGGTTCGATTACGGGTAACGTTAACTACGGTTGCGGTAGCAACATGAAGAAACGCGCGTTTACCATTATCGGGCCTAAAGCGGTGCAGTCAGTTCAAGAGAATATGTGGCTGGAATCGTTGATGCAGTATATGGTTTCGTTTGATCCTGATACCACTGAACGCCTCCTTAAAGAGATTGTGCGTCTACATCAGGAGAACGATAAACTTGCTGGTGAACGTGATCACTGGAAAGCAAACCATGAATGTGAAGTTTCCCGCGCCCGTGTCCTCAAAGAGCGCCCTGATATGCCTCTGGAGCGAGTCAACGCATACAACCGTATGGTTGAGTTGGAAAAGGAAAACGAAGCCTTAAAACAGCGTATAGCGAGCCTGGAGAACGTCGAAATGACTCGCGTCATGATCGATATGGCTTCACAACGTGGACATGAGCAAACTCAGATGCTTCATGAAATTCTGCGATATGTGAAAGCACACTTCAAAGATCCGGGATACTATTAAATAGCACTTTTTGTTAAAGAAACCCCTTGCCTATGGTGAGTGGTTTTGTTATATTACACACATCGAAACGAAACAGACAAAAAGGAAATCATCATGAAACTTGTTCGCGAAGCAATCAAACTGGGTAACGAATACAACGGCAAATGGTATTTCATCATTTACGACGACAACGCCGAAAAACTGGAAAAGGTTGAAGATGCATTACGTGCGATGGAAACTGGTGCTTCTGTTGGTGGTGAAGTGATGACCTGGGAAAACTACTGCGACGGTTGTCCTTGCTACAACGATGGTTTCGGATCTGGTTTCTGGGTTGAGATTGAAGATGTTCCTGAGTTCAAAGCCGCGTGGAAAATCGCTAAGAAAATGGCATAAGGGGAATAACATGAAACACATTTTCAGTAACTACCTGAACATCAAATTCAAAACTGACGGCGTAAATGTCTGGTGGTGGTCAAACAATATCGGTCAGTGGTTCCCTGAATTCACTGTTACCGCCGAATCCCTGGAACGTTCGCTTAAAAATGGAAATGCTTCTGTAATTAGCACGAATTGCTAAAACTCGATAACCCTGATCTGTTATTGTACACACATCGAAACGAAGGAGGATATCATGGAAATCATCTACAAAAGCCGGAACTACAAAAAAGAAGATGTTGCAGCAGTTTACATCAAGTACCGGAACGTGAAATGTGAGTATAGCGGGATCTGGGGTTACGAAATCGTTGTTGAAGAAGTAAACGCCGACAACAAAACCATTTGCAGTTTCACCACTAACACCGATAGTCCTCTGTTCACTACTGAACAGCTTGAACAGGCTTATGAACTGCGCAACCAGGCTTTTAACGCGGTACGTATCAAATGAGATTCCGTCCTTATATCGAATTCCTTCGCGGTATCAGTGAGATCCTGAACCGCGAAATTAAACCCAGTCCGTTAGCCGTTGAGCTTTATCGACTGGACGCAACCCCCGAAGATGCAGCAAAAGATTATGGAAATGAACTATGACTACTGAAATTGATATTGTTGTTGAACAACTTGTTCTTGAAGATCGTAAAATAACACTTTCCTATTATTCGGAAGATGGGTGTGAATCGTGGGATGTTACGTTCGAAGGTTCTGATTTTGGAATGGGAGTTTCCTTTAGTAATGAAGAAAAAGCCCGTGAAAAATATAAAGAATATTGTGTTCTTTACGGAAAATAAAATCGCTTGCGCTGGGTGTGGGATGATGTTATCTTACACCCATAGAAATGAAACCGGAGATTGTTATGTTAACTTTTGAAGAGTACAAAGCAAAGCGTGACCAGTTAAGCAACTGGCACAGGGAGATCGGCAGGGAATTGAGCGCTTACCCTAAAAATGAAATGGGTATGACGATCGAATCAATCCGCAATACGCCGGAATACAAAGCGAAACGTGCTTTATGCAACAAAGTTTTCCAACAGCTTCGCATCCTTAACGGGAAGTACATTAAACTGTACAAAAAAGAACTGGCTGACGAACGTAAACTGAAACGGAGTGTAAAATGATGCAGCACGAAATAAAAACAGAGATTGATAAACGCATCTTCCTGGAAAAGAATAAGACGGTAACGCTGATGCATTACTCCACCAAAAACGGGTCTAGTGAGTTCTGGCGCGTTAACATTGACAGCAAAGACCAGGGAACATCAATCCCGTTCGATAGCGAAAACCTTGCTCGTGCTGTTTTCCAATCCCACGTTAAATTTTGAGAACTATATCATGGATATTATTGACCGCGCACAAACTGTAATGAAAGCCCCTTCGCTGATGATTTACCAGCAGGGTAATATGCGCTTTGCTCGCTCTAAGTGGTACAACTACAATTTCAATGTTGACACTGGCGAATTCTCTCGTTGGGGTACAACCTTTGCAAGCGATCCGACATACGCGCCTTTCCCTGAAATTCTCGATATCGAGATCACCACGAAATGTAATGGCCCCGCTGGTAAGCTGTGCGGTTTCTGTTACAAGTCCAACAACCCTAACGGCTACAATATGGATCTGGAATCATTCAAATCTATCATTGATAAAATGCCCTGGTTGACTCAATGCGCCCTCGGTGCTGATGCACAGGGACAAACAAACCCTGATATGTTCGATATGATGGCCTATGCGCGTTCTAAAGGCATTGTGCCGAACCTTACCATTGCCGATGTATCAAAAGACGTTGCAGCGCGTTTAGCGGCTGTTGCTGGGGCTGTTGCGGTATCGGTTTATAAACATGCTGGCTTCGATGTCGCTTTCGACTCGGTAGCGAACCTGGCAGAAGCAGGACAACAGCAAATTAACCTTCACTTCATGGTTAGCTCTAAAACCTATGATGATGCGTTTAACGTTGTTGATGCTGTGCGCAATGATCCGCGACTGAAACAAGTCAATGCGATTGTGTTCCTGGGGCTGAAACAAAAGGGACGCGGTAAGAACTGGGATACTGTTACCCGCGAACAATACAAAAAACTTGTTGAATATTGCCTTGATTCTGGTGTAGGATTTGGTTTCGATAGCTGTTCAGCCCCCGCTTTCGTTGAAGCGATGGAAGGACACCCAAACTTCGAACAGTACAAACAGTATGCCGAAGATTGTGAAGCAACCATGTTTAGCTCGTACATCAACGAGAAAGGCGAGTTCTTCCCTTGTTCGTTTACCGAACGCTGGGTTGAAGGTGGTTGGGAAGAAGGCTTGAACGTCCTGGAAGCGAACGATTTCATTAAGGATATCTGGGAACATCCGAAAACCAAACAGTTCCGTAATGAACTGATCGGTAATAAGGATCATAACGGTTGTCGTAACTGTCCGGCTTATGCAGTATGCGGTAAAGATATGCGCGTACACAAAGCCACTGAAACCGATGTTTATGCAGTGGAGTTAAAATGATTATTGTACCAGAAATTAAATCGTATAAACGTTTATATGCAGACCATTTTGTATACAATAGTAATGCAGAGGTGGAATGTATTAACTATCCTGTTAACGTAGAGCACGTTTCATGGATTGAGACTGATGCTAAAATTCCTTGTCTTAACAAAACATGGAAACCTGCGATTAAGTTTCATTTAGCACATAATCAGTCGATAACGTGGGCTGGATATGAATGTGAAGAAGAACGCGATGCTGTTGTTGAATACATCATCGGTTATATGAATACTCTCAAATATGGTAAGATGATATGATTTATCAATCCTTCGACGATTCGACTACAAGAATCCGTCCTGTTCCGATAACTATTGACATTCCGGCAGAAACGCGTACACTGGAATCGTTGATTGAAAAATATAGTGGGATGACCATTTGTTCGGCTACCGCGATAATGGCAATGTCAGAACGCGATGCTATCGTATTTGAATGCGATATGAAAGGTTATCACACTCCCGAAGATATGCAGATGATTGATTATCTCTGGAAAATCAGAAACGCGGTTGTTCGTAAAATCCTTGCGGAAAAAGAGTGTGCGGAAGAATGCAACAGAATCAAAAGTAAATGGGGTGTGTTATGACAGAAATACTCGATGAACTGATGTATGTGTATCGTGAACGTTGTAGTAATGGGCGTATTACTGAACCGAAAGCAAAAGCGATTATCGAACGGTATTGGTCTAAGCTGAGAGAACAGGACGCAAGTTCAAAACTGCTCAACAGCCTGATGGTGTTTAAACTGCTGATCGCTTCTGGTGATGATATGCCGTGCGATACAAACAGCGCGGAAGAGTTTCAAAAAGCATATCGTTCATGGGGTGTAATTTACTCCCGCTCGCTGGGTTCGTATGACTCTGTTATGTGGAACCTAATGCACCTGGATAAACTTATTTGGGAAGTGCTCAAAGAAGAGGGTATTGTATGAATCTTTCTTGTGAATTAAGCGGAGCAATCCGCAAACTTGAGCAAGTGCTTGATGATTTAAGCGCTGGTAAAGAAATCAATGTTAGTGACATTGAAGCAAAGCTGTATGAATGGCGTAGTGCTCTTTATACAGCAACGAAGGGTAACGATCCTCTGTTCGATGAATATCAGGTGTATGAAGTTGAGCTATGGGGCGACAAATACCGTTTTAAATGGCCTAATGACGCGTTCGGTTCGATCAATTCCCTGTATGTGTCTGGTGGTTATCTGTATGCAACTGATGTAAGCGTACATGATTTGGGTATCTCTCCTGATAACCAGGTCGATTTACCTAACACTTTCAGTCATACAACTGTATGTCTCGGTGCTATCAGCGGTTTCCGTTGTGGTTCTTTAGGTGTTAGCTGGGTTCAAGCAAGTAAAACCAACTTAAAAAGAGTGTAATTATGTTTAAAGTTATTGGATGTGTCTTACTGGTTGTGGTTCTCGTTCTATTGCAATCAAGCTGTACCGACGAACGAGAAGCACAGCGTATCCTGGAAGCGCAAGGGTATTCGAATATTCAGTTCACAGGATATAGCTGGTTTTCCTGTTCTGAAAAGGATACATACGCAACCGGATTTACGGCTACGGGCGTAAACGGTAAACCGATCGCTGGTGCTGTGTGCTCTGGAATGTTTTTCAAAAATAGCACGATTCGTTTCGAATAAGTGTTGACATGAATCCCCAGTATGATAATATCTCTCTCGTAGACAACGAAACGGATTAAAGGGGATTCAAAATGAGCTTACTGAACGAAATTCTGGAAATGGTTGAAGCGAATAAAGAAGCAATGAAAGCGAAAGATGGTTGGGTAGTTGTTTCTGACTGCTTCAAACCGAGCCTCTGGACTCCGGTTTATATCAACGAAGCAGGTAATGAAGAACGTGGTTTCTACGAGGCTGCAATCTTCGAAACCGCTGAACAGGCTTGCGACTTCTGGGCTTATTTGAGCGGCGAAGAACCTTTCAGCAATTACGGTGTGTGCCGTTGCTGTGAACTTTAATCCAGAAGCCCCGAAAGGGGCTTTTTTGTAGGTGAAATATGACCAAAGCAGAAAGAATAATCAACCATCTTCAAACAGGTTTCCCGTACCAGGGAGATCTGCAAAGAGATATCATCGAACTGTTATCCCAGCATGACGGAATGGAAGCGGAGATAAAGGAACTGACGCATCCTGACGTTAACGTTTTTGCTTCCCTGATTGATGATGTGATCGCGATTGATGCGGACGAACTGGGCTGCATTGAGACAACCAGCGCGGGGGATAAAGTGATACTCAAGCAAGCGTGTGAACGTATCGACGCGTTGCATGACCGTTTGTTCCAGTTAACTTTTCCATCAAAAAACGATAATCCCTGTTGACAGATAACCTGACTATGGTAATCTGTATATGAAAACTAATTGTGAGGTGTATATTATGAATGCTTTTGAAAAACGTGCTCAACTGAAAGACATTAAACCTGGTGCTATTCTGTATGAAGTGTTTAGCATCACTGGTGTTAAAGCAGAAATGGGTCGTAAACATATCATCACTGGATTCCCGTATAATCATCGTGGAATCGGGTTGTTTGTTAAGTGTATTACCATTTACAATGACTGGGAAAATCATAGTCGATGTTCATTGATGGATCGAAATGTATTGGGGCGCAATCATTATAATTTCCATGCTTTTTTCCTTAGCGAAAAAGATGCACGGGAATATGTTGACCAAATCAACAACGATAATCTGCCTCTCGAAATCAGAGAAGAAAGTCGTAAAATGCACAGAGAATGGACCATCCGTAGAGCGGATGATGCTCTCTGGGAAATGTAACTGTTGCGCCTCTTAAACCGTAAATACCCTGTGTAGCCCATAGGGTATTTTCATAAAGAGGTATGTATGTTTAAATTTAGTCAGAAAAGCCTGAACAACCTGAAAGGCGTTAAGCCTGAACTGGTTAAGGTTGTAACCCGTGCTCTTGAACTCTCAACCGTTGATTTCGGTGTACGTGAAGGTCTGCGTACCGTAGAGCAACAGCGCGAATACGTGCGCCAGGGTGTATCTCAGACAATGGCATCAAAGCACATCACTGGCGATGCTGTGGATCTGTATCCTAGTGTACTGCCGGAAGGTTGGCAGAAAAACCCGAAAGTGTGGTTGCCTGTCCTTGACGCAATGAAAAAAGCTGGTGATGAACTGGGCGTGAAACTGCGTTTCGGTATCAACTGGAAGAATGATCCGCGTCTTCCTATTGAAACTAAGTTCATCGACGCGCCGCATATTGAACTTGCGTAAGGCGATAACATGTTTTCAAAATTTTACGTTGATGCTGTTAAGCAATCGCGCAATATGCACCTGATGCGCGTAATGGAAGGACAAGCAGATACAACGGGCGTTGCAGTGTTTGAAACGGCGCTTGATATGGGCCGTCGATCTGGTAAAACGAAAGCGGCGTTTGAAATTATCAGACAGTCGAAAGGTACACTGAACATCTATGTTGCCCCGACAAAGCAACTTGCAGTAGGTGAAGCCCAACGATTTGAAGCCGACTGTGAAAATCTGATGCTGCTGTCTAGCAGACAGGATTTAACCACAATCTTTCGTGGTAGACGTATCGAGCATCAGGCTATCAACCTGATTTTTGATGAATGCAACACAAAATTTGATGACCGTTGGGAACTGGTTCAAACACTCATGATCTGCATGAGAAATAGTAACCTGCATCCTTTCCCATACATTCACATTATCCGTTTGGGTATGTAATTGCATTACGCGGGGTGCGAATCCGCGTACCTCGCAATTAACAGGAAAACTTCTATGAAATATGTTCTAGATACCAACGTTTTAATCTCGAACCCATATTCAATCTATTCTTATGTTGCCCCTGGTACTGAGATCATCATTACCGCTGCAACAATGGAAGAACTGGATCACCTGAAATCAAAGGAACACACTTCCCGCGAAGCACGTTTAGTGATCCGACTTCTGTCTAAAATTGTCCTGGGACAGAAGTATGAAGCAATTACCCAAACTGGGGTTTCGTTGGGTCAAACAAACCCAGCTTTACCCGATAGCGTTACTCTGCGTATCGTCGATTATGTCGGTGGTGAAGAGTTCCCGCTTGATAAGCAAGATGCTCGCATTATCGCTACCTGTTTGCAGGAGAAAGCGACCTTAGTAACCCGCGATATCAATATGCTGCTGATCGCAATGTCTAAGGGTTGCCCTGTTGAACAGTACACGGGCGATGACACACTGAAAGATAGTGATGTTCTGTATTCCGGTTATATTGAACTGACCGACTTCTGGAACATCGTTGATGTTGTCGGGTACAATGGTGACATTGCATTGATTAGCTATGCGTCGTTTGCCGACTATAAGGTAGATTTCTACCCTAACCAATACATTCTGTCTGGTGGTGAGGTTGTCGGGCGTGTGGTGGATGCTGGAGAGTTTCAGCTTGAAGTGTTGCCGTTGAAACACGAACACCTGATGAAACGCAAGCTGATGAAAACCATTCAACCTCGCGATGCGTTGCAAGCGTCTTTCGTTGATTCCATTCTGGATAAAAACATTGATGCAGTGACCATTATGGGCGCGGCTGGTTCCGGTAAAACAATGCTGGCGGTTGCTGGTGCTATGCACCTGGTAAGTGCGGGTCATTTTGCCAATGTGATGTATGTAAAATCGGATAGCCCGCTGTCGGGAGAAATCGGGTTCTTACCTGGTACACTGGGCGAAAAATTACGACCGTCTATTGAACCATGTATTACAAGCCTGAACATTCTGTTTAAGGATCAACCGGAAGTTGATAAGTACGTCGAAGGGCTGTTAGAGAAAGGTGTTGTACAGTTCCCCAGCCTGTATTACTTCCGTGGGCGTTCTATCGGACACCCAGATCCTGGTAAAGGTTCAGTGCTGATTGTTGACGAATGTCAAAACTTGAGCAACCATGAAATAAAATCCATTATTTCCCGTTGCGGAGAGAACACACTTCTGATACTATGCGGGAATATTAAGCAGATTGACAACCCGCGAAACACTGCTGTAAACAACGGTTTTGTCTATGCTGTTGAAAAACTTAAAGAATATGACCATGCTAGTCACATAATCCTGAATACTGTGTATCGTGGACGCCTGGCAGCATTCGTCGAAGACAACTTTTAATCAAAGGGGCTTCGGCCCCTTTTTTCGTGAGGTATACATGATCAAAATTATCGTTTCGCCAAAATTAATTACTGTTTGCGAATCCTGTCGTACTGGGTTAGAATACGAACTGGAAGACATTCAAAGCAAGACAGTAACCATTTACAACGGGTTTTATAGTCCTGCTGACTACATCGTGAAGAAGTTCATTACCTGCCCTAAGTGCGGTAGTAAAGTCAACTTAAATCTGAACTGAGGTTATTATGGTACAAGTTGTTGAAATGAAACCGAAAGAAGTAAATTGTCGTAAATGTGATTCGCGTCTTTCTTACGTGGCAACTGACGTTCGCGAAGAAACGCATACTGATTACACTGGTGGTCGTGATACCTACAGAATGATCACCTGTCCTATCTGTCATAATAAAATCGTGGTGAAATAATGGAACGCGAACAAAAGTATATTGTGATCAAAATGTCTGATTTCGACAAATTGAAATATGAAGATCAACTGAGTTTACGTGCTATTGCGCGACGGGTTGAACGTCAACGTTCCCGTGATGGTAAAGAACCGTTAAAGGCTGTTGTTGTCGAACACGATTGGCCTGAATACGAACCAACATGGAAAGCCATTGAAACCCGTGTTGAACGCGAGGAATCACATCGTAAATTTGTCAGTATATTTGATGATAAAGAACGTCTGGGTTTCTTTTATGTTGTTGAAACACATCAGGGGCGTTTCCTTATCACCAGTAACGCACACCATAGTAGCCGACTGGAATGTTATAGCGGATATAAGTATCGCGCTTTATTCAGTCCTGTTTGTTGTTTCGATAATAGTGAGATCTTTTTTACTAACTGGGGTGTCCACTTTAAGAAAGTCGTACAAGTATCTTTCGAAGAACTCGTTTCCCTGTACGATCCCAATAAGTCGATTTCAAACTATAACGTTGCTGAATTCATCATCAATAAACTGGGTGAGTCGGAAGAACCAGAATTTTAGTTGCGTAAATAATAAGGTGAAGGTATCATTGCCCTCTCTTGTTACAAAAGGTATTAAACATGACTAAATCTTATGGATGGGGAGAGCGTACACTATCAGAAGAAAAACAACTGATTGATGAATTACTTGAATATATCAGCGTTGACGTTGTTTCCGGTACGTGTGTATGGATAAAATCAACTAACCGAAAAATTAAAGTTGGTTCTTTTGCAGGAACCTTGCGGAAAGATGGATATACCGTTATAAACTTCAAAGGAAAGCAGTTTAGAAGACACCGCATCGTGTATTATGTATCTACAGGTACTCTTCCTGTTATGATTGATCATAAGAAAGGTGTTTCTTTTGGTGATGGTATTGACAACTTGCAAGAAGTGACTAATACTCAAAATCAGCAAAAGAAAAGTATGATGAAAACTAATACTTCTGGTTTTATCGGTGTTACTTGGAATACTATAAATGAAAAGTGGATTGCTCAAATAACCATTAATGGTAAAGCAACCTACTTGGGATCTTTTGATGATCCTGAAGAAGCAAGCAACGCTTATAAAAAATCAGCGTTGTTAAATTTTGGAACTTTTTATAATAAGGAAAGCCCATGAGATTCAAATGGATACTACCTTTCATTTTCTTATGCTCTTTTTCTGGTCACGCAAAGACAGATCCGCTAGGAGAATTCATCGAAAAACTTCCTGCTGTTCAGTCAACACTTCCGCTTCAACAGGCAACAGTGATCAAGAAAGCACCAGCCAATGCCCCTGCATATGTCAAGGAATTGGACGAAATTACACCAAAGCAGAAAAAGGTTTTGGAGTATGCTTTCAGAGTTGGCAACGACTATGATCTAACGACTGCAAAACCTGCTGAAAAAAGAAAAATCGAAACGTTTGGGATATCATTTAGCGGCTATCGCCTGGATCGAATCTCGCGCATGTGAGAACACCGGAAAGGGCAAAAAAGGTCATCATGCTTATGGCTGTTGGCAAGTCACTGTAAACAGTGCTTCCGCACGGATGGATAAATCATATTCCAAACGCGTAGTAATCAATAAGCTCGAATCCCTTCGGGGAGGTTCTAAGTTTGCCATTCATGAACTGGAATACTGGCTTGATTACCACAAAGGCGACTTGAAAAAGGCGCTGGCAAGCTATAACGCGGGCTTCAAGTATACGAAGAAAGAAGCCCGTGATTATGCTCGCATGGTTAACCATACCGCGAAACTGTTAGAAGAAAAGCAAATTATTTAATCGAAAGCCCTTGCATTTTTGCAGGGGCTTTTTTATTATGTGTGTACCAACTATTGAGGATTGAATTATGAGTACATCACATCGTGTTATTGTAGGAAAATGCGGACTTATTAAACTGAATGCGTTATCTATTATTCAGAGTGTTCTTGCTGAACTCAAAAGCAAACCGAACGTTAAAATCACTCAAATCACTGTTGATAAAAACAGTATGAACGCGTTTAGCATTTACTTCGAATATGGAGAAGAAAAGCGCATACTGTTTGTATGTGAAAGTGATGATGTGTATCGCAACGTAGAAGACTATCCAATCGAATGTGCGCTATACTTCAATTTGAATGTATGGGGAAGCAACAAAGAGATCATGGAAATCGTAAAATCCGGCATTCGTAAAGCTGTACGCGCTGGGGGAATTTACGAATGTGTTAACGATTCAATCGAAGACCGCTTTGTTTACGTACTGGGAGAGTAATAATGAAAAAACTTGCGCTGTTGCTGACTTTGGTTTCTGGTTCCGTGTTCGCTGTTGATGACAACCGTCTGTCTGAACTCTGCGACCATCGAGACATTAAAGATACTGCGGTATGTTACCAGGTGATCGCGGAACAACTCGACGCGGCTTATGTGTGGGGCGAAGAAAATGCGCACCTGTATAAGCGTCAGAAGCTGGTTAAACAGCGTGAGTTTTTGCAGTCTGAACCAATGATGAAACTCTGTACCCGCGCACCGAATAAGGAACGCTGCGAAAAACTGCGTACCTATCTGGTGGATGAATATAACGCCGGAATAGGATTATACTAATGGGATTAATTATCTTTTACGGTACTGTTATCGCCGTTGCTATCATTATCTGGTATTACGTCAAGAAACCAGGGGAACGTTCACTCCCTGAATACAATGATGAACTGGAAGCGTGGCAACTATGGGACGATCAATTTAAATGAGCATAGGTCTACAATTCGCGCTTTTGATAAGCGCGGTTATTTTGATGGGGCTGGTCATTGGGATCGGCTATAAAATGGGTAATAAAGAATGAGAGTTCAAGAAGAAAAAGTGTTAAAGCACAAGCTGAAAGAACTGGGAGAACTTTACCAGGATTATGCAGCAGAAGATGATCCAGATTCGCGCAATGTCAATCAATTATACATCGATCGCATGGTTGATGAAATCATTTCATTCGTCGAAAAAGAAGTTGAAGACGCGGTGTTTGATGCGGTAGCAGAGGAACGGGCTAAACATGGCTAAACTGTATTATCACTACGCATCAATGAACGCTGGTAAAAGTGCGCGACTGTTAACAGACGCATACAACTACAAAGAACGCGGTATGAACGTTGTGATCTACAAGCCTATGCTTGACACTCGCACGTCGCACACCGTTTCTTCTCGTGTAGGGCTAAATGCAAATTGCGAACTGATTGCACCAAGTATGGATCTGTTCTGGGATATCCAGCGCCAGAATAATATCTCTTGCATCTTCGTTGATGAAGCGCAATTCCTCTCGAAGAAAAACGTTTTCGATCTGTGTCGTGTTGTCGATGAACTCGAAATTCCTGTGATGTGCTACGGGTTGCGTACCGACTTTCAGTTGAATCTGTTCGAGGGTTCTTACTGGTTGCTTGCATGGGCTGACGAGATCCGCGAACTGCGGGGAATGTGTCACTGTGGACGTAAAGCAACTACGGTCGCCCGTATCGACGCACAATGCAACTTCGTAACAGAAGGGGCGCAAGTCGAAATCGGAGCCGAAGACAAATATGTTTCGTTATGCCGGAAACATTATCATGAAAAAGTGCTTGATAAAGTCGGTGTGAACTGTTAAGGTGTAATCAGACAACAAAGGAGAGTCATTATGAGCCGTACTTACCGTAACAAATATGTTCCAGCCCGTGATAAGTCCTCTATCGAACAGATCGAAGAGACAAAAACATTTTCACAGTATTATGCACAACACGGGGAAAGCCCTGATGGTTTACGTTGGTATACAACCAATTGGAAACACAAATCAGGTTGCGCATATATCCGGTTTGATAAGAACGTGAACCGCGACGGTAACAAAGCACATGGTGACATTTCCGTTATGCTCGAAATTGCAAAGAAGCGCATAGATTCAAAAGTTCGTGAAAAGATGCGTCAGGAATTGCGCCGGATGAAAGCTGGTGTAATTGGGTGGGATGAAAACATCGAAAACGCCAACAAGATCCGCGCATATGAGCGTAGCTTATGCTGGTATGACATAACCTGATTATTTTTATACTGATTTAACATAAGGGGTTTATTGCCCCTTTTTTGCTATAAATATATACAGGAACGGGTCTATTGGTGATCCGTAAGCACGTAGAGAAATTGCTTATGAACATTAAACGCATATCCAAAGCGCTGATGTTTGGTTTGTTAATCTTGTCTCCAGCATCACACGCAGATGATTCAGTCGTACCGAAAGAATTCGACTACTACATCAATGCAGCGCTACAGGTGTATCTAGACACCATCCCTCCCAGCGTAAATACAAGTGAACTTTTCTATAATTATATGGAACGAAAATGGCAGCAGAAACAGTGTAAATCTGAACCTGAATGCAAACGCTTAGGGCTTAGGGTAGCAACTGAATTCGCTTCTATTCATCGTTCATAAGGGATGAAAGATGCAGACGTTTAACGAAATTACAGAACGCGATACCACAAGTAAGATCGATGCCTTTATCGGCACTTGCCTAATGTCTGTTACGTATATGCACAGCGCACACTTCGCGACTGGTTCATACTCACAGCATAAAGCATATGAAGGGTTTTACGAAGATATGCAGGATCTGGTCGATAAGTTCACCGAAATCCATATAGGCATTACCGGAAGGTACAAACCCGTATTAAAAGTTGAAAATGTGCTTGACACGGTAGCGTATCTCCGTAAAATAGCCACCGAAGCCGAAGAAATCTACGACGCAGTTGATAGTTCATTGAAGAACATCATGGACGAGATAAAAGGCTTGTGCTATCAAACGATTTACAAGCTGACAAAACTTTCTTAAAAAGTATTTGACAAGCTGAATGGTGATGATAGAATAACTATCGAATTGAAACATAAACTTAAATGAGACATACTATGAATATGAATACTATCCTGAACAACCCGAAGAAAACCACTCTGATCGCTCTGGGCGTAGTAGCCGCACTGTGGCTGGTTCCGAACTCCTTTACAGTAGTACAGGACGGCACGGTCAAAACTCAGACCTTCATGGGTAAGGTTTCTCCGAAACCTGTACTGCCTGGTTTCCATATCGTAAACCCGCTGGCTGATTTCGATACTTTCAGCACGAAAGACATTGCGAAGAAGTTCGATAAATTGCAGGTTCCTTCACAGGATAAGTTTAAATCCACTGTTGATATGACCGTTATGCTGCAATTTGACGGTAACAAAGCGCCTATCAACCGCATCAACGCGGGAGACCAGGAACAGGCACTGGATAAGTATGTAACCGAAAAACTGCTGTCAACCGTTCGCGAGTTCGGCAAATCGGTTCCAAAAGCACAGGATCTGTTTGATGCTAAGATCCAGAACCAGTTGCAGACCGCAATTCAACAGGAAGTCGAAGAGTATGCGCGTCCTTACGGTTACACCGTGAAACAGGTATTCTTGCAGGATATCACCCTGCCGGATGTTATCATGGAACAGGTAACTAACACGAAAATTCGTGAAGAACAGGTTAACGCCGCTCGTGCGGAACTGGCAAAAGTCGAACAGACTTCACAGCAACAGGTAAAACAAGCGGAAGCAAATCGTCAGGCGCGTGAAAACGATGCGATCGCCAACGAACGTGATGCAGACGCTAAACTGTATGCAGCGAAGAAAGAAGCAGAAGCGAACGCCGTGTTGCAACGTACCATCACACCAGAAATGATCCGCTGGAAAGAACTGGATGTACAGATGAACTACTCTACCCGTTATAAAGGTGATGTGCCTCAGACTGTCATGGGTTCAGATTACGCTGGTAAAGTGATTTTCGATTCTCGTAAATAAGATTTTAAAGCCCCCTTTCCTTGGGGGCTTGATTCTTAAAACGAGAATACTATAATGAACATAAAACAGATCATCTTATCTATCTTCATTTCGCTATTCTTCGGCTTTATTGGCGGTTTGCTTGGTGTATTGATTATTGCGTCTGTTTTATGATTACCCTTTAAACGTGGAGCACGTTATGAAATACAAATTTGATAAAGCTGTCGTAATTGGCAGATTCCAACCCTTCCATAATGGTCATGCGGCAATGGTGCGTAAAGCACTTGAAGAGTCGAAGGCCGTTTATATCCTCCTGGGTTCCGCTTATGCTTACCCTAACGTTTTAAACCCGCTAACAGCAACCGAACGGGAACGTATGATTACAAGCTGGTTACTGTCTGAGTTCAAATATGAAGATGTGTCCCGTGTGCAATTCAAACCGATTCCAGATTACCTTTACAATGAAGAAAAATGGAAAACCTCTGTTCGTACAGCAATCGACGAAACTAAAGGCGATAACATCGCGATCTACGGTTACGAAAAAGATGCTGATTCGTACTGGCTTAAAGCGTTCGGATGGACTCATGTTCCGGTTGATCCGGTTAAGGTTGACGGCAAAGATTTATCTGCTACCGACCTGCGTCCAACCATATTTTTACATAAAAATGGATGGGACGAGAAGATCGCCCGTTATGTTCCTGCTGCTGTCGTGGGTTCTCTTAACGGATGGATGATGACCGATACGTTCTGGCGCTTGTACTACGAGTTCGAGAAATGGGAAGATGAACTGGAGAAGTTCAAAGCGTACCCATACCCCGACGCGTTAAACTGTTGTACGGGTGATAGCGTGGTTGTGTGTAACAATCACCTTCTGGTAATTCGTCGTAAGTTTGCACCGGGTAAAGGCGCGTTGGCCCTGCCAGGTGGACACAAAAACGCAAACGAAACATTCCTGGATTGTGCGATCCGTGAATTGCTCGAAGAGGTTCGGATCAAGGTTCCTGAAAAGGTTATCCGTGGTTCAATTCGCAATTCGATGTTGTTTGATCATCCGAAGCGTTCCGTACACTTCTCAAAACCGACTGTAGCGCAATACATCAAGTTAGAACCTAACAATGATGGAAGTCTGCCCCGCATTATGGGAGGCGCTGACGATGCAGCAGAGGCGTTCTGGATGCCCTTACATGAGGTCGTACAACGACAAGGGGAATTCTTCGATGATCATTTCCAGATAGTAAACGCCTTTACGGGGGTTGCTTGAAAGCACATTCATCTAAACAAACCTTAGAACAAGAAGCCGCACATATAGATGATCTTTTATGTGCGGTTATTGTGAATCCAGATTTATACGGAATTTAATAAAAAGCCCTTGCGTTCTCGTGAGGGCTTTTGTATTATACACACATACCAAGTGATTAATGAAAAGGAAGAAAAATGAATACAATCAACGTTTCTAAAGCTGATGTTATGAAAGCAACGATTATTGCTACCGAAGCCCTTTCATTCATGGCTAAGAAAGCAGGAGTTGATAGTGCTGTTATCCTGATGGAGATTACAAACAACCCAGAAGGCAACACCGCAAGGTATTTCAAAGATCTTACTTCCTATGCAATGGAAGAATTTAAATGATTAAACACCCTTACTGTCTTGTTAGCCGTCCGATAAGCACGGGCGGTTTACCAGTGAACTGTTGGCAGTTGATTGAAGAAGGTGACGCGTTCCTGAATACGCGCGGTGATAAAGTGTTTGTGTATGGTGTTGACTCTATCGAAAATGAAACGATGGTTATCACCGATGAAAAAACAAGTGAAAAATATACATTGACTTCTGATCATGATTGCCGTAACTTTAACGTGTACTGGAAATCTGATGAAGAATTTGAGAGGAAATCATTATGAACAAAACTGCATTTATCAAAACCGAAGAAACCAAAATTGTTCGTCGCGCTCTGATCCCTGGTGATGGCGTTTTTATTAATCACTCACTATCTCGCGGGTTCAAAGAACCGTTCACTGTTCAATCTGTTGCGAAAGATATTAAACTCGGTGTACCGTTCACTGTGTATGTGTTTGTGTCTGACAATCGCAGCACGACTGGATCGACCATCATCGCGACAATTGGTTCAGGTGATGATCATAGGCTGCTTTCTGATAGCGTGTATTCAGTTAACATCCATAGCATTGATAGCCGTGATTGTGCGGCAAAAGATAAAACGGTTGATGTAGATGGAAATAATGTGTTGTCATTTTCACTGAACAAACGGGAAAAGGTAGAACGTCCGGTTGCTATTGGTGATATTCTGAAAACAGAACGTCGCACATACCAGGTTGAATACATCGCAAAAGATGGTTCGCTGCTGTGTCGTATGTACTCCCGCAAAGACAAAGACGCGTACCAGGGTATGATTGTTATTGACGGTGTTGACCGTTCTTTGATGTCCTCGCTGTATACGAAGGTGACGTTTAAATGAAACATGCCAGAAGCGTTTTGATGGGTGATGTTATTAACATCAACGGTAATGATTATTATGTTGCGGAAATCAATACAAAGGGTAATCGTGAGATCCTGAAACTGGATATTGTCAAATCTGCGATGGGTAAATCACTTACTATCGAACTGGTGCATAATACGAAAACTGGTGAGAATGTCATTACTCCGGTATTGTCTAAACTCCCTGTGTTTTATTGTGAAAAGAAAAAGTGTTGGAAAATGAAATGAGAAATTTATCTGATGTGAAAGTGGGCGATACCCTTTATGATTGCGGTATTCGTTCTGATACAAGACAGAACAGAAAACCGCGCACACTGTATGTGCATAAAGTAGCAAGAAAATACATCTATGCGTCAACTTCTGAAACCTTCGATCCGAAATCGTACACCAATGAAAAGATTGACCGCACATTTGGACGAACCGATGGATGGATGGGGTACACTGTCTATCGCAGTGAAGAACATTATAAAGAAATGATGTATCGTAAAGAATTGTGTGCTAAAATTCAGCCTATGTTCGGTAATTCATACACTGTGAATGTTCCCGAAATCACTACCGAAAACCTGAAAGCAATTGCTGCTATCTTGGGAATTGAAGAATGAAATGCCACGGACGGTGGAAAAGAACGCTAGAAGATGAACGCAGCGAAATAGATTCATTGTTAGAAATTCTTCGGGTTGATGTTGACACAGGGTTGTGTTATTGGAAAGTTCACAGGGGTAGTAGGGCTACAGTAGGAAGTATTGCGGGTAGTACGAATTCATTTGGATACACTGCAATAGGATATAACGGCAAGTCGTACTATGTTCATCGAATTGTTTTCTATGTTGCTAACGGGTATCTTCCCGCTATCGTTGACCATAAACGCGGGGTCGGGAACGGTAATGGCAAAGATAACCTACAGGAAGTAACGCAACAGCAGAACACGATGAAAGCAAAAACTCCGAAAACCAATAAATCTGGCTATAAGGGGGTCTATTTCGACAATGCTCGTGATAAATGGATAGCTAAAATCAAACATAACCGCAAAGATATGTTTTTGGGTAGGTTTGCCACGCCAGAAGAAGCTAGTGTAGTATACGAAGCGAAAGCGAAAGAATTATTTGGAGAATTTTATGAAAACCGTAGTTGAAATGGTGTTTGGAAGTTTTTTGTACGGACTGAACACCCCGACAAGCGACAAAGATTATAAAGGGATCTTTCTCCCGCATCCACGCGATATCTTACTGGGTAAAGCCCCAAAGACCATCGACACGAGCACGGGCGATAAGAACTCTAAAAACACCGTTGATGACGTAGACCGTCAGTTGTATAGTCTGCCTAAGTTCATCAGCCTTGCGTGTGATGGTGATACCGTAGCGCTCGATATGCTTCATGCTGATGATAGCAAGCTGATCGCTAACTCTGAAATCTGGCAGTATATCCGCGCTAACCGCTGGCGTTTCTACACCACGGAGTTAACTGGTCTGTTCGGTTATGTTCGTAAGCAAGCCGCGAAATATGGCGTTAAGGGTTCACGCCTGGCTGCATTGCGTGAAGTGTATGACGTGTTGCAAGACACCGATAATGCACATTACGATGAAAACGCTTCATCGTTGGTTAATACCAAAGTTGGCGACATCAAAGACCAACTACCGACCAATGAATTCTGTCGTTCTATTTTGCATTATAGCGAAAAAGGTGGTATGCAGAATTTCTACGAAGTTCTGGGTCGTAAATTCCAGTTCACAATCACCGTAGCGGAAATGAAGAAATCCGTGTATAAGCTCTGGGATGAATATGGCGAACGCGCACGACAAGCAGAAGCCAACAATGGGATCGATTGGAAAGCATTAAGTCACGCATTGCGCGGCGGTATGCAGTTGGTACAGATTTACAAGCACGGTGATATCGTTTATCCTCTTCCTGAGAGTGACCTGTTGAAATCGGTTAAAGCTGGTAATGTCCCGTTTGCCGAAGTACAGGAAAAACTGGAGGAAGTGATGGGTGAAGTTGAACGCCTGGCTGCAATCTCTACCTATCCGAAAGAAGTCGATCGCGAGTTCTGGGATAACTTCATTGAACTCGTGTACAAAGATCATGTTATGAGGTATTACAAATGAAAGAAGTAAATTTATACACTGGTTACATTGATAAGCGTGATGTTCGTCGCGTTGAAGATGTGGTTTCCGATATGCTTACGTTGCATATCGATAAGACCGATGAAGAGATCGCAGAGAAAATCCGCGAAGCGCTTTATGCTGTGTTTGCTCGTGTGTATTCGGTTGAATTCCGTACCGCTGACAAATACGATACCAGTGATTACGTGATCCGTGTTGAAGAAGCGCAAACCGAAAAATTTGATTTTTATACGTGGGGTAGCAACTGATGTCTGATATTATTTTACACCTGAAAGATGTTCGAGTTGGTGGCACAGAACAACACCCAGATTCTGTTACGATGGAACAGGCTGTTGTCCAAATCATGCGCGATAGTCTGCGTTTGGAAGTGGATGAACAGACGCACAGCGAATACGTAGGCGGCTATGATGGTCGTGACATGTACGAAGACCGCAAAACGGTTAAAGTCACCCTGTGGGCTGATATCGATGAACAGTCTTACAAAATTGACGAGATAGATTTCGACGCATGAAAATAATTGACCTCTGCGCTGGCGTTGGTGGAGTTCGATTTGGATTTGATAATGCATTCGGCGGGGTCGAATGCCTTTTAACGTCTGAGATCGACAAACACGCACAGCAAACCTATATTGAAAACTGGGGCGACGATAACCTACAGGGTGATCTGTTTGCCATTGATGAAAACAAAGTACCCGATCACGATATCCTGTTGGCTGGGTTCCCGTGTCAGGCATTCAGTAAAGCCGGATTGAAACTGGGATTTGATGATGCTCGCGGTACGGTGTTCTTTGAAATCCTCCGCATCATACGCGCTAAAAAGCCCCGTGTGCTGTTCTTTGAGAACGTGCCTGAATTGCTAACCCATGACAAGGGAAAGACGTTTAAAACGATTTACGGGCTTCTTGAGGCCGAAGGATACAACGTATTCTATCAGCGACTGAATACAAAAGATTTCGGACTACCCCAGCGACGTGAACGCGTGTTCATTGTCTGCTTCCTGGATGATGTATTCTTTTCGTTTCCGGTTCCCCCGCGTACCCCTACGCGCGTAGGTGATATCCTCGAAGATGCTGATGATTCGTACACTCTATCAGATAACGCGTGGAAAGGCTTTAGAGAGCGTAAGGAACGAAATAAGGCAAACGGTAAGGGCTTTGGTTATCAGGCCGTCACAGCCGATTCTACGCACACAGGAACCATCACCGCGCAATATTACAAGGACGGCGTTCAATGTCTGGTGTTGCAGGACGGGAAGAACCCACGACGATTAACCCCGCGTGAATGTTTTCGCTTGCAAGGCTTCCCAGATTCGTTTATTATTCCATCGAGTAAAAAACAAGCATACAAGCAAGCGGGTAACTCCGTTTCCGTGCCAGTTATCGAGGCAATAGCCAAACAGATAAGGAAAGTTCTGTGACATACGAAAAGTTATATGCGTTTTTGCTGGAACATTATCGCCGTTCCCGATTTGAAGGTCGGGGAATGGACAAAGCAAAACGCATCACTGAAATGTACATGGAAGATCTACAAAAGTACGGATGTTCTTATATTTCCCGTCATGAGGATGTCAGGGGTCAAGGATTTAAGTTCGATTCCGATCTAAACATATTCCGTGGCGATTACGTGGAATACCCGAACAACGCCGGAAACCTTACGCATATTTTTTGAGGTTTATATGACTGATTATAGAAAACGTGCAAGTATTGCCGAACAAGAGAATGCCCGACTGCGTGAACAACTTAAACACCGTCCGAAATATGAATGGTTTGTTGAACAAGCTCGAAAGGCACTGAAACAAGCAGATACTGTTCCACCACAACAGTTGATCCCACAAATACGACAATTGAAAGAAGCATCAGAACGAAGGAAAGCTATGAGAAATCAACCAGAAATACCAATCGATACCGTTGTTGAGTGGCATTATAACCACTGGGATAATGATGAATGGTCGGCAAGCCAGGGTGTGTTGAAGTATCGCAAAGGCAACTTTATCCTGATCGAACTGAACGGAGAACCAATTGTGTTGGATGGTAAAGAATTGACCATGCGTCCATACAAAGAAAGACCGGAAACAAAATTCTTCAAAAAAGTGTTTGCATCTTCGTAAGAACAGTGATACCTTAGCTTTATCGAAACGAAACTGAAAAGGAACACATCATGACTTATAACGATTTGGTTGCTGGTAACGCATACAAAGTAGCAAGTGCTAACCTTCTGAAAGATTATTCAAATACCAAACCGGAAGATGTGGGTTATTTGTTGGTTGAAGTGAGATTTGTTGATGGTGGTTATAACTGCTTTTACTGGGACAAATCGTTTTCTTACTGCCTGTTCGGTACTAAGTTCAAAAGCGATTACCTTCTGAAATCGGAAGCGATGTTGAAAGAAAACAATCCAGTGTTCTACGCTTTCGCTGAGTCTGTTAAACACATCTTCGGACACTGATTAATCAAGCCCCGAAAGGGGCTTTTCGTGAGGGTTATATTATGGTTGCATCTATCATTATGTTGATCATTGCAGTAGTAGGAATGATTGTTGTTTTTGGATACGCGTTATCTATTCGTAAAAGTTTGGGGTTGTGGGGAACCGTGTTCGTTATGGGTATTATTCTTACAGTGTTCCCACTCATGATCTATGACGTAATTACTGACCTTATTTGGTGGGTGCGGGTTTTATGATTTACGTTTCTTCTTATAGTGCCGATTATGAATTCACTGAAATTGTTCATGTTTCTGAATCGTTACAAAATTGTATTGACGCTTTAAACAAAGTTGACAATTTTCCTTATCTTGGTGACAACATTACTATTGATGTTTGGGAAAATGAAAAACGTATTGCAAAAAGTTCAACATACGGGTATCGCGATGTATGGGATGAAGAATCACAACAGTATAAAGAAATTCCCGTGACTTTTGAAGAAATCATGGCTAACATGAGGCAGGTCAATGAAGGTTAAAAACTCTGAACGCTGGGAGAAGACCAAAGAAATGTTCTTCATCCGTCGCAACCGTAAGCCTCTGAAACGTGGCTATGATGACATCGACGAAGCATTGATCAAGTTTAACGAAATCATTCGTTCATCTGTTTACCGTAGCGGGGAACATCCTGGCGACCTGTGGGAACTGGTAGCAAAGGATCCTTACAGTAACATCGTTCTCAAATCTGAAAGAAAAGGCAAAATATCGTGAAAATTTATAGTATTGAAAAAGATTTCTATGATGGTCGTGACAATGAATCTGACTGTGTATGCTCTACCGTATCGTTAGACGTTGTGTTAGACTATATCAGAAACAATCCTCTTGATGATTGTTGCTATCATTATTATGTCACCATATTCGACGGATTTACCGGAAAGAAAACACATCGCGGAGTGGTTTGTTATAATCACACACAATCACTGAAAGAAATCAAATTCGAGGCGTTGAAATGAAAATTCGTTCTGGTTTTGTAAGCAATAGTTCATCAAGTAGTTTCATCGTCCGGTTCCCGAAAGATCCGACTGATATCAACAACCTTCGTGAAATGATGGGTGAATGTTCCCCTAATTGCGGTTACTACAATCCCCCGCTGACATCCGAAGAAGTTGTTCAACACGTTCACCGTGACTTAGGCGGTCATATGGGTAATAGTTTTGAATCGTATTACGATGATAAGCGCTATGATTGGGAAACCGAAGACAGCGCGGAAACCCGTTATCGTTCAAATCCGCAAATTGCACTTGCATATGATGGTCGGGATTGGTACGATTTAGAAACCGAAGAGAAAGACGCTCTGATCAAGATGTGGCTGTATGAAGAATACAACACGAAGTACGGGAATCAAAACGGCGTGTTTATCTACGAGTTTACGTACTCTGACGAGTGCGGCCCGATTGGAACCCAACTGGAACATGGTAACATTTTCCGCAACCTTGAACATACATCAAAGAGTCACCACTGATGAAAGAAGAAATGATGTACACGAAAGCGGCAACGCTAAAAGCGCATAAGCTGGGGGAACCTGTAACGATTGAACAGCACCTCCCGCTACCGTTCGATTTATTTTCTTTGAAGAAATATATTGAACGTTTCGACCTTAACGAGTATGATGTAGATGTTTACGAATTCAAAAATCCACACATGTACTCTTTAGGTTTCAATATGCAGGATTTTAACGTAAACTCTGTTGAAGATTTTTATAAGGCGATTGGCGGTAAGTTGGGATGTGAACCAGACCAGCAAACGATTTCCGAAAAAATCCAAAGCATTTTAAACGCACATAAAACAACCAAATACTGAGAAAATTTAAATGTCAATTACAAATATCGAATTCAAAAATGCAGTATCTAAACCGACTCCGACCAACCACGTTTTCGTTTGCGACGTTTCCGGTTCAATGTACAGCGAATTGCCGAAAATTCGTAAGCACCTGAAAGCGAATCTGGCAAGCCTGGTTAAACAGGATGATACTGTTTCGATCCTGTACTTCTCCAGCAAAGGCGATTACGGTACTGTGTTCCGTGGTGAGAAGGTTAGCAACGTATCGGATCTGACCAATATCTGCACCGCGATCGACCGTTATCTGAAACCTACTGGTTGTACTGGTTTCGTCGAACCTCTGAATCTGGCTGCTGAGATTGCAACTGACCTGCAATCCGAAAACGGCAACCTGAACAGCCTGATCTTCCTGACGGATGGTTATGATAACTGCTGGCGTACCGATGACATCCTGAAAGCGTGTGCGGTTCTCCCTCTGACGTTTAACAGCATTGCGTTCCTGGAATATGGTTACTATGTTAACCGTCCTCTGCTGGAAAAAATGGCAGAAGCAACCAACGCATTGCATAAATTCGTTGAAGGTTTCGACGCATACGAGCCAGCATTTGCTGAAATCATTACCGCTCAAACATCAGCGCGTATTGAAGTTAAAGTAGGTGATGCTACCCATGCGATCTACATTGACGAAGGGCGCGTGTATGTCCTGAACGCTGCAAACGGTGTTGTGCTGGTTCCTGAGCATATCAAAAACATCTGGGCGCTGGGTGATAACGCAATCAACGATATCGACGGATTTGATCCAGCTACGATGGAAGGTGAACAGGTTCTGTACGTGGTTCTGTATCATGCACTTCATACCATGAACCCTGATCTGGCATGGAAAGTGCTGAAAAAAGTCGGTGACGTTCGTCTGATTAAGGCTTACGATAACTGCTTTACTAAGCAGGATTATTCCAACGCCAAAGACCTGATCGCGGAAGCGGTAGTTGATGCGGGTAAACGTCTGATTGAAGGTGTTGATTACAACATGGTTCCAGACGAAAACGCATTCACTCTGGTTGATGCTCTAGAACTGCTGGCAGAAACTGACACAGTGATCGACCTGTCTTCTGAACACTGGGCGTACAACCGTACAGGCCGTCAGACAGTACAGAAAGAAGATGATACTCTGGATCAACTGTCAGAACAGATCGCAAATGCGAAAACACCGGAAGAACGCAAAGCATTAGCCGCACAAATGGTAACGCACGAAATCTGGACACCGAAATTTACCCAGACAACAACCAAAGTATCGGTTAAACATCTGGTCGGCAACAGTTCACGTCCTAACATTTCCATTAACACGGATCTGCAAGGTTACGTAACTATCCCAGAAAGCAAACAGAAAGAACTGGGACTGCCTGAACAGATCGAAACTAAGCAGGTGCGTAACTTTACCATCGTTAAAGACGGTATCGTAAACGTTAAAGTTCTGCCTCTGGAAACTGATATTCCGACACTGAAAAACCTCCGCGCTTCTGGTTTGACCATCAAGCCGCTGGCAAAAATCGGTGAAGACCGTATGTCGGTTCTGGTTGACTTTACAAGTCTGCCTCTGGTTAACCGTGCGATGACTCGCGGGATCTCCGGTAAAGAGTATGTAAACGACTCTATCCGTCTGGAAATCCTGAAAGGTCGCCAGAAGGTGATGAAGTTCTTCCGTGACGACGCGATCGGTTTACGTAATGCCGAAGGTCTGAAACAGAAATACGGTGAAGCCGCTGGTGAATGGTTATCTGAACAGGGTATTCGTGATTATGGATTCTCCCCGAAAGTAACCCGTACCGATTCGACTGATGTTTATATGTCGAAAGAACTGAATCTGAAAATCAAGGGTGTTTCCTCCCTTCCTGCTGTAGCGGCAACCGTTGCGAAACGTGCCGAAGGTAAGAAGAAACTGAACAACGGCGACCTGATCATCCTGTGGGCTTACGATGCTGTTAAAGCTGAACTCGCAGCGCTTGACAAGGATAAGGTAATCGAGTACCTTGATAAAGAAACAAAGGCAACCATCAACGAAGTACGCGCACTGAACAAGCGCCTGAGCCGTGTAATGTACGGTATCGTTGTAGGCCACGCCTGGTTTGCGGATATGGATTTTGAAGAAACCAAAGTATCGGTTAAAGCGACTGACATTATCCCGCATAAGTTCTGGGAAGGTGCAACATTCGATTGCGAAATCGTCCTGGAAGAAAAAGAAGTTAAACTGTAATGATATAGCCCCCGAAAGGGGGCATGTTGAGGAATTTAATATGTCACGTAATATCTTTTGGGATGAAGTCAAACAAGGCGATATCCTCTATCTGGCTGAACCTTTAGCGTATCGCGAAAACCACGACAAAAACAAACCATATGCCCCTATGCTTCCTGAATACGTTGTCGTTGATAACGATGATGCGTATGAAAAGGGAGTCATTAACCTGGCTGGATTCCCATACAAGAAAGGCGCGATCAATCTGTTCGATAACGATGCGGATTTCTTCTCCCACGTAGGCAATATCGATGATGCTGGTTTCGACATCGATGATGTTCGTGAAGCACCATACGTTTTCAGCAACTACTACAAAATCGGTGGACACCTCCGCTCTGATAACAAAACAGTTCTGTATCTGGATAGTCTTCTGTCTGGGATGCACAACTTCAATTTCCGTAAGAAAGGGAATAACGAAGAACTGTTCAATCTGTTTGAAAAATTCAACAAAACGGGTAAACTGTTACCGACCGAAATGGCGTACATTATCAATCGTCTGGTGAAAGGTTTGCATCAAACCGCGATCATCTATCATGATGGTGATACAGAACAGGCGATGGATACGGTAATCAAAACCCTGTTGGAAAAATCAAAACAAATGGACACCCTCACAAAATGACGTTATTCTTCTTATTAGCGCTGGGTGTGTTCGTGGTCGGGAGCGCAATTGCGTTCCTGGCTTTCAATAAACGTGAGTTCTCTGTGTGCTTTATAGGGCTTATCGTGGCGGTTGCGCCTCTGGTAATGTCATATAACATCTATCAAGAAAAAATCGCTGAGAACGCGAAATATGAGGCAAGACGATGAAGATCCGTTCTGGTTTTGTAAGTAACAGTTCAAGCAGTAGCTTTATTATCGGGATCGGGCTTGTTCGTCCTGGTAAAGAGGAAGAGGTCGCGAAGATTTACGGACACGAAAACGTAGAATCTTTGCTTGATATCATCACCGATGACCAACGTCCTAAATGGGGTATCCCTCAAATCGATGGTGATAACATCACCCTTGAAGCATTCAGTTACCATAGCGTTGACATCCGGTATATCTGGGATAAAATGAAAGAGTCTGGAGTTGACGATCTCAAAGTCGTACACTTCAACGAACGCGGTGATGAACCTGAATGGGATGATGAATGCGGTTGTTATAATTATAGCTATTATGAAGACGCTGACGCATTCGGGCCGGAACTCGAAAAGAAATACAATCTTTTGAGAGACAACCGCGAACTGTTCATTGAAGGTGAGGTTAAGTGCGGTGGCGGTTATGACGGATAAACGTTGGGTGATCTGCTTCCGTTGTCTTCATGTATATGATCACAATACGGAGAAGAAGACAACAACGAAACGTCTACGCATCAAAGAGGCTGAATGCCCTTTATGCAAATGTAAAGTATGTTTGGGGTAATCAATGATAACGATAGTATACTGGGAAGAACTGGAAAGCGAATTCAGCGAAGAAGCTGGGGAAATGGCTGCTGTAGATGGTGATTCCGAAATGTTGACAGTAACCGAAAGTATCGAAACTGCTTTCGCGAAAATCAAGTATCATCAGGAAGCAACAGAAGGTCGTGATATTCAATACATGCTGACGTTTTGGCTTGACGGTGAGATACTTTGTCATGCTATGATTGCCGAAAACACAAGCGTTGACACATGTCGTGAAGAAATATTGAAGTACGTTAAATCTTTCATGCACTAAAAAGAGAATTTGAAATATGGCTTATGTACCGAAAAAAGAAGTTTTTCTGAACCCGTTACTTGGGAAATCGCTAAACCACATCGAAACGATGGCGACCATTGTCAAAGATAACATTTTCAAAAGTTATACAAGACAACGCAGTTTATCGGAAAACACTCGATTCCATAAAATCATAAACAAAATGTTTACAGCGCCAGTACATATACAAATGTATCTGGTAGGTGAAGAGGCTTATGTGCTTGTTTTCTCTCAGTCTCGTAATGAACTCGTGGGATACTTCCACAAAAACAATCTAGCGTCTATCATTATGCTGGATAGCAATCCAAACTTTCTTAACACCGAAAGTAGCGGATACAAAGAAAGTACAAAAGTTACAACCCGCTCTAAAATGCGTTCTCTTCTGACGAATGCGAAGCGGTTTGTATACTCAGATAAACGATACATCAATCAAATGTTGAAGTATCTCGATGATGTTCCTGATCATGATAAGAACGTATATAAACCTGTCGTAGAAGTCACTACACCTTCTGTCGAAGAAGTCGCGCCAGCTTTAATACGAACGAAATTCGTTATCGAAATTGAAGCGGACGACCTGGAACGAGCTTGTACCTCCCTAAGTTCAATCGGTGTAAACTTCATGCTGTACAATAAGTTTAATTAATCGAAAACCCCTTGCATATCGCGAGGGGTTTTTGTATATTAGGGGTGTTGAAACGGAACAGACAAAAGGAACGAGAAAATGAACGCTAAAATGAAATTCGTAAAAGACTGGAGAAAAGGTGCGGTAATCGGTGAAAGCTATATCATCGTTGATATCGAAAGCAACCCGATCGAAGGTTTCGACGTTTTAGAAGTTCCTCGTTACGGTATGATCGAAGCCGCTGAACAAGCCGAAAGATTGAATGGTTATGTTCTCCACATCATCGAAGCAATCGAGAAGGAATTAGCATGAACAGCGTTTATCTGATTGAAGAAACAATTATCCAGCCAAACGGCGGAGTGTATGAAAAGAATATCGTATGTGCTGCCCTGAATGAACAAGAGGCAGATCACAAAGTGAAATATTTAAATGAAAATGCTGTTGTATGTCAGACGTATTCCGGTTATAGTGTTGCATATGCTTGGAAAGAGGTTAGTTTAGAAACCCAACCGTCTTGGTTAATCAACCTGAAAAAATAAGGGGCTTATCATGAAAATGAATTACGTTCGCGGCGGCATCATGGCACTGTTACTGAAAGGTGTTTCTCGCAGTGAAAACAGAATGGGTATGGGGCCGATTGGCAAAGTGTGGTCTGTTAACATTGGTGGTGATTGCATCGGTTACATCGGCAATGATGGATTGAGCCGCGTTTACCTGGCTATCTCAAGCGGGGGGCGTGAAGTCGAATGTGGTAATTTCATGCAAGCACTTGCGCAGTTCATTGATACTGCGATCACTCTGGTTGAAAAACAGGGTTGTATCGAACGCCGTTACGCGAACAAGATTGGGATGATTGAGTATTCCAACTTCTGCTTCGAAGTCGAAGAAGTGCGTTACGACACTATGGACGAAGTATACGAATATGTGCTTCGTGGTGAGGAAGTGATTAAGTCCTACAACGGGACGAAGGTTATCAATAACCGCTCTTTCATCACCCCGTTCGAATTGCGATATCAACAGCTAATGGGCTGGATCGTGATGGAATAAGAAAAGCCCCGAAAGGGGCTTTTTGTTATGAGGATGAAAGCTGGAGTTTGATTTTTTCTACTTCTTCCGGTTCATCAATGATGCTGTAGTAAATCGTAACAGTAATCGCGTTTTCGTCATACTGCGGGATCACTTCAACATTAAGGTTATAAACGCGGGGTTCGTAGGTTCGTATTGCGGAGGTAATCGAAGTTCGTACTGATTCCGCTGTTAGCGGGTTCATGTTTTCGAATATCTGTTCCCCGATCTCACATCCAAAATTGCTATCGAAAGGACGTGTGCCTTTCTGGGTAGTAACGATACCGATCAGACTGTTCTTTACTGCTGCCGCCCCTTTCGAGGCGGCAACATCTTTATTCCAATCTTTCGTAAGGTTCGGATCGATATCGCTGTATAGTAAGCGAAGGTTAACAGCCATTTATCCAACCACCTTTAAAAACGCCTCTAAGCCACGCAGAGAGACTATGTGTTTATAGCCACACGAACACCCGACCGGAATGTTTGCGACCATTGCTGGGGCTTCCAGCGCGGTATTTATCGATTTAAAGACCGGATAGTCGATGCTATCTAACACCGCTTCCTTTTCTGACTCTTTGCAGTCTTCCCATAAGATTTGTTCGCCGTCGATGACAACAAACTTAATCAGATCCGGTAATTCTTCTTTTCCGGTAACATACGGGCTGACCGCAATTTTAATTTCATTACCGAAGAGTTTTTCTTCGAACTCGTCAATCATGATATGATGACGGTTTAACGTGAACTTAATCAGTTCACCGCAATCAGGACACTTGATTTGTAGGTCGACAGTATCTGTATTGATTGAATCAAACAAGGCCATAAGATACACATAATCGCGTTGATGCTTAAACACCTTCCCTTCTAAAATGAAGTTATCCGTGTCATTCACATCACCAATAGTCAACGGGCGATAAGTCACATTATATTTTTGGATATGCTTTGGAGTATGTTTACGCATTTGTATTTTGTCTCTGTTTTAAATCTTCTGCCAGTATTGCAACGTAAATTGACCGTTCCATCGGGCTTGCATTCATGATAGGTTCAATATGTACTTCATTCTTATTTAACAAATAGTTTGTCTTGAAGAACTCATTCAATTCTGATTTGTTAAACAGGATCTTGTAAAGGGTAAGCAAATCACTGAATTCAAGGTCGCGAACGACAACATGACAGGATTTACGTAACATCTTCACAATGTTTTCCATATCGGTGATAGATACCAAATCAAGTATAGCATTCTTCGTGTCTTCGTCGAGTGCTTCCCATTCATAACGGGTATCATTTTGCTTGACATACTGGATACATTCAAGGAACAATTCTTCACTGCTCTTTCTGTGTTTTGGGAACCGGAACCCCAGGGTCAGAGAATCATCAAGAGCATATTCATTCTGCAATTCATAGTCTTTGACCTGCATGAATGTTTCTGTGTAACTGTCTTTGTTTTTGATTCGGATCTTAATGACGTTCTTACCAAACGATACACAATAAACCTTAGTGAATATATTTTCCTGTTCGGTTTTTGAATAACCCGGATAAAGAATATCTAAAATTTCATCAAGGATCTGCTGCTGTTCTGTTAATGTTTTCCCTTCCATATCCGCGCTGGTGAGCAAGAAACTCAACTGATCGCGTACAGTGAACATCGGAAAACGTTTTACCCCACAAGGGAGTTTGACGCGAATTACATCAATCATATTAACCTCAAAAGGGGCTTACGCCCCTTATTGTCCTGATACCACACCACGAAGGGCAACCGCTGCACCTTCAATCATTGATTGTTTGAATCCGTCCCAACCTTCTTTGTCTGCTTCTACGATCCACGCAGTTTTATATGCGAAGTCAACCGTAAATGTCCAGATTTCGTTGTTTGTTTCATAGCTTAATTCAGGGCTGCTGACCTTAACAGGTAAACACTTCTGGAATATGTATGTGCTATGCGGAACACCATCACGGTTATGTAAGTTAACCTGGATCGCGCTGGATACTTCATCAATGAAAGCAAACTGCCCTGTAATGTCATCACGAATAGCGGATATCCATTCGTTAAACACTTTCAGGTTACGTGCTTCTGAATCAACACGGAATGTAAGAGATAGCTCTCCATTCTCCGGTCGGGTAAATCGGATCTGGGGTACACCGCCGTTATAAACATATTCATATCCCAGTGTTTTACCGGGCAACTGAACACCGACGATACTCAACCCCATATTGTACATCATTTTATCACGGAATTCTGTCAACAGTTGTCCGTAAACGCTATCACCAAACAGGGAAGTAACAAGGCGAGGGCTTAACGCCCCCATAATTTTACTGAATCCTGTTTTGTTGAGGGACATAATCGCTTTATCAACTGTATAGCTGAATAATTTGCGTACACCCCCCGTGATAGCGTTCATGAACTCGTTCGGGTTGTTCGCGTTAATGGAACTCATTGTACCATCAATTAACGTATCTCGAATACTCCCGATCGTGCTATCAAGAATGCGTGATGCTGGACTCGTGGCAAACACAACGCTAAACAAGTTGCTGCGTTGAAAATCATTGTTAGCCATTCCAGATAAGAATTCATCTACGCTATAAAACATTATTCCCCCTAGTATTGAACATCGAAAATAGAATCTTGACGCATGTCGATCAATTCCATAAACTGAATTTCGATTTCAACGGATATTGGTGTATTGGGTGACTCTCTTAATGTATTTACGATATTATCCATAGTACGCCCAAAACGAACGCTAGTAATACCTGCTGGCCCGAAAGTCGAATGCGGGAACCGTAAACTGTCGCCCGTCTGGAAATCACGTATAAACCATACAGGAGGTGATTTAATAACTTCAATGTTAATTACAAAATCAACCATCTGATCACTTATAATCGAACCATTAGATACAGTAGGTGTAGGGCCATTTCCCGCAACTGCATTATTAATAAGTTTTGCCCCTGTTGTTGATGATTTATTAATTGTTTGTTTAGCTAATTCTGCTATTTCAGCGGCAGTTCCTCCTGATGTCGTACCATATCCCAGCACCGTGAACAGATAATAGATTTTAATAAGTTCCAGCAGGTCATAACGACTTTCGATAACGAATGTATTGTAATACATCTTTGTGCGCTTATCAGAACCTTGAAACGCTGCTTTCGTACCAACATCAACTGCTTCTCTACGGTCTGCCAAAATACCACCACTAGCAGACTCAATAACGCCCCAGATAACGTTAGACACAACTCTTGACGGTCCTTTAGCAACGATACTATCGGTTGCATCCTGGTAACGGTGGCTGTTAACCTCGTTATCGTTCAGGCTTCGCGGTAAAAGTATTTGACAAATGGGGTTGAGCGTACCCATAGTACGGGTATTCAAAACTTGTTTATATCGAACGTTGCCTGTATTCGCGCTCAGGATCTGTTGTGCGTTCTGTGCTGCTTGACGTAGTGAACGGTAGTTATCTTTACTGCCTGGTGCAAATCCACCAGTGAATTCATATGCAGTGAACAGCAAGCCGTTATTATACAGGCTTGATGCGTTATAAGCGTTATCAATACCTGCTGCACGTTGGGAAGGAAATTCCGCTGTTACTATTGGTTGTGTCAACGCGTTTTTAGTTGTTGTAGCACCCCCAGAGGGGATGCCAGCATTTTTGATTTCTGCAAATGATTGCACAGTATCTTGTAAAACTTTGATTTTCATGTAAATTTCCCTTATGCTAATGCAATCAACGGTTTACGTTCGGTTCGTTGAACAGAATGTTGAACCGTGTTATTTACTGTTTTGTTGTTTACCTGAACATTGTTTGATGCGGTTGCTTCAACAGGTGCGCGTACAGGTTCCGGTTGTTTGTCGATTGATGCGCTGCTTTCCGGCACAACAGCAATTTTGTTCTGCCATTGGTCGAGCATAGAACGATATCGTTCGCTGTCATCTTCATCGAGCTTTTTGGAATTGTTCTTCTCTTCCAGAGATTCAAGGATCTTTTCCATTAACTCTTTGTCTTTGCCAGTGATCTCGTCTTTATCCAGAATAGCATCACCCCGATCGAATTCATTTTCTGCTTTTGGTTTGGTAGCCTTTTGCGCTGCTTCCACCTGTTTAGCATCATCAACACGTTTAGCGTTCGCGGTGTTTTCCTTCAACACTTGCTCTTTAAGCAGGTTAGGGTTATCTTTCAGCATCTGGAGTTCTTTCTCTTTCTCCTTCGTGATCTGTTCTTCAAGATCAACCTGGTTACGGAGTTCTTCAAGGTGCTTAGACTGAACCTGTTGTGCTTCTGTCTGTTGCCCGAAACCATAACTAAACATGCCTTGTGTTGCTTTGACTTGCTCAACAACCTTTTCACGGGCCTGTGTGATTTTATCTTTCTGATCCTGAATCTCTTGCTCTTTCAGCATAATCAGGTCATCTGGATCAATTTCAAGTCCGTATTTTTGTTTGTCGCGCAGTGCTGATACTTTCATTCCGCGTCCGGCGTTGGTAATCGTTTCAGATCCGGTATATTCACCCAGAGCGTAAATCAGATTACCGATACCTTCCGTGATTGCGGTTTTAATGGTATTACCCAGAATCTTAAATGGTTCTACTAACAGAGCTTTTAATTTTTCTGCTAATGTTGCATCTTTATCACCTAATTTATCTAATCCTTCATCTATACTTTTTGCCAACGCCTTTATATTGTTGAAATATGATCCAAAAAGTTGTTTGGATGCTTCCCCATCATTAAGTAAATCATTAAACCACGAGGCAATAACTTTACCCAACACCTCGATCGCGAATACGATACTGCCGATAATCAACGTCCACTTTGCAAACTTCGCTATCGTTTCCAGAGAATAACCAATGAAACGAGACAACAGAGATGACGTATTGCTTTTGATCGCATCCAGAAGAAACAGAACTTTCTTACTGAATTTCTTTTCGTCTTTGTCTTTATCGCGTATTTTCTTTTTCTTCTTATCAACTTCTGGTTCTTCTTCCGGTACGGGTTCAGGTTCCGGCGCTGGTTCGGGCTTTTTGCTTGCCAGTTCAATAAACTTCGTGATAGCGTCTGCGATAGTGCTGGTGTGTGCTTCCAGCTTACTAAACGGATTGTTCTGATTTGATACGCTAACAGAATTATCAACACTATTCGTGCTGTTATCAGTCAGAACAGAAGGACGAGAAGGACCAACAAAATCCGGTAACTGGTCGGCTAACGGTTGTTGATCCTGTTCGTACTGTTCCTGGAACCCTGCAAATTTCTCTTTAAAACGGTCTTCGAAGGACTTCACACTGTCTTTGATATCCAGCGTATTCAACGCGGTTTCGAGAGTGTTGTCGTTGATGTCCTTCAATTCCTGCATCGAAGCCTTATCCAACGTTGCGTTAATCTTACGAACGGTGGGTTGTGGCTGTGGTTTTGGATTTTGCATCCTGCGGCGTTGTTCGTCGCTGTAATATGGATTGTTAGCCATTATCATTCACCGATGATGTTAAGCCCTTTGATGGTTTTCCCCTCATGCACAATATAAACTTCCTGGAGTACACCACGTTTTACATCGTCATATTCATAACGATACAGGCAGTTAATTAATTGAATACGGGTTTCGTCCGTCAGTTCGATCGGCTTTCCGTTGTCATACGCTTCTTTAAGCAGTAATGCCAGATCATCCAGCATTAGGGTCGGTTTGTTGAATACCAATCGAAGGTTATCAAAAGTATGTTCATACTTAGCTTCGCTGATTTTCATATCATCCAGATTAATGCCGATCTCTTTCAATATCGCCATTGCTTTATCGTCATTATGATAATGCAGGTGAATCAAAAGGAATTCGGTTTCTGCTGCGGTTAATTCGCGCGGTTGAATCTCTTTGATGATATACTCAAGCAACTGCATTGGGTCTTTCATTGCTTTAATCTGGGTGAAATGACGATAGCCCAGACGGGGGATCGTAACCTGTTCACCAGTAGGCAACGTGACTACTTTATTTTTGCTGTTCTTGATGTTTAAACGCGTAACCATAAATTTATCAAGTGTGTTTTTCTTCTCTTTCATGATCGCCTCAAGTATCCCGATATTTACTATTTAGTAAATAGAATATAAAGGGAGGATGTCTAATGTCCAGTAAAGTTATAAACCGCGTCGTGTCGGTTAAATTATATCCAACATATGAAAAGTTCGCTGATAACGTCTATCTTGAATTGTTACCTGCCCTTGTCTCAATGAGTGAGAAAACCATCATTAACGGTACTTCTGAAACATTGATGCAGATCTATGATAACCAGTTAATCTATCAGTTGACAGAGAAACCGATTATTCAGGTATCCTTCCAGTATAATCAGACGTTAGAACAACATTACTACGGTGTTCTGTACTCAAACGTCGAAACCGATGATATGAACCGTTCTATACTGCGCCTAAACCTTTCTCCGGTGCATACGGTGTTTCGTCGTAAGTTTTCCCGTTCGTTCAGTAACAACGCCGTGCAGACGATTACAGAGTGTATGACGGCACTGTATAATGATATGAAGTTAATCACGCCGCCGATCGACGCATCAAACGTGCGTATTCCTCCGGCTTGCCTAAGCGGGACGTATGAAACCGTGTTTGATTACATCCGTGACAACGGGCAGAGCGTAGACTCGTCTGACTTCTGTTATCTGTGGGAAGATGGTTCCGGTATCTTTATGAAAAGCAATACGGAGATCCTCGCACAAACCCCGATAAAGGCTTACAAGTTCAACGTTAGTAACCCGTTTTTAGGTGACACTTTGGTATTCACTAAAGCGGAATACATTACGCATAAGGATAACACTACCCTGTTAGTGGATGCAAGTTTCTTTAGTTTCTCAATGACGGATAAAAAGCTGTATAGTGATATCCTGGCGAGTACCGATATTGAAAACGCATGGATCACCATGAACCGGAACGCGGTATATGAGAACAACTTCCAGAACCCAGACAAACAGGGGCAACCGTTCCAGGCAGTGAAGTGTCAACTGTTATCCAGCTATGAGAAAAGGATTAAGTTTGATATCAATCAGGGTCGAATGGATGTTAAAGTGGGGGCATTGATTGAGGTGTTAGGGGATGAATATTCAGGGAAGTATCTGATCGTTGAATGTGTCCGCGACGTATCAAAAGATTTCCACCTGCAAACATTGGAATGTGTACAGGTGGCAGCGGCTACTAACGACACCAGCAAAACAAGTGAGGCTTAGGCCGTAGTTTCTTCATGATAGCCCATGAACAGGTCGAACACGTTGTTCTTGTTCTGTTTACGGGCTTTCTTGATATTCTCGTAGTTCTCGCGAGGCATATCGATCATGAAGCACTTCTGACGCGCTGTAGCGTTCTCTGTGAGCGCAAACAGTTCATCTTCGGTGTATTCCTTGTTTTTGTCCAGATCGAGAATGACGCATTGCCAGGTGTCTTCATCGCTGGTTTGTTGCATCATCACCAGTGCGGCGTTTTTGAATCCCAGATTATGCGCAAGCATTTCATGGACGAATTCGCGGTCGCCGTCTTCATAACGGAGTTCGTTGCCTTCCCAACGGATAAGGCGCACAGTCTTACTTGGTTCATTTTTCATAACGTGGTTTCCTGCTCATAAGTTCGCGTAAACGTTTCGTCGGTTCAGGTGGGTTTTTGATGATCTCTTGAATCCGATCCCACACTTCCGGTGAAACTTCTTTCCTGTCCATGATAACGATATTCTGATTATCACAGCACTTTCCAACCATTACGGATCGCCCACAATTAAGGCAAATCGTATCAGGGCATTTTCCAAGTTTATCAGGGTCGATAGATTCAAGGAATCTTCTTGCTACCGATAACCGCTCTTTAACTTCTATTGGGTCATATTCTTTATTTTTCATGCTAACAATTGACTCCCCTCATAATTGGTAGGAACCCGACAGGCAAAAAACAATTGTTGGTGTTCCCAGTTTTTACGCGCCTGTTCTGGAGTATCACCCCATGCAGCATCAAAACCAGTTTTCGCACAGCACCAGCGATGATTAGGGTCTTCGCTGATAGTTTCGAATATTTCGAGTTTCTTACTCATTTCAGGTCACCGATAATTTCCATCGCTGCTTCGATGTTTTCAACACCATAAAAGGTATTCCCACTTACTTCAAGGAGTTTGATACCATGAAGATAAACCCCAACCAGCGCACCGATAGCATCGTGGATAGCGTAGTTGCCGTTTTGAAGTTGATTTGCAGTGTGCATAATTTTCATGATGTTTCTCCTTTCGTTTCGATATGGGTAATGTACCACTACATTACCCAGGAAGCAAGCATTATTTTTCGATTTCGTAGCACTCTTCAACTTCGATGTTTACCAGAGGTACTTCGATATCCCATGAATCCGCTTGTGCATCGTATACGGCTTTGTCTTCGTCGTTCAGAGGCAGACAAGTAACCCAACCGTCAGTAACACGCATCACGCGCATTTTAGAAAGGCTTTCGAGTGCGTCCGCTGGCAGTTTTTCACCACCGTTACCCAGTTGTGCCAAACGGTCTTCATTTACCAGAACGATTACTTTGCCTTCGAGTTCTTTAGTGATTTGCATGGGATGTTCCTTTTGTCTGTTTCGTTTCGATGTTTGTAATATAACAAAAGCCCCTTACTCATGCAAGGGGCTTTTTAGCAAAAAGTGCTATTTAAAACAGATCAGCGAAGATAACGTGAATATCATCCGGTTCGGTCTTATCGCGTCGGATCTTCTTGATGATTGGCAAGAAGAAACTGAACTCAGGTTCGCCCTTCTTACGCGTTTTAGACTTCTGGAGTCCGTCAACTTCCATTTCGACGATAGCGCCGATATAGTCATCTTTGTTCGCCATGATGTATTCGCGATCCAGTTCACCACGTTCTTCTAACGGGATGTACACGCGGTTAATACCGTCTTCATCGTATCGGTAGTCCGTATCAGTCAGACCGGAACCTGTGTTTGTTCTGGCTTCTCCTGATAAGTCCTCAACCACGAACCCTCCGACCTTATGAGCTTCTTTGGTGTGTTCGTACACGTCGATGATTCGCAGTTCAATCGGGGTTTTGTTCTTCAACTTCACCTGATCCGCAACGCGTGAATCTTTCCATTTGAAATCAACGTTTTTCAGGATTGAACCCTCTTTACCTTCATTTCGGTAATTGTTGTAATCCTTTTTCGCTTCCGCGTAGTTCTGCACCAGGATAGAAGGGATCAGCTTAACTGACGTTACACCAGAGCCAGCCAGCGCACCTTCCAGAATAGAGAAACGATCGCAATATGGCTGAACACTCGGAGCATCACCATAGTATACTTCATACGGTACGATATCCCAGACAACATAAACGATATTGCGCTGTTCTTCGTCGCTGATAGTACCTTTCAGGGATTTGTTTACAATCCCGTTGCCCTCTTCGCGTTTCGCTTCCGCTTGTGTCTCGTTCTCGGTAGCTTCCCGCCTAACATCTGCCACAAGGTCAGAAACAGAATCGTCGTCATCGCCCATAAACCCAGCAAGACTAAATGGAACGCTGTTTGAAGGAACGACAGCAGTTTTTTCAGCAGGGACATAAATCAGTTCTCCATCAAGTACAACATCATAACCCAGATATTCACGAATCTTTTTCAGACCCTTGTCCAGATTCAATAAACCTTCATACTCATTCCCCGCGCGGGATGCTTTGCGGATCTTGTCTTCTAACAGATCGGACATACAACGCGCACCATCGGCTTTAAGCTGAGAGTAAGCAGGGAAGCGAATACGTTTTAAGGCTTTCTCACTGAACGGCGTAGCGAGGCACTGGGGCTGTTCTGGAATGAGTTTCTTCCATACTCGGTTCGGTAACGTTGTACCAGCACCACATTCCAGATCGCGATTAATGATACGGCGTAACACTTCGCGGTCGTTTTCGTTTACCGATGAAACGATATCCAGAAGACGATCACGGGCTGCATTGCCTGTATACTTCCGCGTTGCCAGATCAGACATTAAATCCGCGATAGCATTCGATAGCGGTGTTGTGCCTGGCTTCCCGTCAACCTGCGGGAACTTCTTGATGTGAAACATAATCTGTTTCGTGTACGTAATGCGGAAAATCTCTTTCAGCAGGTCATTACCTGCATTACGTTTAAGGATCGCTTCTTTCTCTGATGTTTTCAGAGTCGAAGCAAGTTCATTCAGAATCTGTAAGATCATTTAAGTACCTTTCATTATGTGTAAAGGAAACGAGTGCTTTGGCCTTATATGCTTCACTTGCTTCCTCGGCAGAATCATAAAATCCTAACCACTTAGTCACTCCATGTAAAGTGATTTTGGCGCTATATTTTTGCGATTTCTTGTTGAATGACACGCCCTTAAACCCAACGGTATTATTTTTATTCCGTGTGCGGTTTTGTTGATTTGTTACCTGATTGGACTCCCTTAGATTAGAAATCATATCACCGCATTCAACACCGTGAACATGGTCAACCATCACTGGAAGATAACCATTAACGTAATAAAATATCACCCTTGACCGGATGTACATCGCATTTTCGAATTTTATTCGCGTATATCCACTTGATTTATGAAAAGAACCTGCTTCACTTCCAGCAGGAATTTTATTACTTCTCTTTTCCAACCAGAAACATTTTCCGGTTTCTGGTTCTACTCGAATACATTGTAGTAGGTTTTCTATACCTTGCGTTTCTTCATCAAGAGTTCTCAATTGCTTTTTCAATTTCATGCCAGTTATTCACTTTAGTATGAGGTACACTCGGTTCACTACGTTCGCCACGCAACATATGGAATAACGGCAACTGACTGATGACGTTATGACACTCATTCAAGTTTACTGCAAGGTCATCAATGAAACATACTAAACGATCGCCATATTTTGCTTTGGCTTCCAGGTAACGATGTACTTTCGTTTCGCCGTGACCGACAACACAAACCTCTTTGAATGCAGAAGGGAACAGCGTGTTCAGGTTCGCAATACGGTTCAGGCTTGCCGTAGGAGTAGTTCCCAGCGCCGTGACAGCCACGAAATCATACTTTGCTTTCAGACGGTTGATCACAATCAACGCATCGTCATACGCGCTTAGATAGCGAATAAACGAACTGTTGTTGTATTCTTCCATGAGAATTTTCGCCAGTTGGTGATCACACCCGAAGATTTCGGTCATATCGCGGAACTTTTCATCCGTAACCATATCCAGCGCGATATCGGTCGGCATGTTGTGTTTAGACAAAAAGAACGGCAACCCCGACTGCCATTTTACGGCGATCCCGTCAATGTCGGTAAGAATAACTGGTTTCAAGATTTAACCTCATAACGATCAAAGAAAAGGGTACTCTTAAACGCTTCAATATCCGCAAGGAATTTGTCACGCTCAAATGTACGATAATAATCAAATTCGATACACAGCATATCATCGTTCGTGACACTGATACCAGTGATATCTTGATGATATTTCTTTGCCTGTTGCAGAACGAACGGATCAAGATCCGAACAATCGAAATAAACCACGTAACCCATCATCAACCCTTGTACATATAAACAGCGTCGAAGCCAGGAACATCCATTTCGACTTTATCGAACACGATATCTTTCAGCTTACATTTTTCAACGTAGCTGTTGATCACGTTAATGTTGTTCGCGCCGATGGTGACGTAATACACACCCGCTTTGTAGATAACACCCATAATCAGGGTAGAACTCAAAGCGCCCTGTGCGTGGAGTAATGCCAACGGGTTAATCGCGCCTTTGAACAGGAACGCGCATTCTACTCTTTCATCATAATCTTTATAACCTATCATAACAGATCTCTCAATCGGGTTAAATTTCGGACAAACTCACGTTCAGTGAGTACCGTTTCATTCATCTTATTCTTTCCCATTGAATGTGTCAAGGTACTTTTTCCGGTTGCTGCCAGCGCACGGCGAAACCCTTCATTAAGGAATAACGCATTATATGCGTTTTCAATCAGAATTTGATATGCTTCTGATTCACGGTGAATCGGCATACCCTTCCAGTATAGGGTCTGATCGCGATACCATTTCTTTTTCTTGCCTTTGAACTTGGCGGCTTTACCAACCAGCGTACACACATGCGCTTGCATATCTGGATTGCTGAATTTCAGACTTTGTAAAAAGCCCTCCATTGATGCACATTCTACCCCGTCAAACGTAAACGGATGCGGGGCGAAGTTGCTCAATGCGCATGATGGGTATGAATCACCACTACCAATATTCATAATAACTCTCTTAACGTATGGTCTACATAGAAATTCATTGATTACATCAATCTCTTCGGAGATTGTTCTTTCTGTTTTCCCCGTATACCTTCATACACCGACTCGATTAAAAGATCTTTTTCGAATGACCGTAACATTATGAACACCACCCGCCCCGCAAGTGCTGGTTTTCAGAGTTTCGGCTTTACGCGCACCCAGAACCAGAGTTTTAACAGGAGTCACAGGAGCAGCGATAACCACAACAGCAGCCCAACGAGCACCAACCTCTTTATCAGTACCCAGGTCGATTACAGCAGAGGTATTCTTACCAGCCGCCAAAACATACGCACGGGCTTCACGGCGAGTTTTGAAGCAAACCAGGTCTTTCATGTTGTAAGTTTTCATAATGTCATCCTCAAAGTTAAGTTGTCTTGCCTACGTGGTTAAAGATACAAGAAAGCCTGATTCAGTGCAAGCATTATTTTGCATAAAAACGAAAAAAGCCGCTACCTTTCGGCAACGGCTGGATTTTAATACTTTTCTTCTGGCTGGAACACCGCACGACACGCCCACATAGAGGCTTCTTTCAGTCGGTCTTTCGCCAGTTGGATTTGATGGACACGTTCAAGCATCGCATCGAGTTCTTCTGTGGTGAATGAATCGGTATCTGATACCGCGTAATCGCTTGAATACTCTTCATCCAGTTCTTTGAAGATTTCGCCCAGGGCAATTTCAGCGGCCTTGATGCGGTTTACTTTGTCGATCTTTTCTTTTGAATGGGGCTTATAGCCCTGTACGTCTTCAATCGCCATTATAGACTCTCTGTAAAGGTTCGGGCGATAACGTCGCGCTGTTGTTCAGGAGTCAGTGAATTGAAACGCACTGCATAGCCGGACACACGGATCGTTAACTGTGGGTATTTTTCTGGATGCTTCACAGCATCTTCCAGAGTTTCGCGGCGCAACACGTTTACGTTTAAGTGTTGTCCACCTTCCACTTTAACAGTGGGTTGAAATTCAATATCGACTTCACGTTTTGCGAATGGAGCAACGCGAGCTTTACCGATCACTGAATCCATTTCGAGGGTTTTGGATACCACCACACGAACATCATTACCTTCTTCCATGTAGATTGTGCCAGTGTGTAAACCTTCTAAAATCTGATATGCTTTCATTGTATTACCTTTCTACGACATAATAACGCAACGGGTTGATATGGAACGCCAGCATTGCACGATCCAGCCCGTTCGGGTCAGTTACTTCCTGTTTCAGTTTCCACCCGCAATACACGCGTAAGCAGAACTGAACCTTTCCGACTTTAAGCCACGGTTTGAAGACATAAAGCCCCCATGCCGAATCATTCCACATCAACAGATAACCGTGACGTGATGGATCGGAACCACCTTCTGTTTTCGGGTTGCCCTTCCAGGCGAAGTCTGATTGTGCTTCACGCCCTAAGACGTGATAAGCGAAGTTGTACGCCTTGTTACGCCACAACCAGCCTACACGTTGCGTATACACACCCAGAGCGCCTAAGTGATACCGGATGTTAGCCCAACGCCGGATATGTCCACCATCACCATCGATCGGGTTATCGAATGTTTCCATCCAACGGAACCCTTTAGGTAAGTGTCCGGTTTCTTCACTATAGAACGGAACCACGAAAGGAGCCAGCAGAATAGCCAGAACACCAGAAAGAATATCCAGTGGAACCAGTACAAGCCAGCTTGCGTATTTTAAAAAGCGCATGTGCTTCTCCAGAAAAAAGGCTATCCGAAGATAGCCTGATGATTAACGAATTGCTTTGATGTACTTATGGGCTTCTGCAAACTCTTCCATAAGAGCTTCATTTGTGAACGGAATATCGTTCGATTTGAAACCGCCGCTGATAAGATACTGGATGATAAACACAGCAGAATCAACAGACATCAACTGGTGATTTGTTGGTTCGATGTCAGTACGGCGAACCACGTTTACGATCGACCAGTCGAAGAATCGACGATGGCATTGTTTCTTGCTGTTCACCTGTGGTGATGCAAAGAACCCGTTCACGGAATACGCTTCTAACGCGTGACGGAACAGAGTTTCGAAATCATCAATTTCTTCGGTGAAAAACTTCATCAATGCATTATTGATTTCATTGTCGCTTTTACCAGAGGTAGTGATTTCGCGAATTTGTGGGGTTAAATCAAACAGCTTTTGAAGACCTTTCATATTTTTCTCTTTTAAATTTGTGGGCTGGAAGTTTCTTTACTTCACCCCGCATTCCGGGGAACCTATTACCGGATACCAACAGAGCCTATCGCATACGATAAGGTTGCATATTCCGAACCATTTAACGGCATTGCGCTACGCACCCGAATTGGAGCAGGTGAAGGGACTCGAACCCTCAACAATCTGGATGGAAACCAGATATTCTACCAATTGAACTACACCTGCGTATTTGGTGGCCCCTGCTGGATTCGAACCAGCAACCGCGCGATTATGAGTCACCCGCTCTAACCAATTAAGCTAAAGGGCCGGAATTTTTAGAACTGTTTGCGATAGATTTCGCGAACCAGCGGATCAACATCTTTCGCGTACTTACATACGTCTTCGAACTGGACGATGTACGCCATGACTTCATCGGTACGGGATTTAAGTTTACCCTGATGCGCATCAATGATCATTGCTGTCATTACGTCAATACGCGCTGGGGCTTCCAGAATTTCGCCTTTGTCGAACAGCTTTTTGGATTTGCTGACGGTATCAGCGATAATTGCTTGAATTGATTTAGCCATTTTTAGATCTCGTAGATTGCCTGGATTGCTTTGTAATGTGCGGAAACGTATTTCGTTTCTTTCTCTTTTGCTTCTTTTTCGGAAATGTAGCCAGCAACCAGGTCTGGATCTGGAACATTCGCCATTTGAGCATGTGGAAGCGGAACCATTTTACCCAGCAGGGCTTTTGCGTTTTCTTCCGGTACTTCCGGCCCTACAGAAACAACTTTACCAAAATACGGTTGTTCCCCGTGTTGACGCACACCTACTACAATGCCAGTTGATGATACGATTTCGGAACCCTGCGGTCGAGCAGTTGCTTCGATAATCACGTATTCAAAAGATGCTTTTACTTTCAATTCAGACATTTTGTTACTCATTGTTGTTAAACACTAAATTAGAAAAGTTGATATGAGGTTCCAACTCTTCCCGTTTAATTTGTTCCACTCTGCAACCATATTTTTGCAAACGTGAAATCCATTCGTCATTACCACGATCGTATTTATCGAGGTAGTATACAGCAGTTATTGCACCAATCGCAACATACCATTCGATGTGTTTTGCACAATTCGGACACGGTGAAGCGGTTGTGTACAACTCTGCGTTGTTAAGCATGATACCATTAGTATGAGCACTTAGCAACGCTTTCATTTCGGCGTGGATCTCGTTGTCGTTCGACCATGCTGAATGTTCTGGACGGTGAACAGCTTTCAGCTTACCTTCATCATTCAGCATGTGCTCGTTATGATCAGCACAACGACAATCAGAATCAACCGTATTATTCGAACCCTGGGACACCACGCGCCCATTCATTACAATAACCGCACCAACACGGGTCGATATACATCGAGAACCCTGGCTGTGTTGTATGGCGCGGATCATATGAAGTAATTTCATCGGTCGCCCATGTATTTCAGAAGGTCTTTCAGAAAATTGTTGTCTGGTTCGACAATATGATATGTACTACCAGAACGAGTTTTCACGATCACATACGAATTATCACTAGGAATTTCGTATTCAACAACCGGACTTGTTACAATATCCAATTTCGGATCGTTGTCAACCAAACCAAAAACACAACCATATCGAACCATTCGGGTATCCATCAACAACCATGCTTGATGGATCTTTTTAGCTTCGTTCATAATACACCAGCCCACGTTACGAATTTAGAAACCGGATTCCATTGGATTCCGAACTGTTGTTCAACGATACCACGTTGACTAATAATCCCCAGCAGGAAGGAGAACTGACCGTCACGGACAAGTTTCACGTTGTAACCAGCAGGAAGCCGATCAACAAGACGCTGGCCTAACTGGTTCAGTTTCAGTTGTAAATCAACCGGATTATCAACATTAACACGATCACCCAGTTCAACCATTACATTTACATTTTCACGTTCGATCATAATATATCTCCTTTTGTGTGCGGGTATCTTATCATACCAGCAATCACTGTCAACTGTTTTTAGAAGTCGCCGTAATCAACCTGGAAACATGGGATACCGTTCATTCGCCACATTCCGGTAGGGGTGTCTCGGTCGTCCACTGCAAGAACAGGATAATACTTATCGAGAATCTTTTCAACAAGTATTTGCTCTTTTACGTGAAAATCGTGACGGTGATCACCTTCTTCACGCATGAAAATACCATCACTCAGGTCAACATCATACCCGATCAGGCTTGCAGCGGTATCATGTGCGCACTGTACAGTACCCTCACGCCCCGATACAACAACACAGGCATAACCAGCGGCTTTATACATCCTGAACAGTTCCTGAACCGGAGGGTTAGCAGGATCGTCGATTACCTTCGTGAAGTCATACGGGCTACGCTGTCCAACTTTGGTTAACGTTCCGTCAACGTCGAAGATAACGCATTTTGGTTTGTTTGGATCTGCGTACTGTATAGCCGGAACCCAACCACGCAATTTACGATACTGTGTAAACATTTCCCATACACGGGAGACAGGCAAAGCATTTACACCGCGTTTATGGTTGCGCTTCAGCAGTTCGACGATATCAACATCAAAGTATTCGAAATGCAACTCCGCGCCTGTTCCTTTCGCGAGTTCTTTCCAGAAGATATGGTCGCCTGGTTTAAGATGCGTATTGTGTACAATAACGTTCTTTCCATGCCCCAGAGCACTAAGAACAATATTGGTTTGCATCTGAGTTACCAGTTTTTCTTTCTCTTCGGTGAAGCGGTAGCCAGTTAGATCACCGCCAGCACAATAAAGGGTTCGACGGATATCGTCACGGGAAACAGTCAGAGTGTTCCCCAGTTGACGCGCTTTTTCTTTCGCCCATGTAGTTTTCCCGCTACCTGGTACGCCTACAGTAATAAACAAGTTCATTTAGAATCTCTCAATTTACATTTTTCAGAATATCCCACGGCACATAGGATATTATCGGTTTGATCTTTCTGTCGCTTAACGTCATTCATCCAGCTACGAAAAATCAATGAGTCTGGATATGATAGCGCAACGTATGGGTTGCCGTCAAACGGCATAACGAGATATTTCTTCCCGTCGATTTCCCTTACTTCCGCTATTACTTTCCATTTCACATCAACAGGGTTTACCTTAGCGGGTAAAGTCGGCAAAATCTTTTCAGGGGGCTTCTCAGCACACCCGACCAACAGAACGCCCAGAACAAGGGCTAATGTCGTTATTTTCATTTTTCGAAATCTCTCATATACTCTTCGAAGGATTTATTGATCTTGATTTCGATCAGTCCTGGTTTCTTGAACAGCAGGTCTTTACGTCCGGCATCCTTGACCAACTGCTGATCCTTCGCTTTTTGTTCGACGTAGATCACCGTATTGGTGTTGTTTGTCTCTTTGACTTTTTTGACATCATCGCGTAACTCTTTGATATCTTTAGCCAATTGATCGTTTTCACTTTTCAGCGTGATTGTCATGTACAAAAGCCCTGCCAGAGACAGGGCAACAAGTACAGGCCACACCAAAGAAGTTAACTTTGGAAAGGCGGGTAATGTCATTTATATTCTTCCGGTATAAACTGTTCGTAGTTCTTCGCCATTAATGCAACGATGTTATCGACCAGCTTTTGCTTATCGGTATCATCAAAATAACGCATCATAGGCCCGAAGATGATACGACCGTCAGGGGTTAAGTCAGAACTCAGGGCGATCGCGTAATCTTTGCGTGATTTGCCTTTCGTGTCTTCGATTGACTGGAATGCTTTTGCAGTCAGACGATTCAGACTATCAAGGAATAACGTTTCGAATGCGTCAATTTTCTTGAGTGCGTACATATCATCGAGGAACATTTGTTTCAGGTCATCGACGGTATTTTCAACAATATTTAAGAACAGATCCTTATTATTGTTGATGCTATCTTTCGTGCGGTGTAGGTTTACGTACCAGTTAGTTTTCGCTTTCACGAACCCTTTATCAGTTTTGATTACGTAACCCTCAAAACCTTCTTTCGTGTAGGCTTCGGTAATGAATGCATCCAGATCGGTGACTTCGATTTTCTCACGCTCAACAAGGAACGGACGTAATACACTATCTGCGAAGATGTCCTGATAATCGACGTATTCGCCCGTGTCGTTATTACGGATGTTCAGGATCACAACAGCGGGGTCTTGATAACCAATTACAATGCGGTTAGTCGGTGCGACGTATTCCATGTTAACGGTGAACCCATCAACCACCAGTTCGGTCAGGCGATCGAACAATGCGCGGTTAGATTGGATCACGCTCATAGCATCCATAGCCTGTTCAGACTGAACTGACGCTTTAGATTTAACGCCCAGATAGCCGGAATCGCAGAAGGTTGAGATTAAGGAACCATCTTCTTTGATCATCACATCAACTACGGTGTCGCCAATCGTCACAGGAGCCTCTTTAAGTGCTTCCCATGCCTTTACCTCAGCATAGTTGAAAAACTTCTCCATAGGACGGCTGACGAGTTTTACGGGGGTGTCTCCATCCATCGCAAACATAATACCGCGACACTCCAGCGCACCAGGTTTCAACCAATCGCTGTAACTTGCCATACGATAGTTGAAAATGCGAACGTGGGTTTGCATTACGGTTTTTTGGTCAATAAAGTAAAAGCATTCGGTTTCGTTACACAACTTCATTAATTGGTTGAAGAGTGTTTTCTGGTTTTTGGTTAGCTTTGTCATAGTGCTGTTTATTCCATTCAGGATTAATTTTTCGGATCATGTTTATTTCAAAATTATGATATGTGTTTTCGTCGTGTGTTGTCACAATGAGATTCACACGCTTACGTTTTTTGATTGCCATTTCCAGACGTGCGGTTTTCAAAATGTTGCTGGGGTTTGCTTCCCTCCAGTATTTTGAATTCCTGTACGTATCTAATCGCTTCCACATGTCTTTTGCTTTACCAACATACACGATCACGCCGTCGATTTCAATACAGTAAACGCAATTTCTTAACTCACCACACTTGATAAAACTGCGGTCTATTCGACCGCATTTGTCAAGAGACATTCTATAAACTTTCGATTCCATCATTCGTTTCTCATGATACCCAACCGATGCAACTTATGACTTATTGAATCGGTAGAACGATTCATTTTAATCCCTATCGCTGGGTTGTTGTAACCCTCCGAATGTAAACGAATTAGTTCGGATATTTCTTCCGGCTTCCAATACTTTCGTTTACTTCCTTTCATATCATTATCGGATGAACTTGCATTAAGATCTGAATGTTTACACAAATTAAAATATGCGTCAACTGCTTTTTGCTTTTTAAATCGAAGGTATGGAATGATTCTCGGTAACAGAATCAAGAGATCCGATGATTTTTGAATAATTAGGTTGCACATCAACGTATTACCTAATCCTGTTCTACTGGTTCTTTCATATAATTTTGCATCAACACCATCGTTAATCAAATCAGATTGAATGCTAACCATATCATCCCATAGTTGAATATGCTGTGTAAGCCCAACCAGATAACCATTCTTTCCTTTTTCACTAATCCATCCATCACAATCAACACAACCCGCCAGGTATGCGTATAGATTGTGATGGACTCCCGTATAAACGGGAATCGCATCAATCATGTTATGTCCTTACGCGTATTTTTGTCGCCATTTTGCATAGGCTTCGTCGCTGATCTCAGTGTTAAGGTTGCCAACCAGGTAAGAACTTACTTCTACCTCTTGCGGGGCTACCTGTACGTTGTCTGACTTCAACCATTTATTCATCCACGGATACGGGTTCGGTGAAGGTTTAAATGGAGACTGTAGGCCAACCGCTCGCATACGCTGATCCGTCAGGTGTTCGATATAGGCGATCGTACTTTTCAGGGATACGCCGTCTACGTCACCGATAGAGAACAGGTGTTCAGCCCATTCTTTTTCCTGTTCGTATACTTCAAGGAAAATCTGTGTCGCTTCCTCTTCATACTGGAATGCGATTTCTGCCATTTCTGGGTCGTCTTTACCCATTTGCCAGAGTCGGATCTTGCTTTGAGTACCTTTCTGATGAAGTGCTTCATCACGGGCAATCAGACGCATGATCTTCGCGTTACCTTCCATCTTACCTTGTTCGGCAAAGTTGAACGTGAAGGTAAACGACACGTAGAAGCGGATCGCTTCCAGAGCGTTGACAGCGTGCATACACAGGTACAGAGCAATCTTACATTTACGCATTTGCTCTTTGCGTTTCTTTTCGTACTCTGCGATCGATTCGTCTGGGTATCCGTGGGACGTTAACATTTCGATTTTGAGCACAATGTTTTTCAGTTCGTGACATTCTGCGATCAGGTCATCGTAGTATTTTGTCATGGAAGCCGAACGTTTCATGATCGCTTCGTTGCGCAGAATTTTATCGAACTCTTTTGACGGGTCGATGTGTAGGTTGCGCTGAATGTGCGTATAACTGCGGCTATGGATTGTTTCACTGAACGCCCATGTTTCGATCCACGTTTCCATCGAGACATCGGAAGCGATAGGGAGGAAAGCCAGGTTAGGGCCGCGCCCCTGAATGGTATCCAACAGGGTTTGATATTGCAGGTTCGAATCGAAAATGATTTTTTCGTGTTCCGGCATTTTCGCGTACTGCATACGGTCGATCGATAAGTCAATTTCTTCTGGACGCCAAAAGAAGGATAACTGTTTTTCCGTAAGATTTTCAAACACACGATGCTTTTGTTCTTCGTATCGCGCAACCCCAGTATCTTCGCCAAAGAACATAGGCTGTTCTAAGTGTTTGTGATCTGGGTTTGTATTCATTACTGTAAGCATATTATTTCCCGTCGTTACTATATTCTTGATGGTGTTTATGTCGAAACGCAATTACAGCGGATTCGGCTTCGGTTGTTGTGTGGAATAATCCCAAATAATGAACTATTCCATCAACACGGCATTTTGCTTGCCATTTTCCAGTTCTTTTATGAAAAGAAACGCCTTTGATTCCAGACGTGTTATCTTTTCGAATCTTGCTGTTGTATTGATTTTGAGTGCATGAAGCAATCCGCAAATTATCTATCCAATTATCGGTAGTTATTCCGTTTTTGTGGTCGATAAGTTCTGGCATATAGCCATATACATACAACCACGCTAATCGGTGCGCTCGATATTTTTTACCGTCTACCTGTATCCTAACATATCCATCATACACAACGCCAGCAGGTTTTGTTATGTCATGGTTGTTATTCAGTTTTACTTTCCAGTGAAAAATACCAGTTTCTTTGTCATACGTCAATAATTCTTTCAATCGCGATTGTGTTATCATATCAAAAAGCCCCTTTCGGGGCTTCTCCGTTAAATTTTGCATCCCTCACATGAATCTTCCGCTTCTTCCTCACCTGCACCGTCGCGGGTGTTGTGGTAGTACAGCGTTTTGATGCCGAAATAGTTTGCATACAGCAGATCTTCAAGGATGATTTCAGATTTCACTTTACCATCTGGGAAGTTAGCCGGATCATAGTTGGTGTTTGCAGAGATAGCCTGATCAACAAACTTCTGCATAACCGCTACGTGAGCCAGATAACCTTTATTTCCGCGTTTTGCCATTGTCCAGAGATAATCATAGAAGTCAATCTGATTATTCTGGTTCGGTACTACCTGATTGAATGAACCTTCCTTAGAAGATTTCACACTCACAGGGCCGCGTGGAGGTTCGATCCCGTTGGTTGAGTTACTCACCTGTGAGCTACTTTCACAAGGCATTAAAGCAGAAAGTGTTGAGTTACGCAAGCCATGTTTTTTGATTTCACCGCGTAACCATTCCCAGTCGCAGTTATACACAGGTGATGCCAGTTCATCAACGTTTTTGCAGTACCAGTCAATAGGCAACAGCCCTTGTGCATATTTCGTTTCGTGGAACAGTCCACATGCACCGCGTTCCTGTGCGAGTTCCATAGAGGCAACCAGCAGGTTAAATTGAAACGCTTCCATCAACTCATGAACGTTTCCGGCGTATGCTTCGGAGTAGTCGCAATAGTTGCTTGCCAGCCATGATGCATAGTTGGTGATACCCACACCCAGAGAACGACGCTGTTTGGCTTTCAGAGCCGCCGCAACAGGGTAGTTCTGGTAATCCAGCAAGTTATCCAGTGCGCGTACTGCGATGCGTGTAAGGGCTGGGAATTCGCTTATATCGGCATTATCGAGAACGATCGCCATAAGCGTACACAGTCCAATTTCGCCAGCCAGTTTATCATCATCATCCAGCGGTGAAGTTGGGATCGCGATTTCACAGCACAGGTTCGACATACGAATCGGAACAGAGAAACTACCCTGCTGGTTTACATGGTGACTGTTGAAAATGTATTTGCGTCCGGTCTGTGCGCGTTCCTGAACAAGCAACTGGAACAGATCTACCGCTTTAATACGTTTCTTGCGTACCGCTGGGTCTTTTTCCAGACTGGTATAGAGTTCTTCAAACTCAGTCTGATCCGCTTGATAGAACGCGTCATAGAGGCGATCATTCGCAACGTCAGGGCTGAACAGAGTGATGTAATCGTTATTGATTAAACGCTTATACATCAAATCGTTAAGCTGTACGCCATAGTCCAGGTGACGAATACGGTTTTCTTCAACGCCACGGTTATTTTTCAGAACCAGCAGGTTTTCAACTTCAAGATGCCAGATCGGATAATACAGGGTTGCTGCACCACCACGAACGCCACCCTGGGAACAAGATTTAACCGCCGTCTGAATGTGTTTCCAGAACGGGATAACGCCTGTATGGACTGCTTCACCACCACGGATTTTTGAACCCATAGCGCGAATGTGTCCGGCGTTGACACCGATACCCGCACGTTGAGAGATATATTTCACGATCGCGGACGTAACAGCGTTCAGAGAACCCAGAGAATCACCAGATTCGATTACAACACAACTGGAGAACTGACGCGTAGGAGTACGCACACCCGCCATAATAGGCGTAGGTAATGACAGTTTACGATCCGAAATTGCGTTATAGAAGTCAACCACATGATTAAACGCCGACAGGGTGCGCGGTTCATCCTGGTGTAAACACATCGCAATCAGCATGAATGCATACTGTGGTGTTTCGTAGATATCGCCGTTGGTGCGATCCTGCAACAGATATTTCCCGATCAACTGTTGAACGCCAGCATAAGAGAATTCAAAATCTTTATCGTGATTAATATTCTCTTCGAAATATTCGATATCGGATTTAGTCCATTTGGTCAGGATTTCTTTATCGTATTTTCCTGCCTCAACCAGCTTAGTGATGTGTTCGTAGAACGGGATCGGGTCAAACTGCCCGTAAACGGTTTTACGAAGGGCGAACATTTCGAGGTTAGCCGCTACATACTGCCAGTCAGGTTCTTTAACGGAGATTCGATCCGCTGCATACTTGATTGCTACAGCCTGGATCTGTTTGGTAGTCATACCATCACGAAGCAGGTCAACAACATTTTCAAGGAATGCGTTAACATCAATATTCTTTCCAGCACTCGCCCAATTAAGGACTTTGAACAGTTTTTCTTTTTCAAATGTCTGACTTACGCCAGAAGATTTTACTACTGTTTTAATATCACTCATTATCTTACCTTGTTAAGAAAGGGGCTTTCGCCCCCTTTGTTTATACTGCCATAGCTGCTTTTAGCGAGCCGTGGTGATTATAGTCTTTCAAATGGATGGAGTCAAAGAATTCTTGATCCAAATCAAGTAAGCTATTTACCTTCGGCATATAAAGGGTCGGAAGTGGAAGCGGTGCGCGTTCCGGCTTCAACAACTCTTTCGCTTGTTCTACTGCGTTTTTGTAGATATGGACATCGCCACCAGTCCAAACCAGATCACCCACTTCATACCCGCAAATATCAGCGATAATATGCGTCAGGAGAGCGTAGGAGGCGATATTGAACGGCAACCCTAAGAAGACATCAACTGAACGCTGATACCACTGTAGAGACAGTTTACCGTTGATTACGACGAACTGGAAGAAACAGTGACACGGACGCAAAGCCATATCATCAAGATCAACAGGGTTCCAGGCGGAAACGATGATCCCGCGATCGTCTGGTTTTTCTTTCAGTTCTTTGACGATTCGAGCAATCTGGTCAACACCACTGAATGAACCTTCCGCACCAAATGAGCGCCATTGATGCCCGTAGATCGGTCCCAGATAACCATGCGTATAACCCAGCGCTTTAGCCTGATTTTCGTAGTTATCGTCCCAGATCGTCCGCTTATCGCTATCTTCACCCCACGTCATTTTACGCAGTGTTTCCACGTTGGTAGAACCTTCGAGGAACCATTGTAATTCATGCTTACACGGTTTGAAGAATAGCTGTTTGCTGGTAGTCGCTGGGAAACCTTCTGCGAGGTTCCAACGTGCTTGCATCCCGAAGATGCGCAATGTACCAACACCAGTACGATCGGTTGATTCAGTACCGTGTGTTAGAACGGTGTTGACGATATCAAGATATTGTTTCATTTTATGCCTTTTTCGTATGTCGATCGACGATAATTTTTCTGACGCGTTCGTTTGATTCGATCTGTTGAATTTTGAAATCGGTCAGTTCATATTTCAGAACCGCTTCGCAGAATTCAGGAACAGTGAACGAAACATCACGTTTAAACGCGGGTGCATTATATGCATGATGTCCGTAAATGTGGGTCACAACCACTTCATCAACCAGTTTATTATTGATTGCTTCCAGAAGCAACCCCTTACCGCCAATGATACACACATCACTATCTGGATGCGTTGCTTTCATCACGTCGATTGCAGCAGACAACCCGCCGCCGTGGATGATGTAATCAGCGGTATTCCCGTTCTTCGTTACCAGACGTTGACCGGACGCAGACAGAACGCAATGCACTCGCCCTGGCAATTTACCAGGCAGAGAAGTAAAAGTGTTCGCACCCATGATCAGGACGCTATTTGCGGTTTCTGCTTTGAAGTTCTGCAAATCCTCTTTGCAGTGGCCCCACGGCAAACCCTGTTCATAACCGAAAGCATAGTCCACTTCGTACATATCATGACCAACGGCGAAAACTGCTTTTACTTTGCTCATAGCGCGATCCACATTTTGTTGTCTTCAATAGTCACGATGTAGCCCATAGCTTCAACCATGACGCGCAATTTGTCTTTACAGGCTTCATTGTACCCGCGAATCTTTTCAAATTCAACAGAAAAGATACTCAATCCGTTAACATGAGCGTTAATGATTTTGGATTCCAGATCGAACACCATCACATCTAACGGACTCCATTCAACAGAATGAAGTTTTTCGCGGGTTAACAGGGTTGTGTGTTTTGGTAGTTTCATTGGGGTACAGTTTGCCATAGCCATTGTTCCATTTTGCGTAAATCTTCCTCTAACGGAGTGAAACCAAAGGATTCTTCGATCACACCATCTTCCCATACATCAATTTCCAGAATTTCCGTTACCGGAGGGTTTGACATGACATGATCACGACATGCAGCCATAGCGGTCATAATGGAATTTGTTACTGTCAGGGTATTGCCCTGAACCGATACCTGAATAATCATACTCACCTCATAAAAAAGGGAACTGCTTTTCAACAGTTCCCATTATAGCATAACCAGTTAGTGTTTCAAGCGCCAAAGAGCGATTGCTTCATCGACTGCTTTTTTAATTTCTTCCGGCGTGTCTTTGCGTCCGGCTTTAACCAGGGCAGAGAGCATAGAACGAATGGTTGCATTCATCTGTGACTTCTCACGATCCATCTGTGCCTCGTGAGCCTTATCAACTGCTGGGGCTTCTTTCTTCGCTCCCTGGGGTTTGGTAGGCTGTGCGCCTAACTCGTCCTTAGCTTGCGCCTCAGTGCGTTTCTGTTCGGCTTCTTTCTTAACGTGTGGTGCGGAGAACTTACCAGCTTTGAAGTTATCGCGCATCGCTTCCAGGATCTTTCTTGCAGTATACCAATCAGCAACACCACGCAACTGTTTCAGAGTATCAACCATCAGACCGATACTTGCACCTTTGCTGTCTTCGTCAATGTCGATATCTTTCAACCATTCAACATGACTTTGACCGGAGTGCATGAAATTAAAACTGCTGAAACTCCAGAAGCCTTTACGGTTGCTGATCTCGCGTTTGAAGTGGAACGTCAATCCAGCGCCGTTATCAAACTCACCGTAGTTGCTACGGAATGTTGCACCCGCTTGTTTCAATGCGTTGAAATAATCATCTTTGCTGATACGGTTAACAGTGCGTTTCGGCTTTTCTTCCGGCTTCGGTGCTGCTGCTTGCTGTGCCATACGTTTGACGAAAGATGCTGAACGGTGTCCCGCTGCGAATTCTGCGTTCATCTTGTCAATGATACTGACAATACCGTTAACGTTCGGTTTTGCTTTCTGCATTTCTTTGAAAGTGTCGATAATCATATCCAAACATGCGCCGTCTTCGTCTTCAAACATAGTACCGCGAAGGTTTGCAGCAGAACGGAATTTACTTACCGCTGGGTCGTATACCGCACTAAACACATACGCACCTTTACGCATCATTACATGACGATAGAAACGAACTTTCAGGTCGCCTACAGGAACATAGATATCATTGCCGCTGATTTCTGCGTCTAAGTGCTTGCGGAAAGAAGTCATATAGTCAGCACGTTTGAACTTGAGGTTCTTTTGTGTCGGGCTGAAAATTGATGCAAGTTTCTTGGACGGGAACAGGCTTTCCGGTGTGATCTTATCTGGGTTTTTGCCCCATTGATATTCACGGCTTGCCATTTTATGTTTTTTGGTTCCAACCAGTACCAGAGTATTGACAGAAACACTACCCAATGCGCTTGCATCAGGAGACATCAAACCTTTACCTTCTTCTGGCTTGCAGTAGAAAGCGAAATCAAAGTGAGCATCACCAGAAGTGAAACGGAACACAGCAGATACGGAAATTGTATCTTTCTTGACTACCTGTGTGAAGGTCGTCGGCTGTCCGGTGTATTTGGTGAAGTATTCAGCGAATTCCTGTGCGTTAAATTTCGTGCTGAAATAGTTCTTAGCAACAACAAAATACGCATCCAGTTTTTCTTCCCACGCTTTTTTATTCGCTGCGTGACGCGCTCGCATATCCATCATAGTTTCACCAGAACTGTTTGTTCTCGTTACTACGTCATATGCCTGGTTAATTTTTTGCATGAGTTCTGTGCTACCACCACGATCGGGGTGATTACGCAGAGAAGCACGTTTGAAGAGTTTGGACATTTCAGCTTTGGATTCAGTACCCGTGGCCCCTAAGATTTCCAACGCTTCGCGGTGTGTCATTTTTTCGTTAATCATTTTCCGTTCCTCAAAATAAAAGCCCGTGCATCTCAGTACACGGGCAACTTTAAGGTATTTATGTTCTGATGTCAATAGATTTTTTCGAGAAACCACATAGACGATTTATTATTCAGTATTCGCGTTAGCTCTAACTGATTGTCTTTAAAGGCTTCTTTGACATCTTCCATAGAGACAACGTGTTTTTCTTCCAACAGTTCGTTATGAAGATAAAACCTCTCCGCTTCTGGAGAGGTCATCAATTCAAATTCTCGTTCTAACATAATCATGGAAGTTTAACCTCGCATATTGTCCACCAATTTCAATTGCCTTTGCATCGTATGCCTTAGCCGCTTCGACTTCATCATCAAAATATCCTAAATGAATCTTTTTCTTATTATGCTGAATACCCACTTTCCATTTGCAAGTTGATTTATCCCATGATACACCCTTGTAAGTGGAGGAAGTGTTAGGTTTTCCATTTTTGTTGTAATGGTTCTGCTGTGTGCTTGCTTCTCTAAGATTCGATGGATCATTATTTAAAGGATTTAGATCGATATGGTCGATCGTATCAACCTGATACCCATATTCAAGAAACCACACAACCCTATGTACGTATAGATAGTTAGACTTCCCTTCATATCGCATACAAATCTGTAAATATGGAGTCTTTTTCCTAGTTTTGTGACATTTCACCATATCACCAGGTTTGAAATAGTATCCCGCCGGAGAAAAAGCAGTTTGTTTACTCTCCGTCTTGTGATACAAAACCCCGTTTACATGGTAAAACCGACGACGAATCTCGGCTTGAAATTCGTCGTCCCAGTTTTTAGTAATCATTGTTTACTATCTTGCATTTGGTGAATCTCCCTACTTTAGACATAACAATATGTCGATGAAATTCTTGTGGATCTAAATCCTGATGACTGATTACAATAACATTACCTTCAATATCATCCAGTAATGCTCTGACTGCAAATCCACCTTCTTTATCCATTGCACCATCAAAGATTTCATCTAGTACCAGAAGCGATAAATCAACACCAGAAACTTTACTTGTTACATCACGCCAGGTCATAAGCAACGCAAGGTTGATTCGTGCGCGTTCACCCTGGCTAAATGATGCGTAACTAAAATCATCGCGCCCCAGTGATTTGATTGATTCGTTGAATTCATCATCTAAAGTGAACTGGTAGTCAGCGCCCAACAGATCCAGATAGTATGCGATCTGCTTGTTGAAGTACGGGATATAACGTTTTACGATGCTGGCTTTTACACCAGAATCTTTTAACATATCTGTAACGATACCACGGATATATTTTTCTTTCACATATCCTTGACGTTTATCGTTCAGATCTGCTTCCTGTTGTTGTAACTGCTTAACAGGTTCTTCATCAATAACAACTTCCGCGCTTGCCTGTTCCATGATCGCTTGTGCGCGTTTAGCGTTGGCAACTTCATTTTGCAGCGTACCTTTCAGGGCTTCGTATTTCGTTTTCATAGCATTCAGTGCGCGTTGCTGTTGAAGCAACTCGTTCATAATGCCTTGCAACTCGTCCTGTTTGGTTTTGATCAGCGTTAATCGTTGCGTACCCGCTTTGATGTTGTTTGCGATCTCTTCCATGCGTTCAGGAGTGGGCTTAATCGCCTGTTTACAGGCCGGACACTCACCACCTTTCTGATACATCACTTCCAGCTTTTTAAACTGTTCTACAGTCATAGAGAGGCGCGTATAGCCATCACGGAGTTTGTTTATATCTTCCGTTCGGTCTGCACCAGTGATCACCGTTTCTGCGATCTCCGCTTGCAACTGCATAAGCTGTGCTTTGATGTTCTTAGCGGTTTCAACGTGGCTATCGTAGATCTCTTTGTATCGTGCGTTGTTCTGGTTCGCTTTAGCTCGCTGTTCATCAATGAAGCGCTGGTGTGTAGCGATCTGCTGCTGGATGTGGTTAACCTGCATTGACAGGGTATCCAACTGCTGATTAACACCACGGACATATGATTTGTTCAGCTTATCCATTTCACTGATAACCGATAGCGACAACAGGTCTTCAACCAGTTTACGGCGATCCGGTGTTTTCAGTTCCATGAATGGAGTATAGCCAGCAGTACCCAACACGATTACCTGTTTGAATCCAACCAGGTTAATATTGAGCATGGATTCAAGCTGAGATTGATAATCACCCGCTGCTGAATCTTCTGCTAACTTATCACCGTTTTTCCAGATCTCGAATACTTTCGGCTTTTGTCCGCGAACGACTTTGTACGAATCTTTCCCGTATTCAATATCCAGTTCAACCAGACATTTCTTTTTGTTGACACTGTTTACCAGTTGCCCGACTTTTAAATCACGAAATGATTTACCAAAAAGAGCATACGTCAACGCTTCGATCAGTGTGGATTTACCACCACCATTTTTACCCGTGATCAGGGTTTTCTTTGCAGTATCGAATTCAAGTTCGATCGGGGTATTACCCACTGATAAGATGTTTTGATACTTAATTTTACGGAAATTTAATTTCATATTTCACCAAATAATTCTTTTCGCTTGTCTGTATATGCACTATGTGCAAGTTCTGGTGTTTCATACAAACCAAGATATATTGTTTTTCTATTATACACAATACATGATTGCCATTTTCCTGATTTTTGGTGAAAGGAAACCCCTCTAAACCCAGAAGAATTCCTTCTACTCATTCTCATTTTAACGGAGTTTTGTTGTTGCGTGATGTCTTGCAGGTTATCTATTCCATCACCAGATTCAACACCGTGTTTGTGATCTACTACGAGAGGAAGATAACCATTAGCGACGTAAAATATTATTCGATGTCGTCTATAATACGTCTTTTTATACCCGATAGCAACGTAACCATGTTTTGTCTTACTCCCTGCTTCAGTTCCAGCAGGGACGCTCTTACGAGGTGAGTTTTTCCAGTATATCTTTCCTAATACAACATCAACATCCAACATAGGAAGTAGTTCATTTATTGAAGAAATTTCATCATCAATTGTTCGGTTTCCACCTCCATGTGATTTAGTTTTTAGTTTCATTTAAAATCCGTTCACATAATTCAGTGATCAATTGAACAACCGATGAATCAATAGTATATGATAGCGTATCGTCGTCCAGTGTATCAAGCATGAAGATTGACCATGTTCGTGATGAATGCCATGCACCCTTCATGATGGTCAAACAAACTGCGCTGGTTTCCCCTGCTTCGTCAGAAGTGGCAATGATATGTTTCATTCCCAGCATACGCAACAGGTGAGAATATCGGGGGTTCTCACCGAAATATTTTTCATATCTGCTATGCACCAGACACCTCGGCGTAAAGTTCGCTAATCATACGATTAACGTCTTCTTTTTCGTCATCGGTGATCTGCATGTTTGCGACATACTCACCCATAAGCCCACGAACCGTTTTAATTTCGAAATCGGTATCCACATCAGAATCAGTTTTCACGTTGTCAATGATACTGATTTCGTAGGCGATTTCTTCAATTTTGGTTTGGAACTTGGCAAGGTTTGAATCAACCTCACTGACGATCAGACGTACCGCACAGTTACGGAATTGTTCAAGATCAACATCTTTCTGCGCTGGGTATGAAATCCGGCGATGATGACAGACAGGGTTAGCGATGAACGTTAATTCAGGCGTACCAGTGAACACATAAAACCCGCGTGTTTCGTCTTCATCGTTGGCGCTCATAGTAAGCGGTGTACCGATGTAAAACACGTTATCACCTTCGTTTGCATGGTGATAGTGTCCAGAGTAAACGCGTTCATACTTTTTCAAGAAGTCCGGTTCAAGCCCGTGATCCGCTTTACTGTTTTTGTAGAAATAGTAACCAGAAAGTTCGAAGTGTCCCAGACAGAAATTTGATTTTGACTGTTTGATAAACTCGAAAATCCTATGACTGTTTTCCTGACAAATCCACGGGATCAGGTCAATCGATTTTCCACCGCCTAAATCGACTGTGGTCGGTTCGTCGATGACATTAAAGCATTCATACTGACTGAGTATCTCGCGCGGCGCGTTGGGCCGGATTTTGTCTTTAAATTGGCAATCGTGGTTGCCAACCAAAGTATCGATAACGATCCCAGCCTCAGTCAGAAGAGGAACCAGCTTTTCACGAACGAAATTCATCGTTGTCTGCGTGGTTGCTTTTCGAACATCAAAGAAATCACCCGCATGGAAACCGCGAGTGATCCCATGTTCTTTGCAATACGCTACTATCTGTTTGAATACTTCATACAGGTTATCTTCGTTCCAGGGGTTATCCTGGCGAAGACCTGCATGTGTATCGCCAATTAACACATAATTCATATATACCTCAAAACCCCCGAAGGGGTTTATTTGCCGTATTTTTCGGAAGCCATTACGAATAGATCTTTAAGCTGTTGATTTGAAGTGATCCACATCGTTTCAATCAGTTCATCGTTGTATGGCTGTTTAAGCATATCACGCATCTTTTTGATAGCGTACACATACTGTGCTTTGTTACCATCAAACAGGGCATTTTCTGCGTGTTTGTGAAGTCGTTTCCATTCAGCGCGGTTCTTTCGCATATACTTCTGTGCTTTGCTTAGCGCTTCCTGTTCAACACGCGTACCTTTCAGGGATTCCAGTTCTTCTTCACGAAGTTCTGTTGCTGTTTTCTCGTGCGCCACTTCGTCTAATACTTCATGCTGCTCGGTCATAGTAAGTGATCTCCATGATCATTGTTTCGGCATTTATTACATAGTCCAGTCGTCCGCTTTCTATAGCAAAGTCTGGATCTCGTACATCAGTAGGGTCGATAATAACCGGAACCCCTACGTTCTGCAACTCTAATTTCACGAGGTACGGAAGCAGATCAATTTCGTTTTCAGCGTCTGCTAAAATTTTGTTCAGGTCAATTTTAATTTTCATAGAAACATTTCCAAAGTTGGCGATTCGTCCACAACCTCGATTTTATCCTTCGGTTTTTTCGCGGACTCTTCATACTGATTTAATTTATCATGAATATCCTGAATGAAAGTTTCATCAGCTATCGAAGTCATATCAGCATCGTCACTATCGTAAACGTGTTCCAGGAAGTATTTGTATTTCTTCGCGTTCTCTTTCTTTTCGTAGAGAATGCGGGTTACAAACGCTTGCCAGCAAGCCTTATTGATATACCCATAAACGTTTGTATATTTGGTTTCATCAAAGTTGTGTAAACCGGAAATCGTAGCGGAAATACCATCATCGATCATATCCATTTTCCAATCTTCGGAATAACGGTTGAAGTTGTATCGACGGGCCAAACCGTGAGCGATGTTCATGATTGCAATACCCAGGTCATCAGGCATTTTGCGATCTCCAGTTTCACGGATCTGCTGTTTCCACTTACACATAACCGGATACAGCTTATCATTATCTGCATAAATCTTAGTAGTCATTATATTCTCCAAATTGAATACATTCATTATAGCTGATGGAATTACAGGTTTCAAACCTACTTCCAATCTATATTATTTAATAAAATCAACGCGAAGCGTTTCCGTGAGCGAAGCGAAACGGATAGGTAAGATTGGTTAAAAAACATACCAAAAACTACATTTTTCTCTATATATAAAATATAAAAATTTAAAAGTGTAGTTATGTAGTTAGACACTCACTTCGTTCGTGTCCTTCGCTTCGCTCAGAATCTTGAAATGATCTATTGACTTTGAAAAAGTGATCACTATAATCAGCTTCATTCAACAACAACGAGGTATTGAAATGAGTTCATTTGCTTCAATGTTCAATCTGAACAGTTTAATGAGCAATGAAGATGATCCTGTTGATGTGATGTGTATAGATATTTCAAACCTTTCGGTAGCAACGTTGATGAACAACTTCAAGCCGAAAGACCAGAAAGACATCAATCAACAAATTATTCGTCACATTGTTCTTGACACAATCAGGTACAACGTGGTTAAATTCAAAGGTGAGTACCCAGAAATTGTCTTGGCCTTTGATGATAACAAGTATTGGCGAAGAAGTAAAGCCTGGTACTACAAAAAGAAACGACAAATGGAACACGCGGAATCCGAATGGGACTGGGATTTTTTGAACGGTTTCCTTCATCCGACCTACGACGAGATCCGCGAGAATCTTCCGTACAAAGGTTTGAGGGTTGACTTCGCAGAAGCCGATGATATTATCGGTGTCGTTACGAAAAACGCAGTAGCGCAAGGTAAGCGAGTCCTGATTGTATCAGCGGATAGTGACTTTACCGCGCTGCAAAAATATCAGGGTGTTCGACAATGGTCGCCTACCCAAAAGAAATGGGTTACGCCGAAATACGGTACACCTCGTAATGATTTACGTATGAAGATCATTAAGGGCGATAAAAAAGATAGTATCGCTTGTATTAAAATGAGAAACGACTATATTGTTACGAAAGTTGAAGGTGAACGCGCCCCGCAAATCCGCGCTAATGAACTGGAATTGTGGCTGGATGCGGACGACCCTACTGTCCATATGACCCCTGAGTGGGCCGCAAGGTACAGGGAAAACGAAGAACTACGTGATTTCGATTTTATTCCAAAAGATGTTGCAGATGAAATCGAAAAGGCGTACAATAATCCGAAATCGGGCAACAAGGCTAAAATGGAGAAATACTTCATGGAAAACAAACTTGTCCGTATGTTTGAAAAATTAAGTGACTTTTGAGGTAACAAATGAGCATTGAATTACTGCAAGAAAACCCTGAAATTGCAAAAGCAATCAAAGACATGATCAAAGAAGCGTCCAACGTGAAAACCCAGATCGAGATCCATCAGGGTACGTTGAAAGATATCAAATCCAAAGCGAAAACTGACTACGGCATCGACGGTAAAACGTTTAGCAAGCTGTTCAACCTGTATCACAACCAGGCGCGTACCGAGTTCGAAGAACAAAACAACGAACTGATCGAACTTTACGATGTGATCGATAAGGCGTAAAATGAGCGAAATCGGAAATAAAACCGAAGTAGGCTTGTACATCGAAAATCTGGTTGCCTCAGAAGGGGCAACCTACATGGAAGCAACGTTACAGTGGATGGATGAAAATAGTATCGACTATTCCATGTTGAATAAAACTGTTCCGAAAGCTATCATTGACAAGATTAGCGATGAAGCAATCAAAAATAATTTGTTGCGTCCTTCTGTGGCTAAAGACCACACAACAACGCAAACTCTGGATGATTTCATGTGAAATTTAAAACCCCGTTTGGAAGTTCAGACGCTAATTCCCGTTTGAAACCGATTGCGGTATACAAACTGTATCTGGTGATGAAAAATCACTTTGCGGGAAGGTATGACGCGATCAAGTACAAATGGGAAATAAAGATCACTGAACAAGCGTTCCAAAAGAGAAAAGATAGGTATTTTTTCACAAAGTTAGCCGAAAGGTTTACTTTCAAGGAAATTTACCTTATACTACTCTGCAACATGGTGGCTAACCCCGACTTTTGGGTTGGGGATATAGACGAAGATACGATCGTGTTTTATCGTCAATACATTGGTAAGTTGCGACGAATTGATAATATTTTCGTGGACGATGTAAAAAACCTGTATGAATTTTCCCGCATGAAAGGTATTCCCCTCTCAACGGTGTTTCAGTATAGCGTAAAATCATCCACTTCTTATATCAGTAAACTCGTTCAGTCTGGAGTGATTTCTTACGAATCATTCTTGATTCTCGACTCATTTTTAGACATCATAAATAAACACGATGAAATCGCAACGGATTTCGTCTGGAATGAATTTAGCAAAAAACTAAACGCATACAGAAAATTAGTAGAAATCAGTGACGAAGAAATCGTAAAATACCGAAATTTAATGAAACAAACCTTAACTAAACTAAACGAGAAATAATCCATGTCATTTTTTAAACGTCAAGACCCGACCAAATTACAAGAACAAGTTGCAGCCCTGAAAGGTTCTTCCGGCTTCCAGAAAGATGAAAAAGAGTGGAAACTCACTCTGGATGCACAGAAAAACGGTTCCGCTGTGATTCGTTTCCTGCCTAACCGCTCCGATGATGAACTGGCGTTCGTGCGTATCGTTAGCCATTCATTCAAAAAACAAAATCAGTGGTATATCGAAAACTGCCCGTCTACTCACGGCGATTACGATGGTTGTCCGGTATGTCAGTATATTTCTGACAACGACCTGTTCGAAAAAGCGAAAGCAAATAAAGGCGGTGAAGCCGATAAACTGCTGGGACAAATCGGACGTAAACAATCGTTCTGGGCTAACATCCTGGTAATCAAAGATCCTGGCGCACCGGAAAATGAAGGTAAAGTGTTTAAGTTCCGCTTCGGTAAGAAGATCATGGACAAAATCACCGCAACCATCGCTGGCAACCCTGATCTGGATGAACCTGGTATTGCTGTAACGTGTCCGTTCGGTGGTGCTAACTTCACTCTGAAAGCGAAGAAAGTAGGCGAATGGCCTAACTATGACGACAGCACATTCGGCGTACCTGGCCCGATTAAAGGTATCGACGAAGAAGCCGTTCAGAAAGCGATTTTCGAAGGTATGAGTGATCTCCGTCCGATTACTGCACCAGACCAGTTTAAACCTGCTGCTGAACTGACCGCACGTTTCACTAAAGTATTCGGTGGCGGTGCTGCTCTGGGTGCTGGCGCAAGCGCTGGTGCTGATCTGGATTCTGAACTGAATTCATTTGACAACGATCTGAAAAACTTCGATAATAGCAACCAGTCCAAAGGTGCTAAAGAATCTGGTGGCGTAAGTCAACTGAACGTAGGCGGAAGCGTACCGGAAGATGATACCCCGCCGTTTGATCTGAACGAAGGTTCAGGTGATGACGACCTGGATAAACTGCTGGATCTGTAATGCTTACGGGGGCGTAAGCCCCCAATTTGAAAGTTTGAGGTAGATATGAATTTAGAACAAAATGTATACGTTGCGCACCTGAACAACGTTCGCAAATCATGGGTAAGCAAAACCCCAGATAACATCAAAGAAATGTTTCGTGCAATGCCTCAAGCTGAACGCTTCGAGCATTATAAACGAATTGATGAAGCTGTGATCGAAGTACGCGAAAAAGTGGTTGCAGACGCACACAACTCCGGCAAAAAACTGAACGACGCAGAACACAAAAAGATTTTTGACACTGCGGCGCAAATCGTTGTAAACTCCCTGATTAACGGCACTTTTGCCTAATTGAAAACTATAGGTTGAATATGAAATTCTCAAAACAAACTATCGATATCCTGAAAAACTTCTCTCAGATCAACCCATCAATCATGTTGACCAAAGGTTCGTTCATCATGACGAAAACCATCAACAGCGTAGTTTACGCGGAAGCTGAAATTCCTGATGTGATTGATGAAGATGTCGGTATCTATGATCTGAACTCATTCCTTAGTATGCTGAACATCGTCGGCGCTGATGCCGAAGTAACTCACGATCTGTCTACTGGCGAAATCATCATTCGCGGCGACAAAATGAAGATCGTTGACCGTTCATGCGACCCAACAACAATCGTCAAGCCGAAAAAACGCTTGCAGATGCCAGTTGCGGATCTGGTGTTCCAGATTAGCGCAAGCGACTTTGAAAAACTGATCAAAGCATCACGCATGATGAAACTGACCGACCTGTCCGTCGAACCAATCAACGGCAAACTGGTAATCACTGCGAAAAGCAAAGAAAGCCAGTCAACCTTCTCTGTAGAAGTTGGCGATTACGAAGGTGATAACGTGTTCAACTTCGATATGAAGATTGATAACATGCAGTTCATCAACAGCGATTACAAAGTTGAAATCTCTGCACAAGGCGCGGCTAAATTCTCTTCCGAAAACGGCGTGGCTTACGTGGTTGTACTTGAAGCAACCAGCCAGTTCAAGTAAGATAAACAATCGGTAACGAAGGGGCTACGGCCCCTTTTTGATAACATTTGAAGGTATATTATGGAACTTAGTGAAAACGTACAACTGATTGACACCAAATACGGCAAAATCTCCCAATCTCCCGATGAATTCGCATGGGATCAACGCTATCGCCCGACAACGATTGATGAATGTATTCTCCCTGCTGCTGATAAAGAAACGATGCGCGGGTTTATCAAGTCCGGTCGCATTGATAACATGACTCTGGTTTCTGATTCCCCTGGTACGGGTAAAACAACACTGGCGCTGGTTCTGGGTAATGAAGTTGACGCAGAAGTGATGTTTGTCAACGGTTCAGATTGTGGTGTGAACTTCATCCGTAACGAAATGGATCGTTTCGCCTCTTCGATGACTCAGAAGAAAGGCGGCAAAATTATCCTGATTGACGAATTCGATCGCCCTGGCATGGCAGAAGCACAGAAACACATGCGTAGCTTTATCGAAGCATACAGCAAGAACGTAACCGTTATCGTCACCGCAAACAATATCAATGGTATTCATCCGGCGCTGTTGTCTCGTTGCCCTCCGGTTAAGTTCGGTTCCCCGTCGAAGGAAGAACGAATTGAACTGATGAAGCAGATGATCAAGCGTTGTTTCGGTATCCTCGAAATCGAAGGAATCGAATATGACCAGCAGGTGATCGCGGCGTTCGTTAAGAAGCACTACCCTGATGCACGATCCATCGTAAAAGCTCTTGGGTTCTATTCTAAGCGCGGTAAAATTGATGCGGGTATCTTGAGTGAGATTGTTGGTTCGGACATCACACCAGTGATTGAGGGGCTTAAAGCGAAGAACTTCAAAGCACTGCGAGCCGAAGCAATCAAGTACGCGCCTGAGTATGAAACGTTCCTGTCTAAACTGCTTGATGCTATATACCCGATCGTCACCAACGAATCTAAGGTTGCATTGATTCAGGCAATTGGCGAAAACAACGCACAATACGGGCTGGCAGTGAACAAAGAAATTCACCTGCAATATCTGTTCATGGGGTTAATGCTTACCCTCGCGTGGGAGGCTTAAAATGTCATTGGCTGCTTTTCTCGATGAAGAAGAACTGAACGAACATGAAGCGGCCTGGCGTTCTAAAGACTGGGACAAGATCGAAGGGCTTGTGAAAGAGTACACCAAAGACAAGGAAAACACCTTGTTTATGGTTCTCGAAGAATTGAATACAGGAAAGAAACCATTGCGTATTTCTGGCCTTGATTCATACGACAAGTATTTCATTGACAATGCAATGAGCCAGCATATCGAAACGCTGATCCCTGCATACACAATGAATATGATCGGTTCCGGTTTACCTGACCAGGCGCACTTTGATTATTACCTGCATACGGTGCGCAAAGGTAAGCGGTTCGGGGCGTGGGCTAAACTCACCGAAGATAACGAAATTAAAGTTATCCTTCATGTTCTCCAAAAACGGTATGGCGTAAATACACGTATCGCAATGGAATATTACGAAGAACTCAAACAGCTTGAAAAACTGGACGAGTGGAAGCGGAAAAATATGAAAGTTGCTATATCTGTGTTGGCTGATGTTGTGAAAAATAAAACCGACCAGAAAAAGGTTGAACAATTAATAAAGAAATGGTGATATATGAACATGCTCGAAATCAAACTGTCCAGCGACGACAGTTTTTTAAAAATTCGCGAAACGCTAACCCGTATCGGGATCGCAAACAATAAAAAGAAAATGCTGTGGCAGTCTTGCCACATCTTACAGAAGCAAGGGCGCTATTTTATCGTACACTTCAAAGAACTTTTGAGGCTGGACGGTCGCCAGGTTGACATGACCGAAGACGACGAATTACGCCGCAACAACATTGCGCGACTTCTGGAAGAGTGGGGAATGATCGAAATCCTTACGCCGGATCTGAAATTCTCTGAAGAGAATAACTTCCGCGTACTGACCCACGCACAAAAAGCCGAATGGACTTTGAAATACAAGTACCGGATCGGACATTAATCAAAAAGCCCTTGCATTTCTGCAAGGGCTTTGTTATATTGGTTGTACACCAATTGTGAGGACTAAATTATGAAAATTAGTATTGAAGAAATTCTTAAATCTCTCAAAACAGACGACCATTTGATTATCCGTCTGCACCGCGACGAAATCGATCTGTCTCTGACTTGCAATCTCTCTGATCTGCGTACCTATAATTACGCACAGAACTACTTCCCCAATTTCTATAAACGTATCATGAATGAATATACACTGCTGGTAAATCAGTTGAATTCGATTGAAGGACATAAAACCCTTCGTGATTCTGCACAGCGTTCACTTGATCTGATCAAGCTGGCTGGTGTATCATTTCTGATACGATTAAACGCGGAGAAAGAAAAACGTAATGACTGAATTTTATCTATCAGTTGAGCAAATGGGCGATCATATCTATGAGCGCTTCATTGACTCTGAGGGACGCGAACAAGTTCGCAAAACAAAATATGAACCAACGATGTATCAACACGCTATGGCGGGTGTAGACTCGCCATACAAAGACATCTACGGTAAGACGTGCATTAAGAAAAAGTTTGATAGCATTAAGGATGCTAAAAGCTGGATGCAGCGAATGAAGGATGTAGGGATGGAAGCTCTGGGGATGGATGACTATCGCCTTGCGTACATTTCAGACACCTATCGAACTGAGATCGACTATAACCGCGAAAGAATCCGTATCGCTTCACTCGATATCGAAGTTACCGCGCCTGAATTCCCTGATCCACGCGAAGCAAAATATGCTATCGACGCAATCACCCACTATGACAGCGTTGAAGATAAGTTCTTTGTGTATGATCTGGTCGAGGGTGGTTTAGACGAGTGGGTAGCCTCAAAGGTTGACACTGAAAATGAAATCAGTGAAGAGGATTTGAAAAAGGTTGTATATCGTTCATTCTCAACTGAAAAATCGTTGCTGTCTGCGTACATCAAAGACTGGAAAGAGCGCACACCTGTTATTGTTACGGGCTGGAACTCAAACAAATTCGATATCGCATACATCATCACACGTTACCTGAATATTTTCGGGCAAAACGTGGTTCGTCATTTTAGCCCGTTCGGTAAGGTGACAGCGAAGACAACGACCGACCAGTACGGGAACGAACAACTGGGATATGAGATTTATGGCGTTTCTCAGATGGACGGCATGGATCTGTATAAGAAGTTCAGTTTCACCCCGCAACCGTCTTACGGACTGGGCGCGATCGCTGAATATGAAACAGGTAAGAGCAAAGTTGATTACGAAGGTTCTCTGTCTGAACTGCGTCAAGCGGATCACCAGAAATACATCACGTACAACATCGTTGACGTAATCCGCGTACTTGATATTGATGGTAAGCGTAACTTCATCGAACTGGTTCTGTCTGTGGCGTACTATGCGAAGATCAACTTCCCTGGTGTAATGTCGCCGTTGAAAACGTGGGACGCAATCATATATAACTCTTTGCGAGAAGATAAGATTGTAATCCCAGAAAACAAACGCCACACTAAAACGCCTTATGATGGTGCGTATGTTAAAGATCCGGTTGTTGCTCCATACAAATACATTGTATCGTTCGACTTAACCAGTCTGTACCCGTCTATCATCAGACAGGTGAATATAAGCCCTGAGACAATCGCTAACAGCTTTGCGGTGCGTCCTATGCACGAATACATCAATAAGACCGCTCCACGTCCTAGCGATGAATTTAGCTGCTCTCCTAACGGGTGGATGTTCCGGCGTGACGTTAAAGGCGTGATCCCAGTCGAGATCAAGAAAGTATTCGATCAGCGTAAGATGTGGAAAAAACGAATGATGGCGGGTGAGAGAAATCTTGAATTAATCAAACATGAACTCGAACACCTGACGGATGCGCATAACCAGATGATTGATCCTGATTTCGATTTCTATACTGATTTCAGTGATGAATCGAAAGCGGTTCTTAAAACGCTGACTAAGCAAATGCTTAAAGCCGTGAAGAAAGTTTGTGAGAAGAAAATCGCACAGGCGAACACCGCACAGCTTAACCGTAAGATCAGTATCAACTCCCTTTATGGTGCGTTGGGTAACGAACACTTCCGGTACTTTGATATTCGAAACGCCAGCGCGATCACCATGTTCGGTCAATTGGCTATCCAGTGGATTGAGCGCAAGGTTAACGAATATCTGAACCAGTTGTGCAACACCACGGATTACGCTTACGTTCGCTACTGCGACACGGATTCAATCTATGTATGTATGGATAACGTGATCGAGAAAGTGGGCGGCGAAAGCAAGTTCAGAGACAACAATCACTGGGTTGATTTCCTGGATAAATTCAGTCGTGAGCGCATGGAACCTATCATTGATAAGGGCTATCGCGAACTGTGCGAATACATGAACAACGTAGAACACTTGATGTTCATGGATCGTGAAATCATTTCCGGCCCTCCGTTGGGTTCGAAAGGGTTGGGTAGTTTCTGGACTGCGAAGAAACGTTATGCGGCTAACGTGTGGGACTCCGAAGGAACCCGCTACGAGAAGCCTAAATTAAAAATCATGGGAATGGAAACCCAGCGAAGCAGTACACCAACAGCGGTTAAAAAATTCTTGAAAGAGGCGATCCGTCGCATCCTGCAAGAAGGTGAAGAGTCATTACACGAATCCTTCAAAGTTTTTGAGGAAGAGTATAAGGCGCTTGACTATCGCGAGATTGCTGGTGTATCATCGGCAAACAACATCACGAAATATAATGATGGTATGGGATACCCGATTAAAGGCACACCAAACCACATTAAAGGCGTACTGTTCTTTAACCGCCATACGAAGGGGATTCCTGGAGTCACTCAGATTATGGAAGGTGAAAAGGTTATGGTTCTGCCGTTGCGTGATAAAAACCCGTGGCAAGCTGATTGTATCGCATGGCAATCCGGTAGCCGTTTACCTGTTGAGATTGAAAGTGATATTCTCAAATGGGTTGACTACAACGGATTATTTGAAAAACATGTAATCAGTCCATTGCAAAACATCACGGAAGCATGTAAAATTGATTACGAAAAACGCGCATCCCTGAATACTTTGTTCGGTGATGACTGGTAAGACCTGATGGGGCAGAAATGCCCCTTTTATATAAACTTGTGAGGAAAATATTATGCGTGTATATAAACCGGAAAAATAAATGTCTAATAAAGCACTCCTGAAAAAACTGATCAAAAATTCGAATAGTCAATCTGCGTCAATTCTGTCTGAAAGCGATGTTTTTAATAACATCACCAAAACCCGAACCCGTGTACCAATCTTGAACCTCGTTCTATCTGGTGCTTTTGATGGTGGCCTTACCTCCGGCTTAACGCTGATCGCTGGTCCGTCGAAACACTTCAAATCGAATCTGGGACTGGTTGCAGTTGCGGCGTATCTCAAAGCGAATGAGGACGCTGTATGTCTGTTCTATGATTCAGAGAAAGGCGTTACTAAGTCCTATCTGAAATCAATGGGCGTTGACCCGGATCGTGTTGTGTATACTCGTATCACGACAGTTGAACAACTTCGTAATGATGTTGTAAGCCAGCTTGACGCGCTTGAACGCGGCGACAAAGTGATCATTTTCGTGGACTCTGTAGGCAACACCGCGAGTAAGAAAGAGCTTAAAGACGCTCTGGAAGACAACGACAAACAGGATATGACGCGAGCCAAAGCCCTGAAAGGTATGTTCCGTATGGTAACGCCTTACCTGGCTGACATTGATATCCCGATGGTGTGTATCTGCCACACTTACGACACGCAAGAAATGTACAGCAAGAAGGTCATTTCAGGTGGTACGGGTTTGATGTACTCCGCTGATACTGCTATTATCCTGGGCAAACAGCAGGTGAAAGAAGGTACTGAGGTTGTCGGTTATGACTTCATTATGAACGTTGAGAAATCTCGTTTCGTGAAAGAAAAATCGAAATTCCCTCTTCATGTTACGTATGAGGGTGGTATCAGTATGTTCTCTGGTCTTCTGGATCTGGCTATGGAAATGAACTTCGTTCAGACTCCAACTAAAGGCTGGCGTGGTCGTGCGTTCCTGAACACGGAAACGGGTGAACTGGAACTGGAAGAAAAGAAATGGCGCGAAGCAGAAACCAACTGCATCGAGTTCTGGAAACCTCTGTTTAAACATCAGCCGTTCATCGACGCTATTCAGGACAAATACCGGATTCCTGATAAAGAAATCACTGATGGTGCAGCACTCGAAGATCTTTATTCTGATGATGTTGTCGAATCAAATAAAGTTGATTTCGATGATGATATTCCCGATGATGTAGATCTGATGGAAGAGTAATAATAACTGGGGGCTTTTGCCCCCTTAACAGGTGAATCATGGACATTGAACAAAAAACACAAAACATTCTCGATGAAGCAATGCAGGACGTTATTCAAGAACTTCTGATCAACGATGAAAATGATGTTGCGCATTTAGTATACATTCATAAGGTTTACTGGGACAACGGTTTAAAAGTTGAATTCAGTACGCCGGATGAAAACAAAGAAGCACTGATCCCATTGGTGCATGATGCAATTTACGCACAGATAGCGCCAAATCTCCCAAAGCCTGAAAAGACCTTATGGGCGGCATTGAAAGTAAAGCTGTACAATTTCTTTCAAATGTTCGCCAATCTGGTTTAAGAGGTAATAATGATCGTCGAAACAATATTTTCAAATCTGGTTTTTAATGGCACGTATTTTGTTCAGGCATGGCCCCATTTAAAACGCGACTATTTCGAAGGTAACGCGCAAGTCCTTTATGATCTGATGGACAAGCACGTACAGGAATTCAACAGCATTCCTTCACAGACAGCGTTAGAGGTTGCTCTTGAAAAACGGAGTCTTAGCGATGTAGTTTACGAAGACACCAAGAAGATGATCCGCAGCATGAAAAATGCACCGGAAGATTTAGATTGGTTGATGAAGGAAACGGAAACGTATTGCAAAGACAAAGCGATGTATCGCGCCCTGTCACGCGCAATCGAGATCCAGGCAAACGCGGAAAAACCTGCTGGCGAACGCAACAACAAAATCCCTGATGTTGGGGCTATCCCTGATATTATGGCTGAGGCGTTGGCGATTAGCTTCGATAGTTCGGTCGGTCATGATTACTTCGAAGACTACGAAAAACGCTGGATGCTTTACCAGTCCAAAGCGATGAAGATCCCTTTCAATATCCCGATCCTGAACGCCATTACAAAAGGCGGTGCGGAACGAGGAACATTGAACATCCTTATGGCTGGTGTTAACGTTGGTAAATCATTAGGGCTGTGTTCTCTTGCCGCTGATTATCTGCAATCAGGTAAAAACGTTCTCTACATCAGCATGGAAATGGCTGAACATGTTTGTTCTAAACGTATTGATGCGAATTTACTTGATGTATCGCTTGATGATATCGACAATGGTAATATCACCTATGCGGACTATAAAAACCGCATGGAACGCCTCAAACAGACTAAGGTCGGGCGTTTAATCGTTAAGCAGTACCCAACAGCAGGGGCAAACGCAAACCACTTCAAAGCGCTGATTAAAGAGCTTAAATTGAAGAAGAACTTTGTTCCTGATGTAATCATTATCGATTACCTGGGGATCTGTGCTTCTACCCGTGTGCGTGGTGCTGAAAACACATACATTCTGGTTAAAGCGATTGCCGAAGAACTTCGCGGTTTAGCTGTCGAAACTAATACAGTAATGTGGACTGGCGCACAGACAACCCGTGCAGCGTGGGATGCTTCTGATATTAGCATGGGTGATGTTGCGGAGTCTGCTGGTTTGCCAGCTACTGCCGACTTTATGTTAGCGGTGATTGAAACGGATGAACTAGCCGATCAGGGCTTGCAGGTGTTTAAGCAAATCAAGTCTCGTTATGGTGACAAGAATCATTTCAACCATTTCAAACTTGAAGTACGTAAGGGAAATCAGCGCTGGATGGATACCGACAACAGCGATATCGGGTTTAAATCTGATTATAAAGGTCGTCAGATGCCGAAAACTGTTGAAGAAGCACAAGGCGCTATGGTAAAACAGGCAGAGGGTAACAGAAGTAAGTTAGCCGAAGCCGCAAAATCTATGAACATTGAATTTTAACGGGGCTACGGCCCCCTAAAGGTAAACTGTGAAAATTTTATCCGTTGTATTTCTGATCCTGTTGGGTTTAAAACTCGCACAAGTTGGCCTTATGGCTACTGCTTCCTGGTGGTGGGTATTCTCTCCGCTGATTCTATTGACTGTGGGTAAAATCGCTGTATGGGTGGTGATTACCGTTGCTGTTGTAGGTGTATTTCCTGCATTCTCTCGATGGGTTGTAAAAAGTACCCGATAATCTAAAAAGTTGTTGACACAGGTAGTCAGTATGATAATATGACTCCCGTAGACAACAAAAGATTAAAAGGAGATACCAAATGAACTTACTGAACAACCCATACGACGAAGTTCTGAACCCAGAACTGAATTTCAGCAGTGGTTATTTCGATGCAGTAGTCAACAGCGTAGTAAACAGAGGTTTACTTGTTGAAATGCTGAAAGGCGCTAAAGCTGACGTTGAAGGTAGTGTTGAATTCCTCTGGAACTTCCTTCCGATCGACCCTGATTTCAAAGTTGGTTGTAATGAGGAACAAGCGAAAAACGTTCTCCGGTATCTTATCAACAAAGCATAAAATAAAAGCCCCTTTCGGGGCTTTTTTGTATTTGTAGGTATTGCAATCGTTCGCGAAAGGTGATACCTTATTCTAAACAAACAAAGGAGGACATCATGAAACTTGCAATCGCTTTTATCTTACTGGTTCTAAACGCACTTATGGGCTTTCCGTTTCCGTGGTTGGTGCTTCTGGCTATCCCGTTTGCCTGGAACCTGTTCAGAATCGGTTTAGCGGGTTGTGTTGGTGTCCTAATGCTTATTATCGGCGCTATCGGTGGCAAAGACGCTTTTATCGGTGTTCTGAAAGCCATGAAAGAGGGCGTTAAAGAAGGTTTAGTGAAATGAGTGATCTATTGCACGATATTTTAGTTGCAGCATATCCAGACGACGAAGAACCGAAGTTTGATAGTCCGTATCGTTCAGAATGGATAGTATCGGTTGATGACAAAGGCTATGTTGATATCATGCGCTGGCCTAATATTCATCCTGGCTATCTGGACGAAGGTATCAATGCGGAAATGCTGGGTATGCCTGAACAGGTTGAAGATCCTGCTGGGGTGTATAAGTGGATTTGCAGCCCGTGGGAAACCCGCGACTGGGAAAGCAATATTGTTGATGACTGGGGCTTTGATGTGGTAGAATCTACCCCTCTGTTCTTATTACCGGAAAAGGTCAATGGCGAAGTTAACGAAAGCGGAAACCAAACAACACAACAAGATAATGGATCTGGTGGAGTCTGACAAGGCGCTAACCTACGACGAAAAATTATTCATTATCGAAAACTTCCATGAAGGTGCATTTACGAATAACTCTGAACTGGGCGCGTTCTTTACCCCCATCGGACTTGCTCGCGATTTCACGATTGATGCGTGTACCAGTGGAAGCGTTGTTGACCTGTGTGCGGGTATCGGTGGGCTATCGTTCGCAATGCTTCATATGATGATGTACGCCAAACCGCGTGAAATCGTCTGTGTTGAGTTAAACCATACATACTATAAGTTGGGTAAGCGTATCGTACCGGAAGCGACCTGGATTAATGCAGACGCATTAACGACTGAGTTTGATACTCTGTTTGATATGGCGATCAGCAATCCACCTTTCGGGAAAATAAAGACATCCGATTTTAAGGGTAAGTATACGGGCGCGGAATTTGAATACAAAGTGATCGAACGTGCTTCACAGATTGCCCGTATGGGTACGTTCATTCTCCCGCAGATGTCCGCGAATTTTCGTTACTCCGGTGAACGATATTTTAGGCAAGATGAATCAACAACGTCATCAAAATGTAAAAAGTTTCTCGATGAAACTGGCCTTGAAATGCAACCTGGTTGCGGCATTGATACCGGATACTATCTGGAGGACTGGAAAGGCGTGAAGCCGTTGTGTGAAATTGTCTGCATGGAATTCCCCGAACCGGAAACCAAACCCGCGCAAAACCTTTTCACTTTCACAATAGAGTAAAGACTATGAGCGATCAATTAGTTAAAAACATGGATTTAACCTACAGTGTGCGAATGATTCGCCTACTGAAAAAACCCTTTACCGAATGGACGGCGTACAAGCTGGGAATCATCGACGGTCAAGGGGAAGTATTGAAGAACCCGAAGACGAAGGAAGAACAGGAAGCATATTCCCCGTTCCATCGCTCTGTAAGGCATATCAAGCGCCGTTTAAATGCGGTTCCCTATATGTCTGGGTTCATGAACCTTACGAGCATGTACGACTCGCTACGCAACCGTTATAACCTGACGGAAGAAGACCACGAAATGATCATGATGAACATGCCAGAAATGCGTCAAATCATGAATGAAGAAATGGTCGCTGGTGATTCAGGCGGTAGTGTTGAAAATATTGCTTCTGGTGTTACCACTGGCGCGATCACGAACAAAGGGCCAAAAGTCCTGGGTTCTACGCGTCCTCATAAACGCAAACGTAAAATTATGAAGAGTGAAGAATGAAACCATTCCCTCCGTTGAATTATAGAATATGGGTGACTGCGAATAATTACACATGGTTCCCGATCCGAATCCGATACATGAGCGATACCGTTGTTGTGTATACGAATGTAAGAAAGGGAACATCTGGTGTTGATATTCCTAGATCACGTTCGTTTAATGATGTATTCTGTGACTGGAAAATCACGTTAGACGGTACTGAAAACGAAGTTTACGAATAGAGGTAATAATGTATCTTGATATAGAGTTTGCAACTCGTATCATGGGATCATTACCACAAAGTGAAATCGTTCGACGGGGTGGATCGTTAAGCATCCATTCCCGTTGTCCGATTTGTGGCGACTCCATGAAAGACAAACACAAAAAACGTTTCTGGATCTATCCGTCGAAGAAAGGCGACCACATGAACTGTGGTTGTTTTAACTGTGGGTATAACCGACCGTTTACCGTGTTCCTTAAAGATTATTACCCTGACGATTACAGGGATTATCTTATGGAATCGTTCAAGGATCGCAAACAAACGAAACAAACCCATGTAGAACCCCCGAAGGAAGAGAAGAAGTATATTCCTGAATTGCAGTTCTGCGAACGACTGGACACTTTACCAGAAAGTCACCCTATCATTAAGTATGTTGCAGGTCGCCACATACCTAAAGACAAATATGATCGCCTCTGGTTTACGCGTCAATGGCAACACCTGGTAAACTCGATCACTCCTGATGCGTACCCATTGCCGAAGGATGAACCGCGTTTAGTGATCCCTATCTTTGACAACAAAGGTAAGATTGAATCGTTCCAGGGACGTGCTCTGCGTGACAATGCAGCAGCAAAATACATGACTATCAAAGCATGTGAGCAGTCAACGAAAATCTATGGACAAGACACCATAGACCCGTTGAAAACGGTTTACTTCCTTGAAGGGCCATTAGATAGCCTGTTTGTTGATAATGCAGGGGCGATCACTGGTGGACAGTTGGCGTTGTCTGAGGTTCCGTATAAAAATATGCGTGTTTGGGTACTTGACAACGAAGCCCGTCACCCTGATACTTGTTCACGCCTTTTAAAATTAATTGAGTCCGGCGAAAAAGTTGTGATGTGGGATAAATGCCCGTGGCCCTCCAAAGACATTAACGAAATGATCAAAGAGGACGGCGCAACCAAAGCCGGAATAATGCAGTATTTGAAAGATAATACTGTTCATGGACTCACCGCCAAACTACGGTTTAAGGCGTGGGACAAATCACCGAAAAAATGAGATTGATATGACTGATAAAACTCCTGTTTTTAATAGCTGTGCGCACCTGGTAAACCCTGCCGATCTGGAATTCGTTGATAACGAGTATAAAAAGGTGCTGGCCCGTAACGGCGATCCCCTGCAATCAATGCTGGATCTACAGAACCATGCACAACAAAGCCTGTCTGACACCCTTAGTTGGGTTCCGCGTCCTGATGGACTGAAAACCTGTGGTGAAATTCTGGATTGGTTGAAACTGCAAGATGATGCGATCGAAGACGAAACCCGCGAACTCTACACCGCTCTGGGTGGTATGTCTCGCGGTGCAAAAGCGGCTTCCGGTGTCTGGAAACCGTGGAAATCAAATCATCAGGCACTGCGTAACCAGGTATTCGCAGAAATGAAAGAAGAAGATAAACTGGAAATCCTGTTTGAACTGATCGACCAGTGGCATTTCTTCATGTGTAAGTTCCTCGCGCTGGGGCTGGATGCGGAAACCATCTACAAGCTGTATGCTCTGAAACAGGCTGAAAACCTGCGTCGTTGGGCTAACAACTACTAATGGACATCACCGCGCTATACGCAATATTAGCAATGTCATACATCGTGTGCGCGGTGATAACGTATCTCTTTGGATGGTGCGTTTTCCATGTAAACGGTGTTGACAACAAACCCCTGTTGGCTGTAGTATCAATATTATGGTTTATAGGTTTATTCTACGTCATATATGAGGGGCGAGAAAAATGATTGCCAAATATTACATCATTGTTACGAAAGACAAAGACGGGTTCACTGTTCCTTACACCGAAAAGGGAAAACCGCCAGAACTGTTTCTGACTCAAGACGCAGCGGCTTCGAAGTTGCGTTTTATTCAGAGTTGCTTTGAACAAAAAATCAACTATGTTCCAGAAGAACCGCGTTTTAGTTTCTTCCGCAAGACCGAACAGTTGCCAGCAACCGAAGAACAGAAGAAAGAAATGCGTTGGTTTATTGAGAACTCGAAAATTCAAGGGGTAATACTCAAAGTATGAACGAATTAACATTTGACGATCTGAGTGATGACCAGAAAGCAGGTCACGATCGTGTAATCAAAAACATTCAAAACAAGGTACATACCACAATCACGGGTGGCCCTGGTGTTGGTAAAACAACGCTGGTGAAGTTTATCTTCGAAACCCTGAAAGCTATGGGTATTAGCGGGTTGTGGTTAACCGCACCGACGCACCAGGCTAAAAACGTGCTTGCACAGGCTACGGGTATGGATGCAACAACGGTTCATTCTGCTTTGAAAATTAGCCCTGTGACGAACGAAGAGATTCGTGTATTCGAACAGCAGCGCGGTAAAAAAGCGGCAGATTTATCCGAATGTCGTGTGTTTGTTGTCGAAGAAGTATCGATGATTGATACAGAACTGTTTCGCATCATTAAGCGAACGATTCCCAGTCATGCGGTTATTCTGGGACTGGGCGACAAAGACCAGATCCGTCCGGTAAACTCTGACGGGAAAACTGAGTTATCACCATTCTTTGATGAAGAAATCTTTGATGTTATTCGTCTGGATAAAATCATGCGTCAAGCCGAAGGGAACCCGATTATTCAGGTTTCGCGCGCTGTACGCGATGGTAAGATGCTTAAACCGATGTCTGTCGGGGATATTGGTGTATTCCAACATGCGAACGCTGTAGACTTCCTGAAACAGTATTTTCGTCGTGTGAAGACTCCTGATGATCTGATCGAAAACCGTATGTTTGCCTACACCAACGACAACGTAGACAAACTGAACGCAACGATCCGAAAACACCTGTATAAAACAACACAACCGTTTATTGTTGACGAAGTGATCGTGATGCAGGAACCGTTAGTTCAGGAAATGCGTCTTAACGGGCAGATATTCACCGAAATCATTTACAACAATAACGAACAAATCAGGGTGCTTGAAATTGTTCCGCGAACTGAGGTCATTAAGGCTGATAAGTGTGACGAGAAAATTTCTATTGACTACTACCTTCTGAAAACGGTATCTTTGGAAGAAGGGACAAACGCACAGATTCAGGTTGTTGTTGATCCGGTGATGAAAGAACGTCTGGGGAACTATCTGGCTTATGTCGCAAGCAACTATAAGCGCATCAAGCAGCAAACAGGTTATAAAGCCCCGTGGCATTCATTCTGGGCCATTAAAAACAAGTTCCAGGACGTTAAGCCTCTTCCGGTTTGCACGTACCACAAAGGCCAGGGAAGCACGTATGACCATTCATACATGTATACCCGCGATGCTTACGCTTTCGCTGACTATGACCTGTGCAAACAGTTAATCTATGTGGGTATTACCCGCGCACGTTTCACCGTTGACTATGTATAAGGGGCTACGGCCCCTATGAGGTTATTATGAAATTGAGTATCAACGTTACCGACATCCAGCAGATTCTGAACGCAGTCGAAAAGATTCGCGAAAAAGACCCTCATGCAAATTCCATGTTTGCAATGTACAGCACTATCGATCCTGCTGATGTGATCCGTAAGCTGAAATACATTGACAGCTACAATAAAAATCTGTATTGCCCTAATGGGCCAAGTTATTCATGGGGTAACGTCGCCCTTACAGTTGAACTTACATATGAAGAATATGGTGTTGTTACTATGATTCTTCGTGTCATGCGTAACTTACGCGAAAACAAAGACCTGTGGTACTTACCATGAAAACAGATATCTCTATGAAATTCCCTCGTCTTCATGCGGATCTGATTGCTGATCTGATTTTAAAGACACCCCGCGAGCAAATCCCGTTACACGTTGATTATGACTATCTGTGTGAATTCGTGGAAGCTGTTGAAAATACAAAGCGACTCGAACAGTCGATATATAACTGTGGTTTGCGTCAATTCGGTATGCAGATGCTGAGTAACGAAGAAATCAGTGAGTTTGATATCACTCCCAGAGTAGCCCTTGCGCTGGCTGGTTTCATGGAAGAATATAAGAGGATTCGTAATGTCACATCTTCCAGTTGATTACGTATGGGACTATGAAACTGTAGGCCCGTCACCAAACGGTAAACTCGTTGAACTGTCTTACGTTCCGTTTATCGACGACCCCCACAACCCGCCAACATTCGCGGAACTGGTTTCGCGGGGGAGAAAATATAAGTTCGATTTGAAAAAGCAACCGGATCGCATTGCTGACAAATCAACGATTGATTGGTGGAAACAGCAAAGCGAAGAAGCCCGTGCTATTCTGAAACCTTCGCCTGATGATATCGACCTGTACGAAGGACATAAACAGTTTTTCGAGGACTTGAAAGCAGACGGTGTAAGCCGTTGGCAATCCCTCGATTATGTTCGTGGACCTGAGTTCGATCGAGGTATCCTGGTTGATGTGGTGCGCACGATGACAGGGAAGGTTGATATCTTTGATGATATGCCGACCGTGTTCTGGAATAGCCGTGATGTGCGTACAGCCATTGAAAACCGACTGTTAACCCGTGGGGCTTCTACCTGTCCTCTGCGTAAAGGCATTCTAAATGGTTTTGTGATGCACAACTCAATTCATGATTGTGCAAAAGATGCGCTGATGCTGATCTATGCCATGCGTTATGCAATGGGGTTGGAAGAACCGCCGACCGAAGAAGAAACCGACGAACTGAGTTTACCGAGAAAAAGATAATAAAAACCCTTGCATTCGTGCAAGGGTTTTGTTATTTTAGGGACTGACACAAAAGAGGACAATTTATGTTTGATTTGAAAGAAGGATTTAAGGTTGTATTCGTATTTGCGATTATTGGTATGATTTCAGTTGTATCGATCGGATTATGGTTGTCTTACGAGGCGATCGTTTGGTTGGGCGAATGGCTTCGCATTCTTGCTACTCGATAGGGGGTTTTATGCGTATAGCGGTATTAGGCGGTACTATGATTAGCCGCACTCTGGTAAGTTGCTTGATTGATTCTATTCGTTGGGTTCGTACACCTTGTGTTGATCTGTGTAGTCGAATTCCATACGATGAACCGACAGTATACAAAATGAAACCATACCAAATTCCACTCATTAACCGTGCGTTACATCGTCAATCAGTAAACAGGGGAAAATAATGAATACTATTATATTAATTGGCCTTATTCTGATTAGTGTTGGTGGTGCATTTGTGATCCACTCCTTATACAGACACGGGGAAGCCCATGATTGGTTTAAGTATAATACGCGCCAGTTTGTGAAACACTTCCGTGGTGAAGGTGTGACGACCCATGTAAACCTTTACGAAGGGTTCGTTGAGTTCTATTTTACCGGACACGGGGAAAGCCATACACTGAAAAAGACAATAGTAGAAGCCAAAGCGATTTACGACCAAACCCGTGATGGCGGCATTCGTAAACGACTATTGAGATAATAGCACTTTTTGCTAAAGAAGCCCCTTGCAACCTCCAGGGGCTTTTGTTATATTACACACATCGAAACGAAACAGACAAAAGGAACGCATCATGGAAAACTTAAAAGCCAAAGTAGTTAAAGTCCTGGTTAAGAACGGGTTCAACGAAGAAAACGCAGTTGTTATGGTTGAAAAGAATTTAGCTGATGCGCTCAAAATCAGACCGGAAGCGAAACCCGCAAAACTTGCTGAGGTGATTGTATGTATAATGTAACAAAAGTCAGTATCAAAGATATCACGGTGGGTGACACCGTGATTTATCAAGGCAATATGAGAACCGTAGGGAAAAACGACATCAAGAGAGATCCTTTGTTTGGTGTTCTCCTTTTCGGTGATAGTCATAACCTGGCAAGAACCCTGATTGAACGCGTTACGTTTCCTAAGTGGTATCAGGGAAAACTGGTTTCGTAGCACTTTTTGCTAAAGACTTCACGGGGTAGCTTTGATATAGTTACCCCATCGAAACAAGGGAGGAAATAGTCGTGATGGTTAACGGTTCTCTTCATCAACAAGCAGTAAAACAGTGGACTCAAATGGTTCAGGACGCAGAACGGGGGATCGCTTATTGTGATGAAGCGCTGGCGAGTAACCTGGAACCGTGGGAACGCAAAGAGTATGAGAAAGTTAAACAAAACCACATTGCAGAACTTCCGGCCCTGAAAGCCCATTTGAATTATTTGCTAGAAAATCAATAAAAATGCTTGCAACGCAGTACGGAAAATAGTATATTACACACATCGAAACGAACTAAGGAGATTTACCATGAATACTTTTGAAACTCTCGCTAACGCCGCAGCACCTTACCTGAACGCGATGTTCGTTGCTCGTAACGCACGTTTCCAAGATTCTCCGTTTGAAACTGTTTTCACTCTGGAGAAAGGTCGTAAGTATCATCGCATCGTGCAGGATACTCGCAACAAAGAAACTGGTGGAATGTTCAACCAGCGTTCAGTTGCCGGATTCCTGGATAATGACGGGAATATCTACAAAGCCGCTGGCTGGAAAGCACCTGCTAAGGGTATTCGTGGTAACATCTTCAACAACCCAGAAAACAGCATCGATTCATCTGGGTATGTCAAATACTTACGCTAAACTAAGGGGCTTCGGCCCCTTTCTGGAAAAGAAAATGAAACTATCAGGAACCGCACGATTTGCAATTTTTGGACTGATAGCCGCTGGAGTGTTTTTCTTCGCATGGCAATCAAGAGATCCGAATAAAGCAGTTTATCAAGCAGCTGAACACGCCGCTGAACAAGATTCAATAGCCCAACATGAAAAGATGTTGCAGGAAAGGCGCGATCACGGATTTGTCGAAACTGTTAATTATACGAACGCTTTCGGTGATGTCACAGAACGCGTTGTGAACGTCTTGGGACGCACGAAGGGAACAACCTTCACCATCACAAGGGAAGGTAGCGGAAAACTCGCCAGCGCCTGTTTTAGCGCGATTACTGACGACGAAAAGCGTAATCTTTTCGCCCCGTACTTTTACACAAAGGTTTATGCTAAATTCGACGGTGGAGAAACAAAAGAGTTTAGCGCCAGCAGGGGAGCAACAGATGATTATCTTTGCATTTCTTCCCCGCAGCGCTTCCTTTTCAATATGGATCGTGCTACCGTTATGCAAGTCCAGTTAATCTTTCTGGATCATTACTCCAAAGTGCCGGAAGTGCATGAATGGAATTTGAAAACATATAATGAGGTTGTAAACAAATGAGCAGACCAAAGAACAGCAAAACGAATGTAGTGTTATGTTACGACGATAAGCCAGGAAAGCCGTGCAGCAACGCCAAATTCATGCACATTGCTGGTTTGCCTGGCATGGTTAAGCGTACATCATATGACAGCCATTATAACGAAGAAACAACGTGTGTTTATCTTGACGATGTTTTAATGGCAGAACGCATCATGCAATGTGTTCATTTCCCTGGTGAACGCCCGACCGTGAACTGTTTTATTTTTGGTTACTATAAAGGCATTGTTAATGAGCAAGTATAAAGTAGGCGACATGTACGCCCCAAAATCAATTTTCTTGGCGGTTGTGCAAACGTGCAAACCGACCGATCCGGTTCGTCGTATCTATGAAGCATTGCGCAAGAATCCGATGGACTTCAACGCGCCGCGTAAAATCAGCATTGTAATGCTGAACTCAGTTTATCTTGAGGGCATCCCGTGTCCGGTTACGTTTGACACGCTGAAAACCCTGTTTAATCCGGTATACATCGCAACACGCGAAGAAGCAGAAGCGACAAGAAACGATGTGGTTGTCCCGGAACTATTCAGAAAAATTCTGGAAGAAGCAAATGCAGGAGGCGAGGTCGCCCCGCGTGAATCAACCTCTGTTGTGCTGGATGACTTCTTTAAGGTTGCGCACCGGGTTAAGAAACGCCACAAAAGCGACGTAGTGCATCACATGGCGGCAGAAGTTGGGGAAGTGTCTGAATGTATCATTCAGCCCCAGCGAGGCGGTAACATCGTAGAGGAAAGCGTTGATGTGATCCTGTGTGCTCTGGATGTCATCAACCTGGAACTGAACGCAACCCACGGAACGCACGAAATCGCGCAAGTAGTGAATAAACTTGTTGCGAAGAAACTACAGAAGTGGTACGATACCTGTAGTTAATCAATTGTGAGGATTATATAATGTTAGTCTACCGTGTTGAATTGAACGTTTCTGTTATTCGTGATCAGAATTGTGGAAAAACGCAATGGACTCGCAATATCGGGCCATACGTAACGCAAGTAATAAACAACAAAACGTTAAAATGGTTAGAACAATTTTATATTAATCCTCGTCCTTGTGTATCCATTGACGACGACCGACATCCGGCCCCTTGGGAAGATCTGCGACTTTCTCGTAGTCTTAATGGTGGCGGTTTCGACGGATTTCATTTCGGATTTGCTTCATTGCCTAAACTGTCAAAATGGTTTAACAAATACGAACGCGAACGCTTACACAATTGTGGTTTCGTTTGTATGGTATATGAAGTTGATCGGTTGTATGCAGGTAAATCACAATGTGTGTTTGATATGCGTAGAGCTAATCTTATTGATATGTTGAGTTTAAAAGAGATCTATTAATGCCGACTTATACCTATAAATGCAAAAAGTGTGAAAAAGAGTTCCCGAAAATGTCCAGCATTGCGACCCGCGATGCACCAAAGGACTGTGAATGCGGGGGCGAAGCACATCGAACAGTTGATAAGCCCCAAATGGTAAAAGGTGGCTTTCCCTATGTCTAAAATAAACGAAACCATACCCGACGATTACGGGTATGCTGATGGGTTTCAACCGCAAGAATATTGCGACAAACTGATTGTTGAATTTGATTCAGAATCGGTGTCGCAAATCACTCGAATTAACCAATACGGTTTTGAGATCGCGTTAACGCGAATGCAAGTTGAAGAACTGATACCCATTCTTCAAAAAATCAAAGATGCTTAAACCCCGAAAGGGGTTTTCTTTTTCATAGAACCCTATATAATGACTGAACTAACAAAGAGGTGAATATGAGTTTAGATTTCTTAATGGACGAAGAAGAACCGCAGAAAGTACCGGAAACGCCAAAAGGCGTGGAAGTCGATGAATCATTCTGCCTAAGTGATCGCGATCACATTCGCAAACGTCCTAACATGTATGTGGGTTCAGTGAACCGAGAAGCACACGAACGCTTCATTCAGGGTAAGTTCCGCAAAGTGGAATACGTCGAAGGTCTGGTGAAAATCATCAACGAAATCCTCGATAACTCTATCGATGAAGCGATCCGTACAGATTTTAAATTCGCGAACAAAATCGAAGTGAAGATTGATCATAATTTGGTGACAATCTCAGATAACGGGCGCGGTATTCCACAAGATGACGTGAGAACGCCGGAAGGGAAAATTGTCCCTAAACCTGTTGCAGCCTGGACTATGGCAAAATCAGGTTCAAACTTCGATGATGAAAACCGCGTAACAATGGGGATGAACGGTGTAGGTTCTTTCCTGACTAACTGTTACAGTTCAATCTTTATCGGTGAGACATCCAACGGTAAGCGCAAAGTCACGATCAACTGTACTGACGGCGCACAGAATATGGATTACCGAACCAGCCCGACGAAAGAACAGGGAACTACTGTTAAGTTTACCCCTGATTTCTCAATTTTCGGTGTGGATGGTATCGACGAAGAAACAAAGGAAGTCATCAAAGATCGCCTTATGGCGCTTGCAGTGGCATTCCCTTCGGTTAAATTTACGTACAACAATGAAGTTCTCCCGAATAAATTCGCGATGTATGGTGCGATGTACGGAGAGAAAACGATTGTTCAGACAAACAACAAAATCAGTTTCATCCTGGCAAGCACAGAAGACGGGTTCAAACAGAAATCATTTGTCAACGGTCTGGACACAAAAAACGGTGGTGTACACGTCGATTGCATGATCGATGGTATCTATACCGAACTGGAACCGATGATCAAGAAGAAACACGCTATCGAGATCCCGAAAGCCCGTGTAAAAGAATGTTTGACTTTGGTCGTGTTTTTGCATAACTTCAATGCACCAGCTTTTGATAGTCAGACGAAAGAAAAACTGACAAACACTGCTGGGGAGTTCAACAACCACGCCGGACTGAACTACAAGAAGATCGCGAAACAGATTATGGATACTTCTGAAATAATCACTCCGATCATCGAGTCCGCTTTGATTCGCAAACAGGCAGCAGAAGCAGCAGCCATTACGAAAGCGAAAAAGAAAGCGAAAAAGGCGAAGGTTGCAAAACATGTTCCAGCATCAGGAATTGATACCGATGGAGTAGAAACCACTTTGTTTCTGACGGAAGGTGATTCCGCTGTGGGGCAGTTTATCGAGTGCAGAAACGAAGAGACACAAGGCGCGTTTCCGCTACGTGGCAAACCGTTGAACACCTGGGGAATGAGCAATTCCGACATTCTCAAAAACAAAGAATTATTCGAGTTAATGGCGATCCTGAATCTCCATCCAGGCGACTCGTCCGAAATGACTTACGACAACATCGGGATCATGGTGGATGCTGACGTTGACGGGGGCGATATTCTCACCCTGTTAATTGCATTCTTTAGCCGTTGGCCTGAGTTGTTCGCGAAGAAAAAGATCCGGTATATTCGCACACCGATTATCATTGCGAAAGTCGGACGTGAAGAAAAATGGTTCTACTCTCTGGACGATTTCACGCCTTTCCGTGATAAAGCGAAAGAGGCACGATACATCAAAGGGCTGGGTTCTTTGCGTAAAGAAGATTACGATCGGGTGTTGGGCGACCAGTTGAAATACGATACAATCGTACTGGGCGACGAATACAAAGACGTTCTGGAACTGTGTTTCGGTGATGATTCCGATCCGCGTAAAGACTGGGTAAACGGAAAACATAGATTTTCAAGGGTTGATTGATGGAACGAAGTATTAAAGACGTTGTGCAGGTTGAAGGGCTTACGTTTGCCCTTTACACAATTTATTCTCGTGCGATCCCGCACCTGGTAGACGGGTTCAAACCCGTTCACCGTTTCTTCATACATTCCGCTGCAAAAGGCGGTACAGGCTTCCAGAAAGTAGCCTCTATCGCTGGCGGTGTTGCTATGTATGGTTATCACCACGGGGAAACATCCGTTGAAGAAGCGTTGTCTCTCATGGCGGCGCACTGGTGCAACAACATCCCGCTTTTCGAACGTGATGGGTTCTTTGGTTCCCGTCTGGTTAAGAAGCCAGGCGCACCGCGTTACATCAAATGTAAGCTGTCTCCGCTGTTCAAGGCTATCTACATGGACGAAGATTTAACTCTTCCGCATGAAGACCCTGAACACGTACCGCCTGCCTATTATCTGCCTATCATTCCGATGGTATTGGTTAACGGGTTCAGCGGGATCGCGAAAGCATACGCTACCAACATTCCACCACATGATCCGGTATCGGTTCTGAATGGATGCGTTAGTTACCTGAACGGGAAAGATTTCACGCTGGATCTGAAATACCCGCATTTCAAAGGTGACATTGAAAACGGTACGATGTACGGCAAGTACGAACTCCAGGGTAAAACCAAACTGGTGATCACAGAGATTCCGGTCAAGTATGATCGCGTGAAATATATTTCTATTCTGGATAAGCTGGAAGAGAAAGGGTATATCGTAAGCTATAAGGATCTATCGAAAGAAGATTTCCGCTACGAAATCACCCTGAAACGTGAGTACGCAAACGGGCTTACCCGTGAGAAGATCCTGAAAGATTTCGGATTGATTGAGAACTCAAACCCGAACATCAACGTTATCTTTAACGGGAAACTGCATTCATACGAGCGGCCTGAAACGTTGCTGAAAGACTTCGTTGATATCCGTATTGGTGTTTACCAACAGCGTATTGATAAACGCATCCAGGAGACTAAGGAAGCGTTAGATAAAGCGCTGGCGAAGGTTGACTTCATCGACCAGATGATCGCACAGCCTGACGCATTGAAGGGGCTTAGTCGCAGCGAAGCGGTTAAACTTGTCTCTACGTGGGCGGGTTGCGAGAACCACGCCGAAATCCTGGTTGCGATGAACATCTACCATTTAACCACGGATGAACGTCAAAAGCTGGAAGACGAAGCGAATGAACTGCGTAAGCAACTGAAATACTGGGAAGAAACGACCCCGAAAACTGAATATCTCAATGATTTGAAAGAACTTTCGAAGAAATTGAAATAAATTTACAAAAAGCCTCTTGCATCGCGGGAGGCTTTTTGTTATAGTGTCCTCACTGATTGGGGAGGATATAAAATGTTCAAAACTCGTAGCGATATGGAAATAACCATTTGGGCCAAAAGCATCATGGCGAAGCATGGCTTATCTCATTGGTCTTTCAAAATCAACGGACGTTTCAAGCGTACTCTGGGTTGTTGCAGTTACTCCAAAAGAGAGATCCAGTTACGCCGGAAACATGTTGAAGAAGATACCTACGATTGTATTTTGGATACTCTTATGCACGAAATCGCACATGCCCTTGTTGGTTATGGTGCTGGACACGGACCTGTATGGCAAAGAAAGGCTATTGAATTGGGTGCTAAACCAACATCGTCTAAGGTTCGTGTTCGTGAAAAAGAAATCATCGAAAAGAAAGATGACCATGTTTATGCTATGTTCCTGAAAACATCAAACGGTGAAGTTTATCAATCAACCATGCCGGAAAAGATGTATAATGAAATCCAATCAGGAAAACGCAACATTTCCACGATGTATATGGTAGGCCATAAAGCATCAACAAAAGGGCGTTTAGTTGCCCGTAAACTGACTTCACAGGAATTTGCGAAGGTGTTACAATGAGACCATGCAGCGCACCAAACACATCAAAATACGTAGCTATCGTTATTCTTTCAACTATCGCTATGTGTTTTGTGACTGCTATCGTTTTTGGTATCCTTGAAATGAAAAAGGACGAAAAACGCAAACAAGAAATTTACGATTATATGGATCGTATGTGTACACCGCTTGAATACGGTATCGACAAGAAACCGACAAAATATTCATGCGAAAACATTATTTTCAACAAGTGAGATATAAACAATGAAGTTACGCGAAAGCCAAGCAAGCACAGTCCATCGTGTAGGTATCGAGTCTGGAAGCCGTAGAGCTTTTGGAATGAGAGCAGGTAAGAAAGCGTTCAAAATCCTTTCATCCACAATCTACAAATACAAGATCCGCGCAATCATTCGTGAGATTTCTTGTAACGCGATTGATGGTCATATCGTAGCGGGTAACATGGATCGCTTTGACGTTCAGTTACCGACCGTTCTCGATCCTCGTTTCATCGTTCGTGATTACGGTACTGGCCTGAGTGATTACATGGTGAACGAAGTATTCACCGTTTATTTCGAATCAACCAAAACCGACACCGACGACCTGATCGGGGCGCTGGGGCTGGGTAGCAAATCCCCGTTCTGCTACACCTCAACATTCACAGTAGAATCAATTCAGGACGGCATGAAGCGCGGTTATACTGCTTACCTCAATGAAGACGGCGAACCGTACATTGACCCGCTGTATGCTGTAGAAACTGATGAACCTAACGGCGTTCAGGTAACAGTTCCGGTTAACGTCGAAGATATCCCAGAATGGGAACGTGAAGCCGCTCGTGTTTACGAAGCGTTTACAACTATTCGTCCTCGCTTTATTGGTGTTCAACTGGATATCAACTGGCAACCGACAGAAGCAAATAATCGCGGGATCATCCGTTATAAGTCAAAACATTATTCTGGCCTGTTCGCTCGTATGGGTAATATCTGCTATCCGATCGATTTGGATATGTTCAGGGATTCACTGTTCTATTGTTATCAGAACAGCGATTATGCTTACATTCTGGATTTCCCCCTGGGTACTCTGGACTTCATGCCGTCCCGTGAAGAACTAAGTCTGGATAAAATCACCAAGCAAGCTATTCTGGATCGCCTGAAAGGTATTAACGAATGTTACTATTCTGAACTGACGGAAGACTTTGCGAAACTGAAAACGACGCGTGAAAAGGTGATCTGGTATCAGAATCTTCCTACTATGCTGCAATCATTCGTTACCCGCGATAAGAAATTCAGAGTTGGTAATATTACGCTTTCGGATCTGGTGATGCACTTCAACAGTAAAGACCTGATTACGAATATGCAAATCTGGGGATACTGGGCGAACACGTATGACGGGAAAGATTGCAGCTTTGAGCGTACAGGTTCCGGTTGTCGTTGGGTAACGTTTAAATCAGAAACCATGCGCCGCCAGGATATTACGCGTATGTTGCACCCGTGGAAGCAAAGAAACCTGTATCTGTTACAGAACGATAACAACGCGAAGTCTGTACGTGCGTATGCTATCGGGTACTGTATGCTTCACAAAACTGACCGTATGAACTTTGTTGAATACGATCCGAACAGAAACCAGGATAATTTACAGAACTTCATCAAAAACGGTTACTATGATGAATCTGAAATCGTTTATCTGAAAACCAGTGAAATGACGGAAGAACTGGAAGTTTATACTGAGGATCGCCGTCGCTGGAGAGCAACACGCGAAACAATCGATAAAGATTCTGAACCGCGTCCGAAAACGCCGACAGCATACCGTTACACGGTCGGGATCAATGGCGATTTGAACAAAGAAGATTTGTTCCTCACGAAAGCGGAGTTTGTAAACCTCGAATCTGCATACGCATTGCGTCTGTATGGTGTTGATGATTACAGTTCGTTGAGTGAGTCGAATAACTTCTCGATGTCAAGCATCATGAATAACCTGGCTACTGTGATGGAAATCTCTGGTGTTCGTGTGGTGTATACACTCCGTAATTCGTTATGGAATAAGATCCCAGACAGCAGAATGATTTGTCTTGATACGTTCCTTGCTGAATTGTTCTGCAAGACTGCAAAAGAAATGAAACCTAACTGGTATCCGGCTTTTGTTTCGAAAAAGTATCGTGGTTCCGTTAAAGAACTATACGAAAATTTGGGTATTAGCCTTGATCGCATGGTTAAAAACCGTTATGATTCGCGTCGTTATAACATTCTGAACACGCTTGATGGTAAAGTGTTGATGCAGACTACAGAAGACGGTGAAACGACAGAAGCAAAGAACCCGTCTATTCGTGTGGCACAGGCCCGACATGAAGAAATGGAACATGCAATGATTGAACGCGTTGACGAACAATATGAGATTTTCGCTAAACGCAATCCGTTAATTGCTCGAATCCTGAGAAACAGTGATGGCTATCAAATCCGGTATATTCTGGAAGATAAAGCGATGACTGATGATATGGTAAAATTAATACGGTGGAAATAATGAGAACTGTTAAGATCCTTGATGATGTACAAAAGAAAGCAGTCTATGAGGGCTTTCTAACCAGCGCAAACAAAACCGCACTGGCTAAACAATTTGGTGTAAGCGTCCGAACAATCGGGCGCGTTATTACCGAACAACACGCGAAATATGCACACGAAGAACAGAAACCGCTACCGAAAACGGATACGGGTTCTAAGATGATTGGTTCTGAATCATTCATTACTCTGGTGCGAAACGGTGAGATTATCACCGCTGATTCAAACCATCCGAACTTTGAAAAGGCGCATGTTCTTCTGACTAAAGGTGATATTGAAGGTGTAGCCGCGCTGTTGAATACCAAACAGGCGTTGAAGGTGTTCAGCAAAGGCAATATCAAGATCATCGGTCACAAAGTCATGTATAAAGATGTCGTGTTTGACAGCGGGATCACGCAGCGTATTGTTCGTGAAATGTACAACGAACGCCCATACGAACATCTGGTCAACTTCTTCGAAAAGTTGATGCAAAACCCGTCCCGTGATGCTGTGTATCAGCTTTATGGCTTCCTGGTGCATAACGATATCGAATTAGCTGATGACGGTGATTTCTACGCATGGAAACGCGTTAGCGAAGACTATAAGGATATGGCAACAGGCAAGTTCGATAACAGCCCTGGCGCTATCGTCAAAATGCCTCGCAACCAGGTAGACGAAGACAAACACAAAACCTGTTCATGCGGTCTGCATGTTGCCGCAAAATCGTATCTCCCTCACTATGGTGGTGGACGTGGGCGAGTGATTCAGGTTAAGGTAAATCCTCGCGATGTGGTAGCTATTCCCGTAGATTACGACAACGCCAAAATGCGTGTATGCCGTTATCAGGTGATGACTGATGTAACCGCAGGGTTCAGTCATTACTAA